TTAAAAAGATTTTAGAGTAATACATCGCATGAATTTCTTATCAAGTACATTAAAACGAATGAATTGCTGGAAATTAGAGGAGTACCAATATTACGTACTCCTCTTTCTTTGTGATTTTGTGCTATGATTATCAATCTAAATAAACTAAAATAATGTCGTCATCATCCTCATCATAGCTTTTAATTACTGTACCTTTGAAATTCATCATTTTGTATTCTCCTTATCTTCTCTAAAGTTTAGATAGTATTAAACTCATAATACTCTGAAGATAGAAAATATATAAAATGATGCTAGTGACTTTTCTTGTTCAGAAGCACTCTGAACCCATACTATCAATAAGATAATATACAATTCATACATTCAGAACTTACAAAATGACATTCAGAACCATTAAGAATAGAAAAATACTTAATCAATTACATATTATTAACATGACTACTTGTATGTATTATATTAAGGGAGGTGGTACGTACAAGTATTAAAAGTTTCGAAAAGCAGGAGGCAGGACAAAATGAATAAAGATCAAGAACCATTGACACTCGCAGAAGAGATAGCTAAGAAAAGAGAAAATCCGTTATATTTAAATAATCCATTGGATAAACATAAAGGGACATCTGATGAGTTATACAATCCAGCAGTTTATCATGCTGACGATCCTACTTATAAAAGACCATTACCACCAGATTGGGAATATGTAGATTTATGGATTCCTAATGCAGAAGATATATTAGTTACGTCTTGTAAGGGATTTTTGTACGTTCCGTTGACGAAGATTTTTAATCTTTGTGTAGATGACGGACAAGCAGAAAATGCATTAAATAGTTTTATATTAACTTCAAAAAGATGCTATAATGGTAAAGAGATGGTATATCATTTACCGCAATATATCAATTATTTTGAGAAATTTTATGATCGAGATCATGAACTTTTATCTGGAATGCTTAGGATAAAATTGGTTATAGATAGATTCATCGATTATAATAAAGAAATGTTTATAAACGATTTATTCAAGTACATAATTACTCCATCAATAATGAATAAAGCTCAATTAATGAATGAAGATAATTATCTACTTGATTTGGATTCTAAGAAATATAAGAATGTAAAAAATCCATCCTTAACTTATAAGGATAGGCATAGTAAGTTATTGATGTGGTATTCATTATTACAAAATATGATTATTCCATTAATTACGCATTATATCTTCGTACACAAAATTGTTTCAGATGCAAATAATTTTCTGTTAGAGATATTTGATAAGATTATTCATCTAGATAAGCATATTGATATATATAATAAATTATATGAGACATGCTTATCTAACGTTAATCAGAGTTTCCACAGAGAAAAAGTATTATGGGATATGCAGCCTATTAGAGGTAAATCCCCTACAACTCAAACATTGGTAAGCGTACAAAATATTTTATTAAATATTGCACCAAAGTATACTTATGATAAAAATAATATCTTATTCAATTATGTATCAATCAAACAATCAAACGGATTCCAAGTAATTGATATTGGATATGAATACGATTATGTATCATTATCAAGTGCTAAGAGAGATGCAGAGAATAACTCAGCATTTGATAAATTTGAAGCTTATATGATTAAATCAGACGACCAATTATATCTACTCAATAAAACAGCAGCCGAAGAAAGCATGAGAAAAATAGATTTAATGTTTGGTCCATTTGATGATAACGAGATTGATTATTATATTACAAGATTATCCGATGTTGAAGGAAATATAATTAATCAATTCCAAAAAAAGTTGGTATTCAATTTATTTGATAAATATTTTGGAGATCCAATTACAATTGCAAATATTAATAAGAGAGATTATGTAAAACTTATCATTGCTGCAAAAAGAATGTTGCAAGCAAATGGATTAATAGCAATGCCATTTATTATTAGTAGCAAGATCGAAAAGATTGTAGAAAGAAAAAGTATCAATAAGAAAGAACTAGAAAAGCTTAAATCTAGTAAGATTTATGCGTTAGCTAAATCAAATTATATGGAAAACGATACCAAAATTGACAATGAAATCCTGTCAATTATTGCCACTGTATTATCATCAGATTTTAGAATCATTTCATATGATGAACCTAATGTAGATGGTATTCTATTAGATAAATCTGTATTATCAGATTATATTGGTGAAGAGATATTAACTTACATTTGTATTATTAATTGCAATTAAAATATATCCCGTATATCTATATAGATATACGGGATTTTTATTTATCTTCTATTTTTATTTTTTCTATTTCTACTATTCTGTTGATGATTTGCAGCAGTTTCTTCTTCGACTGCTTCAGTCTCTCCTTCTGTTACTTCTACTGGAACCTCTGCAGATGCTGTTGTAATAACTCCATCTGATCCTTCTACAGGTATTCCTGTATCTACAAGAGTACCATTTTCATCTTCTGTCATAAGATGCGGAAGACATACACCATTAGGAGCTGAATATACATGAGGAATACTGGATACAGGTTCTTCTGTAACATTAAGTATTTCTCTTTCTTCTTTAGAATCAGCTACATACATGATTGGCTTTGTAAGACCTCTAGCTTTTTTAGTATCAGCTTTTAAAAGAAGCTTTTTGAACTCTGCTTCTGTAGGAATAATATATTCTTTTCCATCTATTACTGCAAATACATTACAGTCTCTTTTAATTCTTGAATAGATACGAAGAGGAATTTCTACTCCTAATTCATCTCTTACTATTGTTTTACCTACAAATAATCCTCTGATAGGTCTTTTTACGTTTCTTAAATTACAAGTTAATCTGTCCATGTTTAAACACTCTTCTCCTTATATTTATTTTTCTTCTACTAAGTCGATGCATTCACCATCTTCGTCATCATCGTCAATGTATTCTGCATCTCCACAGTCACTAGCAACATCTAATCCATCATCTTCGTCTGTCATAAGATCAAACTGAGAATCAAAATCTTCGTTACCTACATAGAGATCATCTTCTACTTCATCAGAAGATTCGTTCATAAAAGATAAATTAAAATCACTAGATTCTTCTAATGATTTAGGCTGATTTTTTCTGCCAAATGATAAATTAAAATCATTTGAAGATTCATCAAACATGTTAAATTCTGTATCTCCAGAATCTTCTGGTACTGATCCGAAAGATAAACCTAATGAAGATTCTTTCTGTACTGTATCGATACATTCACCATCTTCATCATCGTCTACTTCTTCTGCAGCAATTGCTTTATCAAATGTATTATCTACATCTATTGAGAAACTCTGTCCGAACATCTCTTCAAATTCTTTAGTTGTCATTTCAAAATACCTCCTTGGATATTATTCGTTATCATTATCGTACAATATAGATTTATCACCATCCGGTTCATCTTCTATATCACCGATAATGTCTGTTGCTACGCATTCTTCATCATTAAAGAGATTATGCTCCATCTCTTCGCATATAGAATATGCTAGTAATTTATTAAGGTTGCTCATATCAATATCTCCTTAATCCTTAAATTAACTATATGTTCAGGCTTTGATTGTATACTGGTCTTGATCCTTTATACACTTTTTGGATAGATCAAAGTTCATACATTTACATTCTTCTTTATTTTTTGCTTTATCATCTATATATTTTTCTATACAGAATATTATAATTGGAATACCATAGAATAATTCTATACAAGCGTCCCATCCTATACAGTCAAAAGCTTCTATATCTTCTTTAGTAATTTCTTCATTATTAAAATATTTAATTACTATATTAAATATAGTATATTTACATTCAGTGTATTTAATATTATTTTCAATATTATAAATTAAGTCATCTCTAAATGATGGGATAGTACACTTCTGAGCTTCGTAACAATCGTAGCAGACATAATAATATTCTTCCTGTCTAGTTACAAAGATAGACCTACTATCATCTATATGAATAGGAAAACCTCTATAAGTATATTTTCTTATATGCTCTAAATCTTTTAATTCTAAGCATCTAAAGAAAGTATTATTATATACTATAGGAAATTTAGATGGTGGCCTCATTTGATGGCATACGTGAATATAATCTGAAGCATATTTTAATATATTATTTTTCTTTATAAATTCTATCATAAAGAAATCATATAAAGGATTATCATTTATATATTTATAAATGAAAGTTTGTACTCTAGATGAATAGAATAATGCTTGAAAATAATCTTTTAATTTAATAGAAAGATTATCTAATTCATTTATAGCATTATAAGCATCGTCTTGCATTATCATACTATATTCAGTATCAAGATTATCTAGAATAAACATATAGTTATTTACTATACGAGTTCTTATTTCTTGATACCTAGATTCTTGAGTAGTTTCAAGTTTATAGTTTATTCTATAAAAGTTTTTATTATTTTTTAAAGTATCTCTATTTACTGCAGTTACTTTAAATAAACAATAATCTTGCTTAATATTATATAATCTAAATACATCACCAGGATATGGTATAATAGTATCTGGTAATACATAGAATTCTCCTTCTATTATATCTCCTGATACACCAAACTCTTCTCTATTTAGATTAGTTTCTATTCTATTACCAGGACCAAATAATACAAAATTCTTTATTAAATCATATCTTATTGGAGAATTTTGTCCTTTAAAAGCATACTCTTGCTGAGAACCTTCATCAAGAGTAGTAAGATTTTTATTTATATGAAGATAATCACAGGTCCATGGATGCTTATCTATATTATTATAATACGGGTTATCTAAGAAAGAAACCATAGCATCTGTGATATTATTTACAGTGTCTACATATTGAGTATTTTGAAATCTACCCATATCTGTACCTCCTTTCGAATTATTTAATTGTTTCGGAACGCTATATAATACAAAAGCTAGGATATTAAGTATGTTAAACTTATAAATAATATAAAATTTTTATATTAATAAAAAATAAAAGGAGCTTTGCTAATATGGGATTTTCTAATAGAAAAGGAATTGCTATGGCAGGCGGCTTTAAATTACAAGCGGAAGTCCCACTTGACGTTAGAAATAGAGTAGATACTATAGCGGAAAGAGACGAGCTTGTTACTATTAACGCTGCTTGGGAAGGTATGCATGTTTATGTAACCAATACCAAAAAGACATATGAATATAAAGGAAACAAAACATGGGAAGAAGTCATTACTGGAAGTAAATATATACATCCTAAATATACTAAAAGAAGCAATGGTCTATATAAAATAACAGTAGACGACACAGGACATGTAAGCGATGTATCATCTGTTACTAAATCTGACATTACTGCATTAGGAATACCAGGAGCTAATACTGATACTACGTATACTTTAGTAACCGCAACAGATCCTGGTTTAATGAGTTCCGCTGATAAGGTTAAATTGGACGGTATAGCTAAAAATGCTAATAATTTTACCTATACACATCCATCATATACACCTAAAACTTCTGGGTTATATAAAATAGTAGTAGATGATACTGGACATGTAAGCGATACGGCTGCTGTAACTAAATCGGATATTACAGCATTAGGAATACCTGGAAGTAATACTGATACTACGTATGACAATTTTAAAGGAGCCACATCAGAAAATAATGGTACAAACGGATTAGTACCTGCTCCGTATTCAGGAAATCAAGCTCAGTTTTTAAGGGGAGATGCTACTTGGGCAACTCCACCTGATACAACATACGGAATTGCTACTACATCTAAAGACGGTTTAATGAGTACTGCTGATAAAACTAAATTAGATAGTATAGCTACTAATGCAAATAAATATACTCATCCTACTTATACTGCTAAGTCATCTGGTTTATATAAAATAACAGTAGATGGTACAGGTCATGTAAGTGCTACTACTGCAGTTACTAAATCAGATATTACAGGTCTTGGAATACCAGGACAAGATACAGTCGTAACTTATGGCGAAGTAACAACAACCGCCAATGGTCTTATGACAGCTGCTGATAAAACCAAATTAGATGGTATAGCAGTTGGAGCAACTAAATATGTACATCCTACATATCCAGAAAAAGGATTAGGATTATACAAAGTACAAGTTGATGTAAATGGTCACATTAAATCTGCTGTAGCTATAGGAAAAGATGACATTACAGCATTGGGAATACCAGGACAAGATACTAATACTACTTATACAGTAGGTACTGAATCATATTCTGGTACAACTAAATTATATACAAAAATAGGATCTGCAATAGACGGTACATTAACACAAAAAGCTATAGACGATAATTATACAGGAAAATCTACTAAAGTTAACACCACATTATCAGCTTCTGGATGGAGCGGAACTGCTTCTCCTTATACTAATACTATAACTATATCTGGGGTTACTGCAACTAATAATGTTGAAGTACTAATTCCAAGTACAATTACAGCAGCTCAAGCTGAGTCTTGGATGGCTGCTGGTATATTGTGTGGATCGCAAGATACAGATAGTATTACATTAAAAGCATATGGAGATAAACCATCTATAGATATACCTATAGAATGTATCATAAGAAAAGACATTTAAAGTTAGCCATCTTACTCGTTTGGGTAAGATGGTTTTTATTTAACATGGACTTTTATGCACATCTAAGTAATATTAAATAAATATGGAGGTTCCGAAATGGTTAACTATACGAAAAATAGATGGAATAACTATGATGATTCAAAGACCTTCTCAGAAAACTTAGAAAATGATGCTATTCTCACTTTAGAGAAAGCAAATCATATGGAGCAAGGTATCTATGATGCGAATAGGCGTATCGAAATTGGTACTATAAAAGTCGCAGAAAATACAGAGAATCCTAGCATTACTGTTACTTATAATCAAGACAGTATTACTATGGATTTTATATTACCAAGAACTAATCTGTCTAGTGCAGATATGAAAACTATACTGAATAATAGTAAAGAAGAATTTGTAAAGCTTTTCAGTAAAATATATGTAGGAGAGGACAACGAAGCTTCTCCTAATGATAATGACGTAATGTTTTTACTGAGTAAAGATGGCAATAGTATAGAAAAAATTCGTACTTTTAAACACAATGGAGATGGTTCTGTTACAAAAACAGATCTGAGATTACAAGTAGATATTTCTAATATTATTACAGATGCTAGTCATCAATTTATTACTCAGAGTCAATTAGATAAATTGAATGGCATTGATGATAACGCTAATCATTATATTCATCCTACAGGAGATGGAAATATGCACATACCTGCTACTGGAACTACCAGTAAAGGTAAGTTTTTAAGTGCCGGTTCTATGCCTGGGGAAGTGGATTGGAGACATTTAGAAAAAGAAGATATTACAAATGCTTTAGGGTATATACCAGCTAATAAGAGTGATGTAACCACAAGTGTTGTTGATAGTACAAAATCAGGTCTTATGAGTCCTGAAATGTTTGAGAAGCTTAATGGCATTGAGGAAGGAGCAAATAATTATACCCATCCAAATACTCATTCTGCTGATATGATATTAGAGACTGATGAAAGGCAGTTTATAAGTAAAGCTGATAAAGGATTATTAAGATATACAAATGATCAGCCTACTCTAACTGCACATGGAGGAATTCCTGCTGGTACAACTTTTGATAATAAAGCATTAGCAGAAATTCTTGGAGATATTTTGTATCCTTATGTACCTCCTGTAGTAAGTTGTACAGTTACAGCTCCTGCTAATGGTGGTACCTATGAATATGGAGTAAATCCGACAATTACTAGTGTAAGAGTTGGAGTTACAAAGAAATCTAAAGATATTACTAAAATTGAAATATTTAATACTGAAGATATTAGTGGACCACTTGCAACTCAGACTGATGGAATCAAAGATGGTGGTACATTCAATTATACTATATCTAAAGTATTAGACAAATTAACCAGCAATCTTAGAATTAGAGCTAGAATTACTGACGCTAGCGGTAAAACAGTTACAGCTGATTCAGGAGCATTCTATGTAATATATCCTATGTGGTATGGAGCTATTGATAAAGATGCTACTGTAGATCAGGCTGCTGTAAAAAGTACTACTAAATTAGTACAGACGAAAGCGAATAGATCTTTGACATTTAATTCTGATAATCAAAGATTAATGATAGCATATCCTGCGTCTTATGGTCAAATATCAAGTATTATGGATCCGAATGGTTTCAATATTACAGATACATTTACTAGATATATGGTTTCTATGAGATTTGGAGATGACGATATACAATACTTCGTATATGTAAATGAAGCTTCAACCGTAAATAATTTTACAGTGAGCGTCAAATATTAAATAAAGGAGAATTGTAGATATGGGATTTTCTAGTAAAACCGGTATCTCTCTCGCAAGCGGATTCAAGTATCAAGCCAAGAGTCCGCTTGATTTAAGAAGAGTTGTAGATACTGTAGCTGAAAGAAATGAGCTTGTTACTATTAATGCTGCCTGGGAAGGTATGCATGTATATGTAAAAACTGATAAGAAAACTTATGAATATAGAGGGGGAACTACATGGACTCCAGTATTAGCTGGTTCAATGTATACTCACCCTACTTATACAGCTAAATCATCCGGTTTATATAAAATAACTGTAGATGGTACAGGTCATGTAAGTGCTACTACTGCAGTTACTAAATCAGATATTACCGCATTAGGTATACCTGGTTCTGATACTAAATATGGGGTATTTAAAGCAGCTACTGCTGATGCTGCTGGTGGTACAGGTTTAGTACCAGCACCTGCTAAAGGAGCGCAAGGGCTATTTTTAAGAGGAGATAATGTTTGGGCTAAACCGACAGACACTACTTATAATGACGCTACAACTTCAGCGCATGGTCTTATGACAGCCGCAGATAAAACTAAATTAGATGGGATTGCTGCTGGTGCAAATAAATATACTCATCCTGGATATACTGCTAAAGCTAGTGGTTTATATAAAGTAACAGTAGACGCTTCTGGTCATGTATCAGCTGCTACTGCTGTAACTAAAGCTGACATTACGGCTCTTGGTATTCCTGCACAGGATACTAATACTACTTATAACACAGGTACAGCTTCTGTCTCAGGTCTAACAAAGTTGTATACAGAAACGGGAAGTGCTACAGATGGTACTATAACTCAGAAAGCTATCACTGACGCTTTAAACAGTAAGTCCAGCACCACTCATACTCATAATTATGCTGGATCTTCTAGTGCTGGTGGAGCTGCTAATAGCGCTGCTAAACTATCAACTGCTAGAACAGTATCCGGTGGTACTGATATTACTATGAGTTATTCTTATGATGGTTCTGCGAACTCCAACGCATCCATTGGATATTACAATGGCTCTGCGTATAATGGAAATACTAATAATTATCCATTTCATAGATTTGCTAAACTTGATCCAATTACAAGTTCTTATACGGATAAAACTATGACTGTATTGCTTACACAAGATTTCAATGGTGGGGCATTTGGTATAGCTCGTATATCTCTTAGAACTAATAATGTATCTAATAAAGATATCTCTTCGGCTGAAGTGAAATGGCTTGTAAGATCTGGATTTAATGCCGATGCAATTCAGGTTGCTATATATAATGTAGCTGGAGCTACATACGCTGATGCATTTCTTAAGTTATCACGTACCTATGCTGGCACGGTGATTAGAGCTATTGCTAATGGCGCTAGGGGTAATATATCTAGAACTTGGACTTTGGTAAATTCTAAAGAGGTAGATAATACTACATCTTCTGATCCAAAGACTTCTACAGAATGCTATGCAGATATTGCAACTGCTGGTACTAAGCTGCACAATCAATCATATTCTGCAACAGTTTCAGGATCTGATTCTGGTACAACATTTTATGCTAATAGTGCTGGAAGTGCTTCTAAAGCAACTCAAGACAGTGCTGGACAACAAATCGACAAAACTTATATCAAAAATTTAAGTATATCTGGTAAAACTATTACTTATACAAAAGGTGATGGTACTACCGGAACTATTATAACTCAAGATACTAATACTACATATAATGACGTAACTACATCTGCACATGGCCTTATGACTGCAGCAGATAAAGTTAAGTTAAATGGTATAGCTACTAATGCTAATAATTATACTCATCCTACATCTTCTGGCAATAAGCATATTCCATCTGGTGGCTCATCAGGAAAAGTTCTTAGATGGAGTGCTGATGGTACAGCTGTATGGGGTGATGTTCCATCCGATGCTATATCAATTACAAGAGTAGAATATAATAAGTTATTAGCTAATAACACTTACGACCCTAATAAATATTATTATGTAACAGATGATTTCGATTCTGCTACAATTATAAATGATTCTGCATCAAGTACAAGTACTGCATATTCTAGTAGTAAAACTAATGCTTTATTGGGCACAAAAGTCAATAAATCTTCTAAAGTTTCTGCTACTATGAATGCAAGTTCTTGGTCTGGGTCTAGTGCACCATACACTATCACATTAAGTATTAACGGTGTAACTACATCTAATAATGTAGAAATATTAATACCAGGTTCTGCCACAAATGCTCAAGTAGAAGCTTGGATGGCTGCTGGTATCGTAAATGGTACACAAGCTGCAAATAGTGTTACACTTAAAGCATACGGAGATAAACCAAGTATTAATATACCTATAGAAGCAATTATAAGAAATGATTAAAACAAAATACCTGGAATATATCATTATTATATTCCAGGTGTAATTTAAAGGAGGTAAAATAACATGGGACTTTATCAAGGAGCTGAAATGATAGCAGGAGCAGGTACTACTCCTAGTATATCAATAGATGACAATACAAAACATTGGATTATTAATGGAACAGACACAGGCATAGTAGCAGAAGGAAAAACTCCTACACTTGGACTTAATGCAAGTGGATATATAACTGTAAATGGTACTGCAACGACAATAAAAGCTGTATCTGATTATAATAATTTATCAAATAGACCTATTGTAAATGGAAAAGTTTCATCTTATCAAAGTAATACAAATTCTAGTCAAATTAGAAATATTACTGTCTCTACATCGGCTCCATCATCTTCAGATGGGGTAAATGGAGATATATGGGTGGTGTATGAATAATGGCTATTAAAAAAGGTGATAAACTAAATTTTGCATATACAGGTAAAGTTCAAACGGTAACTTTGCCGAAGGGTACTTATAAATTAGAAGTATGGGGTGCTCAAGGCGGATATAGATCTTCATCATCATACGGTGGAATGGGTGGATATTCTGTTGGTACTCTAACTTTAAAATCTAAAACTACTGTATATGTATACGCTGGTGGTTCAGGTAATACTGGTAAAACCAGTGGCGGGTTCAATGGTGGTGGATCCAGAGAAACATATAATGGTGGAGGTGGTGGCTCTGATATTCGCTTAAGAAAAGATTCATTATATGCCAGAGTAATTGTAGCTGGTGGTGGTGGATCCGATGGAGCATCATCTAGACAAGGTGGATATGGTGGTGGTGACACTGGACAAGCACCAAGTGATGGATATGGTACTGCCGGAGGTGGTGGTACACAAAAGGCTGGTGGTTCAGGTGGTTCCGGAAATCCAGGATCATTTGGAGCTGGCGGCAAAGGAACTTATTACTCTTCTGGCTACGCGGGAGCCGGAGGCGGCGGATGGTACGGTGGTGGTGGATCATACCCAGACAGTTCAGGTGACGATGACAAAGGTGGAGCTGGCGGTTCTGGATATATCTACACAAGTAGTACCAAAGGAAATTATCCTTCTGGATGTCTTTTAACAGCAGATGATTATTTAGCTAGTGCATCTATGAAAAATGGCGGAACTTCATTTACAAGCCCTACAGGAAGCTCGGAAACAGGTCATGCTGGGAATGGATATTGCCGTATAACAGTTATAGATTGCCAAGTGTGTCCAGACCTAAAGATAAAGGTTGGCGGATCTATTAAAACTGCTTCAGCCATGTATATAAAAGTAAATGGTTCATGGAAACAAATTACTTCTGCTTATACAAAAGTAAATGATTCATGGAAGTCGCTATAAACAAAAAAGAATCCCGTATAGCATTATGCTATACGGGATATATTTATTTTAATCTGTAACTACGAAATGCTTCTCAAGCTTTAGCAGCTGCAAGACGTTTTGTACAATACAGAATAGCACCAGCAGGAGCTGTAGCAGGAGCTTCGTCAGCAAATAATACATCTGCTTTAGCATTCCATGCAGTCTTTTCTGTATCTGTAGCAAATCTATGAGTAGCATCTTCAACGATCATTGTTGCAGCATGAGTTGCTGGATGAGTATACTTATTAGCACCAGCTTCGATACCTGCTAATTTAGTTCTCTCAGCAGCTGTCATTACTTTAAGAGTCTCAGTCTCAGTAATCATATCGATAGAATGAGTTGCTGGATGAGTATACTTATTAGCACCAGCTTCAATGCCCTTAAGTTTTGTTCTCTCATCATCTGTTAAGAATCTATGAGTAGCATCTTCTGTGATCATTGTTGCAGGGTGGCTAGCTGGATGAGTATATTTATTAGCACCCTCTTCGATGCCTTTAAGTTTAGTTCTTTCAGCAGCTGTCATTACTTTAAGAGTCTCAGTCTCAGTAATCATAGATGCTGGATGATTTTCCGGATGAACGTAATTATTAGCATTATCTTCGATACCTGCTAATTTAGTTTTTTCCTCATCTGTGTAATCATTTGCAGATAATCCTTTACCCTCAACTTTATCTACTTTCTTATCGAGAGCAGCTTTCTGAGCTGTGGATACAGGTTTGTTCATATCAGATGTATTATCTACATTTTCAAGTCCTACTGTAGTTTTATCTGGAGCTAACCATTTAGCAGTACCATCAGCAGCATATCCAAGGATATTTCCTGTAGCACCACCAGCTGGAATATGTTTATTACCAGCAGTTGTAGGATGGACATATGCAACACCAGTTACTGTTGCAGACCAACCATCTGCTCCATGGTATTCATAAGTTTTCTTATCAGCTTTTACATAAACCTGCATACCTTCCCAGGCAGCATGTAATGTAACAAGTTCGTCTCTTTCTTCAATAGTATCTACCTGCTGTCTGGTATCAAGTGGAGATTCCGCCTGAAGTTTAAAACCACCAGCTAAAGCAATACCTTTTTTATCAGCAAAAGCCATGTTATTTTCCTCACTTTCAAAATTTATTGTTATAAATCTTCATAAATAGGATTAATTAGAATCTGAAATCCATATTAAATCCAGATACTGTAGATGCACTATTTACATATACATTATAAGCTACAGAAGTTCCATCAGCACAGGAAACGTTTACTGTAGACTTAGTAAATGTACCAGTTACATCGAAGTTATTTGCATCAAAGATCTTTGTAAGGTTACCATAAGATGCAGGATAAGCAAATACCATTTTCTGGTTAGCTGCTGTATAAGCCCATTTCTTATTACCCTTAGTTTCAACTTTCTTAGTCAGAGCTTTAACTGCAGCTGCATCAACAGTAGCACCAGCAGCAACAACACCCTGATAGAATGGATATACAAGACTAAATGTACCTGTATTGGCAGAAGTTACTTTATTATCAGAATCGGTTACTTTTACAGTAAATCTAGTTCCGTTAGCAGCTGCAGCTTTAAGTTCTTTAGAGAACGCAAGGCTAAATGAACCACCATTAGCAACACCCTCTGTCTTAGTAGCAAGAGCAGTAGCACTGTCAGAACCAAATACTTCTACCTTAGTGATGCTTCTAGCTTTCTTTGTAACGTTAGCAGTTACAGAAGTAACAGTTGTACCAACACCAATTTCGAATGTACCACCATTAGAAGGAGCTGCAGAAGCAGATACTACTGGTGCTACATACGGATATAAGATTTTATCAAGTACTTTAGAGATAGGTACATTATCAAATGTATCACCTACAGCAACACCACCATGAGCAGATACGATAGGTGTAGCATTTGTATAAGTAATATTACCTGTAAGCTGTTCTTTTTGGGCTTTGGTAATAAACTGGTGAGTATCATCCTGAGTGATCATAGATGCAGGGTGAGTAGCAGGATGAGTATATTTATTAGCACCAGCTTCAATACCATCTAATTTAGTTTTATCTTCTTTAGACATAAATCCATCTGCAGAAGCAGTAGCATTATCATGTCTATGATCTTTATCGGCTTTCTTTGTAATTGCTTCATTAAGAGCATCAGAAACTTCTTTATGAGATTCAATCCATGTAGCAATCTCAGAAAGTGTATCGAGAGTTTCAGGTGTAGCTCCACCGATAAGTGCAGCAATCTTCTCGTCTACATATGTTTTAATATTTTTATCACCGGTTGCATCCATAAATACATAGTCAGCAACTGTAGCGGCGAGCCACTCTTGCCATACTGGAGCTTTTTCAGTACCGGCGTTTCTATAAGCAAATCTATTTTCCATTGCCATGATTATCTATTTCCTTTCTTAAATAAAATTTTTAAATCTTACTATAATGTTTAAGAAAAGAAACACAGGCATCTAATAATAGATACCTGTGGATAGATATAATAATTATACATTAAAGCAGAGACAAAATCCTGTATTAGATACATTTTGTTCTCGGTAAGTAAATTCTCCTTCATCGTCTATACAACAATATGATTTAAACACATATTCATTCGACATATAATATGCTGGAGTTGAATATCCAGAACAAGTTCTAGTCCAATAATAATATGTCGCATCATTTAAATATTTCACCCTTGATAAATTGCTATTAAATATAGGAAATGCTGTACATTTATCTTCTCCAGATATTCCACCAGGGCATGTTGAATTAGTTCCTCCCATTTCTGTAATTGAAGGTAAAAATAACGTGTCTATAGTAGCTTTCGCTTCCTTGCAAGGGCCATTGTTTGTATAAGTGAACACTGGAATTATATATTTTGTCAGATCGGAGGGAAAACATTTTTCTATACCAGGAATTTTGGTTGTTCTAAATTCGCATATATTCCAAGCAACAGATTCGTCATAATTACCAACATTACCTTTCATTATATCGGACATTAGTAAGTTTTTCATTCCAAATACGATACCGGCTTTCCCACTTCCATCGATTTTGTCAAAATGATTAAAATCCCATATCTGTAATACGCAATTTGCATTGTAAGAATCTATAGGTATACTTATTTCGTCCCCAATTTTCCAATAGCTTGACGCTACACCTAGATTTGATATAGCTGATATAGTTTCCCAACTATTATTTTTTAATGTAGTATCTATAGTTGTATTGTATATCTTAAAAATCATATTGTTACTGTCATTATATACTTTATTTGTAGACATAGTAAAGAATCTATAATAATACGTAGTATTATTAGGTATTGATTCATTAAAAGCATTGTCTTTATATTTATTTCTACTTGTGTTAGTTACAACTATAGTACCATCTTTTATTGATTGAGGATAATGATCATTATTTCTAACCAATATAGTAGATTCCCATGTAGATAAAGTAGTATGATCATAAACAGAATCATTGGGATCTGACCATCTAATATACACTTTATTAGAAAATGCTACCTTGCTTATAATATTTACATCTCCTGGAGGAAATCCTTTGGATGATCCAGAAGATCCTCCACTTCCGTTATTTCCTTTTATTAAAATACTCATTATATACTCCTGTTCCGGGGACAAAAGTTATATAATTTTATAGTAATACGTCCATATACGTTAAAAAGACCTCTATATAACAAGTTTATAAATAAACTTGTTATATAGAGGGTAATTACTGATTTTGTTTGTACTCCCCACATTGGAAAGGAAGTATATTACTCTATGAGCGTTTTAATAAAAAGAATAGACAGTTCAAGCGGAGGAGGATCATCCAAAGGATATCCTCCGGGAAATGTAACTAATGTAACTATCAAAGGCGGAAATAAAAAAGTAACCATTAAATGGACAGATCCTGATGATGTAGTAATTGGAGATAAAACATTGTCTACTTGGCAATCTACTACATTAGTACGTAAAAAAGGATCGATCCCTACAAGTATTAAAGATGGAGTTGTGATATTAGAAACTACAGAGAAAAACAAATATAAAAATACTGAATATAGTGATAATAATTTAGATATAGGTACTTATTATTATAGATTTTTTGTTTGTAATACTGATAAAATATATAATAATGATAGTAGCATGATATATAGCGCTGCTGTAGTAGAAGCCAATCCTATATTAAAAAATAATACTTGGGAAGTGATAAATAAAATATCAGAATTAGGTATAGCTTCTTCTATATGGAATATAGGAGATGAAATAGACATTACTTTATCAGAAGTAAATAAAATTGATTATATAAATGATTATGATACTAATTGGAACAATGAATATATAAATACATATATATCTGCCCAAACTGTTACTTTACAAATATGGGATTTTAATCATTTTGATAAAAGCGATGGATCTGGCAAAGCTGGCATAGTATTCGGAATGAAAAATTTAATGAAAGATACCAATTATAGATATAACCACGTATCTACCACGCAAAAATGCTGGACTAATTGTACATTTAAGGATTACGTAATTCCTAGAATAATAGAATCATTGCCAGAAGATGTGAAATCGGTAATTAAAACAGTTAATACGTATGCTAATATTGCAAGCCAAAGCGAATCTGATGGTAAATTATCAACTGATACAGTGTTTCTACCAGGATATACAGAATTGGGATTAACCACTAATAGTACTATAGTTAATTCTCATAAGAAACAAAGCCAATTTCCTATATTTTCTAATGATGAATCTAGAAAGAAAAAATCTAGTAATGGAGAAGGATCATATAATCAATATTTGACAAGAAGTACATCTCCATTTTGGTCTGGTAATTTTGGTGAATGTATGATGGTGACAGATGCTGGAGCAGGTAAAAGTTATTATGTTCATGTAGAAGAAGGTGTTTGCTTCTGTTTCTGTGTATAATTTCTCATAATATATCTTTTTATAAAGTCCTCACATAAAGGAGGATATATTATGAGTATTATATTAAAAGGGAATAATATTAGTTCTAATAATAATGGTATAGGACCAGGGGAAGTTACTAATATAAAAGCTTCTCAAAATGCTTCTTCTATTATATTATCATGGGCTAATCCATCTAATGTAGTTATAGACGGAACTACATTATCTATATTTGATCATGTAATAATAGTGAGAAATGAAAGCCGTTATCCGACGAGTATTAAAGATGGGAACACTATATATAGTGGAAATGGAACCACATGTTCAGATAGTGATGTAATTAAAAACAAAAAATATTATTATAGATTTTTTGTATACGATACTAATAAATTATGCAATAATAATATGAGTATGATTATTGAAAATACATTTTATGGCATAGACCCTATATTAAAGAATAATACATGGGAACAAATAAATGCTGCTTCTGAAGCTGGTATAGCTTCTTCTTTATGGAAAGTTGGAGATGAAATAGATATTACCTTATCAGGAACTTTTAATGAAACGGTGACCCTTCAGATATGGGATTTCAAACACTTTGACAAATCTGATGGATCTGGTAAAGCAGGTATAGTATTTGGAATGAAAAACTTAATGAAAGATGTACAATACATGAATAGTTCTCATACTAACTCTGGCGGTTGGAATAATACAGCTATGAAGAAAACTGTTATGGCTAATATTTATAATAGTATACCTTCTGATTTACAGTCTTATATTAAAGAAGTAAACACATATGCCAATCAAGGTTTGGGCAGTTCATCTTCTAGTACAGGGTTATTATCTAAAGATAAAGTATTTTTACCTGGTATGACAGAAATGTTTGGTAAAAATTATAAACCAGATCAATCTGAAACTGAGAAAAACCAGAAAAAATTTCCTATATTCACAAATGATAATTCTAGAATAAAGAAATTATCTAATGGTAGTGGAGATGCTTATCAATGGTGGCTTCGTTCGGCTATTTACGGAAACAACTCCGACTGTTTCTGTGATGTCACTATATACGGTACCCACGATTACACCGGCGCCAGCTATGGCTATGGTGTGTGCTTTTGTTTCAATGTATAATATAAAAACCCAAGATACTATATATATAGTATCTTGGGTAATTTTTGCTTTTATTGTATATTATAATTGTGATTTACACATATAAATATATTTAAGAAAGGAGAACGATTTATGAAAAATCAGTTCAATATTGTTCCAAAAAATTCATCAGACCATGAAAAGAGCGATCTTATTCAAACGCAATTTTATATTAAAGCTGGTGTAGCGTTTATGATACTAGACAGTGATTATGGAGATAAAATTTCATTAAGAATACGTACAGAATGTACTAAAACGAAACCTGTTAATTTTTGCAGATTACAGATTATTGACAATTTCATTTTAAACCAGGCAAGACATCTTGTATGTATAGATAGTTCAATACCAATGAAACCGGTAAATGTTATATATCGTTCTAATAAGTGTACTAAACCATCTGTATATTATGCTTCTTTGAAAACATTATATATGGCATTTGGAGTTAGTAATGCTATACATATAACTTGTAGTGGTCCATGCTTAGTTATGGATAACGATCAAAAGTATTACATAACCTTTGATAATGATAGATATGTAATTTTAGTTGATGAGAACTATAAAAATCCTAGCAAATTACCAGGAATCTCATTTGCAAAATTACCATTAGAAAAAGAACAAATAAAGAATGTTTCAACTTTTAATAGTACAGAAGATGCGAGAATATTTTTAAGTAAATTAATAGATAAATATCTCTTTGATGAAGAGTTACCAGAAAGCAATGCAGATGTCTGTATTACATTAAGAGCTTTTAGACATAATTGCATTCCAATATCTGTTGATTTATTTAATATAAGAAAACTTATGTCAACTTCAGATGAAGAGGAGGAAAATAAATCATGACAACTTTCAAATTATTTAAACCAGCCAATCTGACAGAAAGAGAAACCTTACCAACGAAATCATTTGTTAAACTTGTGGGAGAATACGTACTTGTAATAATAGATAAAGATTATGGAGATAAAATAAAAATTCATGGCGAAAAATCTGATGTTATACTATCTAAAATTGATATAAAATCCAATATCATTTTAAATAATATGAGACAAGTGACCATATCGTGTGATACTCTTATATCAAGTATTTATACTGAAATTAGAATATTATTCCATACCAAAAATGATTATTTTTCAAAAGCCGCAGTTTACGTAATAGATAAGCTTGCATTGTCCGACGCTATTGGATATGATAATTTAACTTACTTAGACGTTGGAACAATAAAATTGATCGAAATTTTTTGTAATTACGTAATACTAAGGATAAAACGCCAAATTTTATAATTGTAAATAAATTGTTTCATAAAAAACCATTAGTCAAAGCACAAATACATTATGGTATACCTGACGACTTTATTATCATAACCTATAGAGACTACGGAGAGAATATAATCATTTCGAAAAATGATAAGAAGATATCTTTAACTAGAATGGATACATCATCATGCAAAATTATATACAAAGCTAAAAAGTTATCCGTTTTGTATACTTCCGATAATATATTATGGGACGGTGTGAAGTGTGTCAAAAGATTTTATGTACCAGTAGAGTATTCTGAACCAACTGCATATATTACATCTTTAGAAGAATTTGTTTCAGTTATAGGAAAGAATTATTTCTGTCAGTTAGGAAATGATTTACTTGGCTTTTCTGAAAATTAATATACTAAAAAAGATAAGGAGAAATGATATAATGTATAATTGTAAAGATAGAATGATATTTAGACATGAGCCTATTTGTTTTAATGGAAAACCGATAATTAATAATTGTAAATGGAACTTTAAACTTATTGCAGACAATTTAATGCAGAATACAGAAAGTCTAATTACATTGGAATATAACGAAGAGACAGAAAAAGATTTTGTTCCTTTATTCTCTTTAAATTTATATACCAAAGTTCCATATAACTAACATAATATAGCTGGTATTCCCAGAGAAGAAATATTCATAGAAGGAAAAGATGTACAGATTGAATCTCCAACACTTATGACATTTGTTTACATTCCATCAAAATACTTATATGATGAAAAGCTACATTTATTCAAAAATATCTTAAGTGCTTATGAAGCAAGTGAATATCATTCTAAAAAGGCAGATGAATATATGAATAACTATAATAAATTAAAAGATAAGTATTCAGAATTAACAGGAATGACATATGAAGAGATAGACGAAAAAGTAAAAAGCACAAATTGCAAAAATAATAAGGATGCAGAAGATAATGAGAATTAGTATAGATATTATACATCAGGAGTACTTATGTCATCATTAATAGTAGTATCGATATTATCAGTTATAATCATATCATCAATAATTATGGTAATAATAATATTTACAATAATCAAAGAATGCTTCAAATTATCTATGATTTTAATTATATTATTTTCTATTATAATAACGGTGCTATGCATGTTTGTTTTTATAGTTGAAATAATAATTAAATATAGTATAATGTCACGAATAATCATGCATTTATTATGACCATATAAAAAGATATAGATGGATATACCATATGGTATATCCATCTTCTTCTATATAAAATTTAAAAAAATCTTTTTTATTTTTTATAAAATTACCTGAAGAACTATGTAATAAATTACATAGTTCTTCAGCCCCTTTATCTTTATGTAAATAAATATTTTAATTAATTAGTAAATTTTTCCAATTTTTTGGAAAAATATTTGGTAATTAATTGGAAAATTTTGGTAAATAGGTTTGAGATATGTAATTAATAAAAATAAAGGAGGTTTTATATAGTGAGTGTTATTATAAGAGGTGGAGCATCTGCCACGATCTCTGGATCTTCTTCCAAGGGATTTCCCCCGGGCGATGTAACCTCTATCTCATCAACCGTAAATAACGGTAGAGTATTAATCAAATGGTCCGATCCAAAAGATACAGTAGTTGACGGGACTACTATATCTGCTTGGAAAGGAACTTTATTAATACGTAATGCTGATCACTATCCTGAATCTATTAAGGATGGCGATGTAGTACTAGACAACACTACAAGGGATAAATATAAGAATACTTGGTATACGGATTCGGGCTTAACGAATAACCATAAGTATTATTATAGATTCTTCCCATATAATACTGCCAAAGTATACAACGATTCTAGCAACTTGATTTTTGCTGCCATACCATTGTCCTTTGCCCCCACATTGAAAGATAACACATGGGAACAAATAAAAGCTGCTAGTGAAGGTGATGCTATTCCATCTACATGGAAAGTTGGAGATGAAATTAATATCACCTTATCAGGAACTTTTAATGAGACTGTTACTTTACAGATTTGGGATTTCAAACACTTTGACAAATCTGACGGATCTGGTAAAGCTGGTATAGTATTCGGAATGAAACATTTGATGAAAAATTATCAACAAATGAATAGTTCTGATACTAACTCTGGTGGTTGGAACGATACGGCTATGAAGAAAACTGTTATGGCTAATATTCTTAAAAGTATGCCTTCCAATTTACAGTCTTACATTAAAGAAGTAAACACATATGCTAGTATGGGAGGCGGTAGTTCATCATCCAATGCTGGTAGACCTTCTAAAGATAAAGTATTCTTACCTGGTGATACAGAAGTTTATGACGGATGGTCTTCTCAAGCTGTCACTGAATCTAATCAGAAAAAGTTTCCTATATTTACAGATAATAATTCTAGAATAAAGAAAATGAATAATGGTAGTGGAGATGCTGATTGGTGGTGGACTCGTTCGCCTAGTTACGTCAACGACTACTATTTCTGTTATGTCAACCGCGATGGCGGCGCCAACAGCTACACCAGTGCCAGCAACGGCTATGCCGTGTGCTTCTGCTTCTGCATCTAACATCAGATTTGCGAGCTTGTCGAGCAAATCCATCAGTTGGTGGAACTCGTTAGGGTTCCACCAACCCTTTTATTTTTTGTAAAGTTTTATAAGGATAACCTTTAGATAAAGTATATAAAAAGAAAGGAGTGATTTGATATGAGTGTACCAGCAGGTGAAAGGAATCTGTCTAGTGCACAATTCGTATACGATGCTTTTAAACTATATAAACTAGCACTTCGTATATGTCTATCAATGCCTAAGAGATATACTTATATGATAGCTCAACCCTTGTTGGAGAAAGCTAGATATTTGAGTAGTTTATGTGTACAAGGAAATGCTATATTTCCTATTAAATATAAAGAAGATTTTGTAATGAGAAGACAACTTCTCTTGCAAGCTAAAGGAATTGCTTGTTCGATCTCGACAGATATATCTGCATTGCTTTATATTAAACATGAGGTATCTAATGGAGAAAACTCTCCATTGGTTTCTGTTCGAGATTCTGATTTAAACACATGGCTAAGTTTGTTAAATAAAGAAATTAATGTTTTAGATAAGATTATTCGTAGTGATCAAAAGAGATTTGAAGAAACAAAATCCATTTGCAACACCCAAGTACAAAATAATGATAAAGTTATTAAATTTGTAGCTTAATAATATATTTTATATAAAGGGGAATAATCTGTAAACCTTTTCGTTCGCCTAATTACAACAACAACAACAATTTCTGTAATGTCAACAACGATGGCAACGCCAACAACAACAACAATGCCAGCAACAACAATGGCGTGTGCTTCTGATTCTGTAAGAGTTGTTATGAGCGACACAGTAACACTATCTATAGTGCGAAATCTTTAGATTAACAAAATTTCCTTGCAGAAGGAGATTATTTACCCATTTTAATATTCGTTTAGAGTATTAAATAAATAGATGTGTTTAGGAGGTTAATAATAACTAGAACTTCTAAATTAGCTGATGGGAGCTACCGAACGCTTCTTGCATGGTACTTTATGTATTTCATGGTAGATCTCTCTGTTCACAGCACCTAATTTTCTAGTTAAAAATAAATTATGAACAGCAAAGAAAGACATGAAGCTAGGTATCAGAGAAGAAAAGCTAAGAGACTAGCAAAAAGAGTAGAGCGTGCTAAAGCACATGCTAATCTTAATGATATATTCTCTACATCTAGACTTTATGAATCATATAAATTTTGTAAACAGGGAACTGATTGGAAATCGCCCGTACAACTATACGGTGTATTCGTATCTACTAATCTTCCAGATTTAGTTGTAGAATGCTATACCGGATCATTTACTCCAAGAGGATTCCATTGTTTTGATATTAAGGAGAGAGGTAAATTAAGACACATAAAGAGTATTACTATCGAAGAACGTGTAGTACAAAAATCTTTTGTGAAAAATTGCATAACTCCGGTATTAAGACCTTACTTAATTTATGATAATGGAGCTACTTTAAAAGGTAGAGGTCCACATCATCAAATTAAACGCGTAGTTAAGCATTTACAAGATCATTATAAGAAATATGGTCTTAAAGGATGGATTTATACGTTTGATTTTCATGATTATTTTGGAAGTATTCCATTACATGCTCTAGTAGAAGCTGAAAGAAGTAAGCTTGTATTTGATCATGTAATGAAGTATGTAGAAACTTTTATTTATGCATTTGGTGAAATTGGTTTAGGATTGGGAAGCGAAATATCACAAATAAGTGCTGTATATTATCCAAATCCAATAGATCATTATGTAAAAGATCAAATGAGAGTGCATGGATATGATAGATATATGGATGATGGTATTATTATACATCATTCTAAAAAATATTTAATGAAAGTAATACAAGGTGTAAAACAAATTGCCACTAAACTTGGATTATCTTTCAGCGAAAAGAAATGTAGATTGATGAAAATATCTAAACAATTTACATTCTTAAAAACTCGATTTAGACTTACCGAAACTGGTAAAGTTGTTAAAAGAGTTGTGAATAAAACTATTACAAGAGAAAGAAGAAGACTTAAAAAGTTTAGACATTTATTTGACTTAGGTAGAATGACATTTGAGCAAATTCTAAATGCATATAAGTCTTGGAAAGGTTCTATAAAGCGTAGAGGTATGTGTTATACTTCTATTACTAGCCTTGATAAACTATTTAACGAATTATTTATTGATCCATTTATAAATGGATATGATTATTATAACACTAACACACCATACTATAATTTCACACATATACTGTCCCCACACAGTATATGTTTTTATTCACCCTAAAACTTTATATTAAAAATATTATGGATAAAAGGAGAAAATAATATGGAAAATGTATTTCACAAAGAATTTGCTAAAAACACATGGTATAGTATAAGAGAGGCTTGTGAATTAGGAATAGCTTATAAATTATGGCCTGGAGAAAATAAGAAAAAATTTAAAGATCAATGTACAGGGGAGGTATATCTTCTTATTATGGAAATAGACGAAAATAATAATTTATCTGTACGTATAGACGGAACAGATCCTGTAGTTAATATAAGAACACCGCTTCAATCTGGTCCTTTAGGTTTAACCAATTCCAATAGATGATCTTTTGCCCATGTATGATCCTAACATACATGGGAACCTTTGTTTTATTTTTATAATTGTCAAAACTTTACATTAATAGAAAAATAAGGAGGAAATTAATATGTCAAAGAACACATTAATATTATTAGTAGGTCCTTCCTGTTCAGGGAAGGACAGTATTTTAAACCAAATTGTACACGCAATCCCATCAATTAAAAAACTTAAACGGTGTATAACCAGAGAACCTAGAGAAGGTGAAACTGGCGATCAAGATATTGAATTTAATACTCTTGATCAATACAATGCAATATCATCAGATAAAAAGATGGATTCAAGATCATACGAAATGTATAATAGCAAAGGCAAACCGATAACAGTATTCTATTCTAATATTGTACCACAAGAGTTATTAGGTGTAGAAAAACGTTGTGAAAATACATATATCGGAATTACTACATTAGACGGTTTATTACAAATTGATGGTAATAAATTAATTACAGAGTACTTTAATATAGTTGGAATAAATGTGGTAGTAAGCGAAGATATAAGGATAAAACGATACATAAATAGAGTTTCTAAAGATAAAAATTCTATATCTTATAACACCGTAAAAGAAATATTAAGAAGAATGGATAAAGATAGAGAAGATTTTTCAGAAGAAAGATTCTCTACAATTTGTAAACAATTAAAGAATATTGCTGTATGGTCAGTAGACGGAAGTAGAAATCTTTCGGTAGTAACAACAGACGTGAAGCATCTTATGATGAATAAAATGAATAAGAATGAGACATTAAAAGCTATCGAATCCATCTTATTAAAATTCAAAGATGATACAGCAGAATTAATTCGTGATAGAAACAGTATAGATGCATCAACATGTGCAAAGATTTCATCGTATCCAGCAAATTTACTTAAAGAAATTATTAAGGAGGCTTATTAAAATGAAGAAAGATATTATTTTAGGAGTTGCAACATTATTAACACTTGTAGGCGTAGGATTTATCATTACAGAGTTATTACCAGATAACAAAGAGCAGGAAGAAAAAGGAGAATACCATGATGAAGAAGCTTCTGAGCAATAATTCTGTATTAGGATTATTATGCATTTTATTTGTTCCATTATCAATACCAGTATTTGGATTGCTTATTCCATATCTATATAAATATACTATACCATATATGATGAATTACGCGGACAAATGCTTAAACGGTGTTCTATATGTCATATGTATATATTCAATGAAAATAGCGATAGGCGTATCGTTTGTTGTATGGATGGCAATATTTGTCATTGTATTGATTGGTGTTGTTGTTGGAATTATAGAGAGCATTTTTGGATAATTCTAGAGGAAGAGTTTCGGCTCTTCCTCTATTTTTATTATATTTTGAACTTTAATATAATACTTATAATCGAAAAGGAGATTTTTCAAAATGGATAATTCTATTAAACGATATACAAAACAATATCCGATTGGTCCTGCTACGAATATCGACATAGACGTTACTGCAAATTCTGTTTCTTTAAAATGGACTGATCCAGTTGATCCGATACTTGATAAAATTTATTTCTCTAAATGGGAATTTACAAGAATTATTAGAAAGAAAGATGAACCTCCTAAAGATACTTGGGATGGTGAGATCATTACAGAGATACATGATCGTAATGAATACAAAGATAAATACTTTGTAGATGGCTCTGTAGAACCTAATACTACATATTATTACGCTATTATTCCGTGTTCAGATTTAGGAAAACATTCATGGGATAAAGTGGATATTATTAAGATACAGACTATAGATGTAGATCCTGTATTTAAAAATAATACTTGGGAAGCTATTATCACCACTATAGAAAATGGATGTGCCGAAAAGAAATGGTTAGTGGGGGATACTAAGAATATTACTCTTGGTGGAACCATAAATAAAACATTATCTCTTGTGGTAACCAATATTAAGAAAAATAAACTTAATAGATTTGAATGTGATAAAGACTTCTACAGATGCGAACTTACATTACAATCTATGGATCTTATTAATGATAACGTAGTTAATATACAAAATACATTACCAGAAGACCTAGTAGAAGTTATGCCTGATGATATGAAATGTGTATTAAACCAATATAACGATGCTTTAAAATCTGATATTTATACAGATGATAAATCAAGAATTAAAACCTTGGACGGGGAAGCTACTGCATATAATGCTGGAAATACATATGTATCAGAAACAGGAAAAATTACAGTACATGCAGGAATAATTACATCTGTACAGGGGTTATGCATTAAATTAAGATAAAAGGAGAGCCATAGTTATGAATTATCATAATATTACAAAGGATGACATGAAAAACGGAGATGGATTAAGAGTTGTATTATGGGTAGCCGGATGCTCTCATCATTGTCCTAACTGTCAAAATCCTGTAACATGGGATCCTGATGATGGTATTTTATTTGATGAAAATGCCAGAAAAGAATTATTAGATATCGTATCTCAAGATTATATTTCCGGTATTACTTTCTCTGGTGGTGATCCGTTATTTGAAAGTAATAGAGAAGAAGTGTATGAACTTATAGAATATATTAAATCTGTTTATCCTAATAAAACTGTATGGTTATACACAGGATATACTTTTAATGATCTTAAGAAGTTTGTACCTATCGGAATTTTAAATAAAATAGATCTAATTATAGATGGTCCATATATAGAAAAGTTTAGAGATACATCTTTAAAATGGAGAGGATCATCTAATCAAAGAGTTATTAATGTAAGAAAAACTATTGATACTGGAAATATTGTTTTGCATTGTGATTAAAATTAACCCCATATACTATATAGTATATGGGGTTCTTAATCGTTTTGAATAAGTTCAGAATCTCAGTTATATATTATTATAGTGATAATGGTGATTATATAAATCATTGTTATCTAGCAGTTCTACATATTCTTTATAAAGTGGTCATATAAAGAATAGAATTTCAATTTACAGTCAAAAGAAGAAACAATAGAAAGGGACCTCTCTATCCTTTCTATTGCAATGTGTCCAAACGAGTAACAAAGCCTTTTGCTCTGAGAGGTCTCCCTATATCAGAGTGTGTGAAAAGTGTGTTTAAATGTGTGTGGACTACCAAGGATTGCAGACTTGGTAGTAAAGTAATGTATTCATAAGTACGTGACTTACGTATCTCTAGCGACCACCTAGAGATACGTATTTTAAACATTACTTGATTTTATTTTTTGTGAAATAATATTAAATACAACATATTCGTAATAATACAAAATTTATAATGTGGGGACAAAAATAAAGGATGTATTATAAGACCTCTATATAACTTGCTATTTATCAGAGTAGTGGGTTATATAGAGTTATAAAAATAAAATTAAATACTTTGGCATAAAAATATCTCTATACACTATATAGTGTATAGAGATAAATTTACGCACTACATATAAGAAAATAATACATTAAATGGTGAAAGTAGAATATAGTTTCAAAACATTTATTATTTACTTTTGTAGCAATGAATGCAATTGTAAACGTACGTTTATATAGAAACGTAACAAATCTGATACAAAAAAACGAAATGCATAAAGCTAAACATTTATTATTAAGAAGTTATATCCCATATACTTATATAAGTATATGGGATATAGTGGACGTTCAGGGACTCGAACCCAGGACCGACCGGTTATGACTATTCATGTTTTATGTATTCATTTATAATATTTTCTTTTAACGCTTGTAAAAGTTTTGGATCGTTAGGATGAAATTGCAGTAATGCGCCAAATCGGGAAGAACAATTTCTGCTACATGCAGCAAAATGACCGCCTTTGACCAAAAATGTTTTTACTCTAGGTTTTTCAAATATAACACCGCAGTATGGACATTTTAAAACGACCATTTTTGTACCTCTTCGTTTTGCTTCTTTAATATTATTTTCTCTCAAAGATAGTATTTGTAAATTATTTATATCATCATTGGTTTTATCGTCATCTTTGTGATCTACATGTTCATCTTCATTAAGAATACGCCCTTCTTTCACAGACATTAAATATCTTGCATAACTTATTGTTTTTCTTTTTAGCCCTGAAGATCCATCTATAGGTATCAAATTAGCGTATCGTCTTCCTTCATTTTTATGGAAGACCACATATAGATAATAATCATTATAGGGGCACTCTGCAATTACTCTTTTCATAATTTTTCCATTTCCTTTCCAAAAAAGATATAGCATAGCTTTTTAAAGCTATGCTATTATTTAAATGGACATTCAGGGATTCGAACCCCGGATCTTTCGGTTATGAGCCGAATGCTGTACCCCTTAGCTAAATGTCCAAAAAGAAATAAATTAATAGACTTAAACGTCCTCAATTACTTATATGTATAGTGTATTTTATTTTTAAATTTTGCCTAGCCCAAACAATTAAATAATTAATAACGTTATTAAGAAAGGATGTATAAAAATGTTTAAAGTTATTATTCCGGTTAATAAAACAACCAAAAAAGTTGAATACTTCGAAACACCTAGATATATATTCAAACAGACAAATGGAGTTATCATCACTACAGATGATGCTTCCAAAGCAGACGGTATTTTATCTGCTGATGGTTCTGTAATTTATTCTTTCGCTAATAAAGCATTAGGAGAAGATACAAACTATACTAATGTAGATATGTATGAAATTGATACGAATACATATATCAAAGAGACTTCTGATAATATGACATCTACTAATGATCAGGTAACAGAAACTCAGACAGCATTAGCAGATGTATATGAGCAGCAGACATCTAATACAGATCAGATCACTGAGGCTCAGACTGCTCTTGTCGATGTTTACGAACAACAGGCTTCTAATACTGATCAGATTACAGAAGTTCAGACAGCTGTATGTGATATTTACGAATTAGTATCTACATTAACTCCTAATACAGATACTGATACGACAACAGATGCTAATAAAGATAGTAATACTACTAAATAATAATAAGGGATATCCATTATGGATATCCCTTATATATTTTATTTTATACCTTTTCTTTTTGATAATAACTGCTCCCAAGTTTCTATATTACAAACTCCATTAGCAGTAATACTATGCCACTTTTGATATTCTTTTACAAGTTTCTTTGTATTAGAATCATATGTTCCTGTTATAGGGTCTTCGGTATATTGAAGATGAATCAATTTCTCCTGAAGCTTTTTAACTAATGATCCTTTAGAACCTGTATCTAAGATAGTAATATAGTGTAATATATCTTTATTGTATATTCCAGTAGCTTTTACCCCTACTATTTTTTGCACAGACATTAACCATTTCTTTTGCCAAGCTTCTAAATCAGTGGTACTTTCTTTTTTAGCATCAGAAGAACTTGGTTTATCTGTACTAGTATTATTTCCGGTAGTAACTTTCTTGATCAATTTACCGCTAGGAGTAATATAATCTATAGGCTTAAGTCCTATCTTAGTTTGAATGGTTACATATTCGCTATCTTCTCCACCATCTGGTGAATATCTGGTCAATCTCTTACCGTTATAAGTAATATGTTTCCATCTATAATCATAGCAAGCTGCTAATAAGTCTTTTTCTTTTGCTTTCTGTGGATCATCTATTCCAGCAGCAGCGCAAGCTTTTTTAAACTCTGTAGCAGCACCATATCCACCTCTATGAACAGACCAAGACCAACAACAATCTTGCATTGCTCTAGAGAATGTATTTGGATTAAAATATCCTTTTAAAGTACTAATCATTTGAGAATAATATTCTCCACCATCTAATACATATTCCCATTCATTATCAATAAATGTTTTCTTATCAGCTTTTACTGCTTTTAACCATTTATTTTTAAGATCTGCATAAGAGGTAGCTTTACCATAAGTATTAGCATAGTATTTATCCCAGAATCTCTGAGCAGATCCAGGCTCATTATCATAAGACCAAATAAATTGATATGTACCATATGATAATCCACCATCATCTCCGCAATGTTCGATAGATGTAGGACCAGCATTTCCAGATTCAAACTCTTTTACATATTTGCCTATATAATCTGTAGTAGGAGTAACTGTAGTTTGCTTATTATTATATAATACATTAAGTCTAGCTGAACTTAACTCACCGAATCCACCATCTACATTAAGATCGTTATCTTTTTGGAATTGTTTTACTACCTTAGTTGTGGCTGGACCCCATTCTCCATCTACATCTATACTATAGCCTATAGCTTTTAATTTTTTCTGCATTTCTAGTACATCATTACCAGAATCACCTTCTTGTAACCAGTTTCTATCTTCTTTAGTAGAACCTGTATTACCACCGTTACCATCATAGTCTGGTCTACCATATCCCATGATACAACTATCATATTGATCTATATATCTATAACAGCACTTATCAGATTTATTACCTTCAAGTACTTGAAGTGTATTTCCATCTTTAGATACTGTTGCTCCTACATGATCAGATTCTCCATCTCCGCCCCAATCATAGTAGATAATATCTCCACGTATAGGGTTGTATTTAGAGCTGTTTCTGCCTACCCATTGTCCTTTAGATTTAAACCAATCTATACCATCCGGACAATAGCAAGTATTAGGAATAATAGTTCCAGAAATACCTACTTTATATGCAGCTGCTGATATAGTAGCATGGCACCAAGGATCATCCATTGACATTTTGTACGATCCAGATGGGCGTTGACTATTATATGTTTTAATAATAATATCATCTGTACCATCGGCTTCATTATAACCAAGCCAGGACTGAAGCTGATTAATATATTTATCAAGTATAGCACCCATAATAAAACCTCCTTAAGCAAAATATGGGAATACCAAACACGGTATTCCCATACAGATTAATTATTTCTGCTCTTCAGTGGAAACACCAGCAAGTTCTGGCAGATCCAGATCGATCAGCATGTTTTTAACTTTTTCTTTCAGATTCTTCGGAACCTGATCGATAGTCTTTTTACCTTTAATAATAAGTGCTACATAAATCGCAACCATGGAATCCATAATTGATTCCTCCTTTCTTGAAAAAACAAGTTTTAGTAAATCTATAGCAAATTTAATTTTGCTCGTCATTTATTATCGGCATCGAGTAATGCCTGCACCTCAGCTCTGAATTTTTCAGGGACCTGATCAATAGTTTTTACACCTTTTGATACAAGTCGATAATAAATCATTGCCATCTTAGTGCACCTCCTTACTCTTTATCATTTTTAATTTAATGTTTAATCATTCAGAATGTAAATAGAAATATTCTGAATGATATATTATTACTATGAATAGTATTCAGGAGGGGCTGTTTACTATTCAGAGTACATTAAGAATACACTAAGAAAAGGAGAAAACTTATGAAGTACACACACGAAGAATTAAACAAAAGATGCGAGAAATATTTTGAGGAATTAATTGAAAAAGGAACCGATCCTGATGAGATCCAAGATTTATGCGTTATATTCTTGGAAAATGGAGGACGTAAATACGTCCCAAAATGGTATTCCAAAAAGAAAGCTCTTGAAGAAGATTTTGAAAAAGAATTAGTACCATTTGCCGAAGACAATAAAGATGCTGTATATTATATTGATCCAATATCGTATGCCGATGATTTATATGAGAGACTTTATAATATATTAATAACTCTAACCAAAAGAGAAACTTCAGTTTTATATTATAGATTTGGTGAAAATCTTACATTAGATCAGACAAAAAAGATATTTAATGTTACAAGAGAACGAATTCGCCAGGTGGAAGCTAAGGCGTTACGAAAAATAAGGCACCCATGGAGATCAAGAAATATAAGAGATTTTGTAGATGCTTATAATTCCGGAACGTTTTACAATATTTATATAGATAAACCTGAATCCATATCAGGTAGTAATGACTTCTTAAAAATTTTTAAAGAAGCCTGTAATTACCTGGCAGAAAATAAATCGGTAGATGTATTAACCGAACCTGTAAAAAAGAAACCGTTAGCTCGTAATGTTGATACTAGTAATTTATCATTAGAAGAGATTGCTATAGTATGGGACGAATATAGAAACGTGTTACTTTCTAATCCAGATGCAGTAGTTACTAAACCTAAAAAGACTATTGCTGAGAAAATTTCAGCTAAAAGAATTAAAGATGATGCTATAAGTGAAAATATAAGAAAAATAAAATATATTTGTGATAAATACTCCGTTCGTAGTAATGCTCATATCCATGCAGAATACATGAAATATATGTCAAATTTATTTATGTATATTAAAATGGATTCATGTACAGCCTTAAAAAATAAAGAAACAGAATATAGATTGAGATTTTCGAAATCATTATTACGAGAAACAAAAGAATTATCAGAAAGGAAGAATATTAATATTAGTGCTATTTGCGAGCATATAGCAGAATATTATCCTTGGAGCGAGAAATGGTGTATCCAGCCTTTATATTCTATGGATTTTGAATGGGCTAGATATAATACAGAATTACTTCCAGCAGAACTTAGTAAAGCAATTTATGAAATAACTAGATATCATAATGCTCTTAGATATTATCGTATACCTTTTATTGAGGTATTGAAAGAATATGATAATATAACCGGTGCAAAAACTACAGAAAATATAATGACGGAGATAGAGAAATTTGCAAACAATAATAAATGTAAAGGGATAGTGCAAGATGTTGTAGAAGAATATCCAGAATATAAAAAATCTCCGTTTATATTTGTTTCTGAAAATGATGCAAGAAAGCATTCGGCTCTTGATGGACGTGATATTGATAACAACTGGAAAAGAGAGTTCAAAATATCTAAAAGTATATACGATGGAAATTCAACAAGAGCGGAAAGATTCAAAACAAAAATAAAATACAGCACTTCTGAACGTAAAAAATCTATTGCTGATCGTAGAAGAGAAGTTGGATTATCTATTCTTAAAAGAATAAAAAATCACGAATATGATCCATCCAATTTTTGCTATATATTATCTGAAGCTTATAAGTTGATATATGGAAGTCAAGGTTCAATGCGAATATATCATTCATTACAAACCATGAAAGACTATAATTACAATGCATTTGAAAATATTGAAAAATATATTGATTTTGTAAATAGTAATACTGATTGGATTTTAACGATCATAAATAATATGGTTAAACGTCGTATTATTGATATTAAGTACAATACTATAGATTTTTCAAGATCATGTAACTTAATTGATAAGTATATGGAAACAAGATCTATTGAAAGTGTAATACATGGTACAATCTATAGAAATATAGAGGACTACGATGAATTTGGATGTAAACTTTCACAGCTTGATCATCATTATGTAGCGCTTTTTGATATAGTATATATGCTGAAAGCTTGTTGCGAATACAAACGTTTCTAACCAAACAATTAGTGGGATGGCAAATTTGCCATCCCACTTTTATTTTTTATTTAAAAATTATTCTTGGCTGATTTTTATCTTTAAGTATAGAAGATGTTTTATCATCATATACATAAACAACCTGAGGATCTGTATTCTTAGTAAGATGCTTTCCATTACCGTCTACAAGATTATCACATATTAAAGTAATCTTAGTAAAATCTTGTACGTTCTCTTTATCGAAATCCTGGAAGCATACTAAGCTCTGGTTATCTCCTTCATCAGAACCTCTGTAGATACAATCTTTTAATGTAAGAGTCCATTCGGTATTATTTACATTACTTACACGAATACCACCATTATAACCGAAGTCGCAATTCTCAATGAGAATCTTACCGCCATTTACTACATTATAGAAGCTAATGTGATTATGACCAATCTGATCAAATACACAGTTTCTAATAATAACTCCACCATTAGTATAATCATCTTTATTAATACCAAATTCCATTACATTATATACTTTATGGTTAGGATCTTTGAAGTTACATCCATCAATAACTGTTTGTCCTTTAGTAGGAAGACTTAACAGAGTTCTACATTCTACATCATCATCCTTCTTAAAGTCTACATTAACGATAGATACATCTTTATCTCCATTAGCAGTAACCATAGTTTTATCAGTAACTTTCATAGTTACTCCTTCTATGATTACATTACCGCCATTAACAGTAATAGGAGCGGCAATAACTGTATCTTTAGTACCAGAGATAATACATTCTTTATCAAGAGTAATAGGTTCTGTATATTCACCAGCAGCAAGAGAAACAATATCACCATCTTTAATTTCTGTAAGCTTAGTAGCTACATCTTCTGGAGTAGTTTCTACTACAGTCATTCCATCTAATAACTTACTAGCATCTCCGATACGTTCTACTAATTTACCGTTTACATATACATCAGACTGATGCATAGCTTTAATAATATATGTATATGGCAATCCTATTTCAGTATCACCAAAAATGACTCCGTTCTGAGAAAGAAATCCTCTAATAGGACGAGGTCTTACATTCTTAATATCACAACGAATATTAGCCATTACTAATACCTCCTTTATATATTTTGATATTATTATGAAGTTAGACAAAAAGTGTATATCACAAGGAGCGATATACAATATTTTTTATAAATGATACTCTATATAACAAGTTTATTTATAAACTTGTTATATAGAGGTCTTTTTAGGTAATTTAAACTTGTCCCCACATTTTAAACGCATAAAGCCTCTATATAACAAGTAATTTTTGTTATATAGGGGGTAATATAATGAGCGTAATAATGAGAAATATAAGTGGAGGAGGATCTGGATCTTCATCCAAAGGATTTCCTCCTGGAGATGTAACTAATATATATATATTGTATCTGGAAATAAATATGTAAAATTAAAATGGACCGATCCTAATACTTCTGTTTATAATGGTAGTACTTTATCTACTTGGAGTTCTACTATTATAGTAAGAAAAGAGGGCAGCGCTCCTACTAGTATTAAAGATGGTACTGTAGTATTAACTAATACTACTAAAAATAAATATTCTAGTACTCCATATACAGATTCTAATGTAACTGTAGGAAAAACTTATTATTATAGATTTTATACATTAAGTACTGATAAAGTATATAACGATAGTACTAGTATGATATACGCTATAAAAGTATTGGCTGCCGATCCTGTATTGAAGAATAATACATGGGAACAAATAGCAGCCATCAGTGAATCAGGTGTAGCTTCTTCTTTATGGAAAGTTGGAGACGAAATAGATTTAACTTTATCAGGATCATTTAATGAAACCGTTACTTTGCAGATATGGGATTTTAATCATTTTGTTAAATCCGATGGATCTGGCAAAGCAGGCATATGTTTTGGTATGAAAAACTTAATGGAGAATAAACAGTATATGAATACTTCCAATGCTAACTCCGGTGGTTGGAATAATACGGCTATGAAGAAAATTGTTATGATTAATATTTATAATAGTATGCCTACTGATTTACAAAACGTAATTAAAGAAGTAAATACATACGCTAATATAGGAGGTGGCAGTACATCATCCAACGCTGGTAAACTTTCTAAAGATATAGTATTTTTACCTGGATCAACAGAAGTTAACAACAATGATTGGCCCTATCAAAATCCAACAGAAACAAATCAGAAAAAGTTTCCTATATTTACAGATAATAATTCTAGAATAAAGAAAATGAATAATGGAAGTGGAGATGCTAGTATGTGGTGGACTCGTTCGCCTTATTACGGCAACGGTGCCGATGGCTTCTTTGCTGTCAACTACAATGGTGGCCCCACCCCCGATGGCAGCAGTACCAGCAACGGAGTTTGTTTTTGTTTTAATATCTAAATATATAATATTTTCAACACTTAGAATAAGTATATATTATACTTGTGAAAGGAGTTGAAACTTTATGAATGAAGAACAGTATAAATGGTTTTTAAAGAATCATATTAAGCCTTGGGCTAGGTTAGTTAGTGGCGGCAGAGAAATAAACTGCCGCTGCTTCTATTGTCGTGATTCTGACGATGAAAGGCATGGACATTTTTATATTAACGTAGATTTATCTGGAAATAAACCTTCGTTATATAATTGCTTTAAGTGTCATGCTAAAGGAGTAGTCACCCCAAATAAATTATTAGAATGGGGATTATTCGATCAAGATCTGTCGATAGATTTAGCAAGATATAATAAGAAGATAATGAATCTATCACAGAATATGAAATATAATGATAAAGCTAAATATTATTTGAATAATTATAGTATAACTGATGATAGTTTATCATTATTAAAACTTAATTATATAAATAATAGATTAGGTACTAATTTAACTTTTCAAGATTGTATAGAAAAGAAAATATTATTGAATTTATCTGATCTATTAGCTACTAATAATGTCAAATTAACTAGACATCAAAATATAGTAGAGCAATTAGACAAAAACTTTTTGGGATTTATATCATATGATAATGCTTTTATTAATATGAGAAATCTTGATATAGGTGAAGTATATATTACTATAGCTAAAAGATATGTAAATTATAATATCTTTGATAAATACGACAATACGTGCAAATTCTATGTAATTCCTAATCAGATAAATCCTTTATCTATAGAACCTATAAAGATTCATATAGCCGAAGGTCCATTTGATATATTATCTATATTATATAATATGAATGATGGCGTTATGGGAAACAATATATATGCTGCAGCAACAGGATCTGGATATGAATCATTATTAAGATTCTTATTACTGAATCTACAATTAATCAATATAGAAGTACATTTATATCCTGATGCAGACATCCCAGACTACAAGATAACACGTATAAAGAAAAATTTATTTCTGGATAAAGTTAATTTCTATATACATAGAAATACGTATCCTGGAGAGAAAGATTTTGGAGTAAGAAAAGAAAAAATAAAAGAAACAATAATCCAAGTATAGTAATTACTATACTTGGTTATATTTTTATTTATATCAAAACCTTATAATAAAAATACAAAAAGGAGAAAGTAAAATGAGAAAACGAGACTACATAATCAAGAAAGTGAACAAATGCAAAAATGCGGAAGATATTTCTAAAATAGATTTATCTCCATTGGGACGCATGTACAAACACTATTATTTAGTTCCCGCATATCATGAAGGAATGATGGTTGGAGTTGATGTAAATAGTATTACATGTGCAAACAGAAAATCTTATTCCTTAGTTATACATCCAAATGGTCATGTAGATACAACATGGGAAAAGCTGAGATTTGCGGTGAAGAATAGATTAAAATTCAAAAAATAATTTTATACTCTCGAATATAGCATTGCTATATTCGAGTTTTATTTTAATAATAGGAGGAATAAAATTATGAGTATTATTGATGACCCGATGCTATTATTTAGCAGCATATATTTCGATGTTTTTGTTGATGCATTTATAGAATACAAAAGACCAATAGTAAAAAAATATTTGATTGGACAGATTAATGTTATAGATAATTATATTAAGTTATTTAAAGATGCATTACATGACGAAACAGTTGAAGCTTCAAAATTAAAATCAATGCTTAATGATATAGAAGATAATATCAACGACTATGAAATAAAAGTTGATGCTTTTAGCTATGTTTTTAATAACGAAGGCCTAGAATTGAACAAAGACATTGTATCATTATATAGAGAATTACTGAGTTGCTTTAAAATAAAGGTATCAGATTTAATAGAATTACGCAAAAATAATAAGGAGGAATAAATTATGAGTATCATTGATGACGAATATTGCAGAGAGGTAAGTAACGCGTATTTTGAAGAGGAAGAAGAGATGAGATTAGGAATCCATCCTTCTCAGATTTTAGATAGTGTAGAAAACGAATTATGCAAAAGAAATATTAAAGGAAAAGTTACATTTATGGATTATGCTAATTATACAGGACATAAGGTAGGCGTATCGTTAAATGGAGAATTCTTCGGAGTGTATAATTACGATGAAGATGTATTTGAAAGTATGCCCAGTAAATATATGAAAATATAAAAAGAAAGACCTATTAGAGATATCTCTAATAGGTCTATTTTATTAATATGGAATATCTTTATTTTTTGATTATATAATATTATAGTGATATAATAAATAATCTATAAATCCTAGTCTCATCAACTAGGTAGAAAGAGGTATATTATGATGAAAAAATTTTTAAGAGCATATGCAACATTTTTAAAGAGAATTAAATATGCTTTAAAAGCATATATTAAAGGCATTAGTAATGCCTTTAATAAAATAAAGAGAGTTTAAACTCTCTTTATTTTTTCTACGATACTAAAAAATAAATGCTGGGATAGGTTATATTAACCTATCCCATACATAAGGAAAAGAGAAATTAATGGTAAATTTTATGTCTAGGAATACACTATTTACCATAAATCTATGATTACTTACCCATGAAATCATAGATTTACTTTATAGTTATTTCCTATGTAGTTACCATCATTTCCCAATAAATTTATCATTTGCTCCTGTTTCTCCATTTTCTAATACATTAACGATAAACTTTAAAGCCTCGATTAAAGTATAAAGTTCTGTATCACCACCAGTTGTAACTTCTATACCCACTAAGTCAGAACCTCTGTTGTATGCATTTACGCGTAAATCACTGTTTGCAAAATTTTCGATTCTAAAGTATGCACGGCAACCGTTCCCAGAATCTCCACCTTTATAACCAGTAGTTCCTGCTTCTACCTCTAAGGCGTTAGCACTTACTTCTTTGCCACAATAGGTTTTAATTTCTACATCAGGTTCTCCATACTCATCTTTCAATATTCGTTTACAAAGTTTGATTTCTTGCATAATTTTGATCTCCTTTACTGTGTTTTATTTTTAGAAATTCTTTTTTATATCTTCAATTCTAGATAAACCATTAGAACCAGATATATTTATTAATCTGTCTATGTTCAAATCTCTTTTTACTTTTGCATTGAAGATATATCCGGAAGCTAATCTATACCATCCGTTATCCATTTCATAACAACGTACAATAGTCCCTTTCTTGATATATGCTAATCCATATCCGGGTAAGGCTTCTGGTACATATTTCTTATCTTCTGGAAGAAGTTTACTAACAGAAAGAATCTTAGAGCTATTGTCTGGTTCTTTTCTAATAAAAGCATCTACAGTAAGTTCAATATCAATCTGTTTATTATCTGGGTTTACTGCAACTTTCTCTACATCTTTCAGAAAAGCTTCTGTATCTTTCTCTTCAATTACTTCTTCTTCATTTGTTTCATTTACTAAATCCATATCTTTATACTCCTTTTCTACTTCTGGATTGGTGGGTTTGTTATATCGTTTTCTACTCATTATAAACATATCCTCCTTTATATTTATTAATTTGTATAGTGAGTATTATTTGGTTTTATTTCTGGGAGTTTATATTTATTTTGTTGCTCCTCATATTCCGGAATCAATTCTGGAGTATTTAGCCAGAATCTCAAGTCATTATCTGAGCAATTTTCGAGAGGTATCACAGTTCCAATAAACGATATTTCTTCGTATTCTCCTACGTCTGGTAAAAGTACAGAAGAAGTTCCTAAAGAATCATCGTTACCGAACAGATCAGCTATATCTCTATAAAGACTTCGCCATGCATCTTTATCATTATTCATCCTCTCTATTGCTCCTGGTATGTCTACTAATATGCGAGTTACAACATCAGACAAAATATTTATTAATCTGTCATTACAGCTTTTGTACATCCCTAACACAGTTACAGATACTGTTGAAGATTTTTTCTTGTCTTTATATATTTTTTGTGTACCTAAAAGTACTATTTTTGTTTTACCCATTAGTTTCTCCTTATATACATCGTACAGGCGATCCATTTGCTCTGTGTCCATGCAATTCTACTTTGGCTTCCATAATCTGATAAGAGCAGATTTTATCATATACGTTTCTATTGAATTCATTGATATCTGACTGTAATTTATCGCGATCTATTGAAAAATATGAATCATAATATTTTACGTATTCGTCTAAACTCTGGTAAAAAGATGATCCTCCATGATAATAATAAGTTTTTCCTGAAACAGATGTGAGTTTTATATAATATACACGACCTCCGATATTTACATTTAGACGGTTATACATTACTTTCCCTCCTTATTATTAGGAAAATATATAAATGCTCTATTTGGAGTTCCATACATATATACTTCTATTTTCATTTTAGCTATCTCATAACTAATTATAGGATCAGATCTACATTCTTCATTATATTTTTCTCCAAATTTTATAATGTCGCCATAATTTATCTCGAATGTATCGAAATAAGTAGCCACCCTATCAAGTTGAGGCTCTTCCATAATTTCTCCGTCTTTGGAAAGATATAATCTTTCATTGTTTAAAGTTCTATATCTAATTATATACTTTTCAGTGTAATATCCTGGTTTTCTCATTGTTATTTCCTCTTAGTCTTTTTAGTAGTTTTAATGCCAAAATTAACTTTTCTGGTATTCTTAACTGTATTAGTTTTAATTGTATTCATAACTACAGATGGTTTCTTTATATATTTAGCAAAGTCTTTATCCATAGCCTGTCTACGTTTAGCATCATCAATATTCTTAGCAATACGTTTTTTATTTTTCATATCCTCCGCAGCATTCTGTCTTGCTTCGATCTTTTTATCTGCAGGCATAATCTCTTTTAAGATATTGCTTTTATTATATTTATTCACATAAAGAATTTTACTAAAGAGATTTCTCTTTTTCATCATCAAATATGCAAAATAAAATGATTTTACATAACCAGTACTTACAGTAGGGTTTTTCTCTACTGGTTTCTGAGCCAATGCTTCTGGAGACATCTTTTCTTTATAATCATCAATAAACATTTTATTCTTTCTAAATGCATAGCAGAAAGTAAATACAAATGCCGGATCATTGGAAAAGAATTTTACATCATAATTTCTTAAAGAAGCATCAGCAAACTTTTTATCTTTAGGCTCACTGAACTCTATTACTACATCGTAATAGAAGTTAGGTACCGTCTCTGACGGTACCTTTAAATAGCAATAGTATTTAGAATTTGATTTGGATAATTGATAATCCATTTTACCAACTTCTCTTACCATTACTTTATCAAACTTTTCTGTATACATCTTACGGTACATCTCTCTGTTGGAGATGACCGCAGATTTAATACCCATGGGGTTATTAATATATTCATCGAATGTCATTTAGCTCCTCCTTTTATTTTTATCTCCATATTTATATCTGGGCCAATTGTAAATGGCCGGAATAAACTTCTGCATTGTATAACATCGTATGAGTTTATTCCGAACAGCGATGCCAATTTTGACGATAAATATCTATATGGAATATTTGCATTAGCAATACAAATATGACGATAGATATTTAGCATTTGCGCTACTGTATAATGAAAATAAATATCATCGCGTAAATTATACGTTAACATATATTGAATACCACAGTAAAATCCGACAGGACTTCCGAATGGATAAAACCATGAAAACGGTATATTTGGGTACATTTTCTCGAATGGGTATATTAATGCTACATATTTACCAGGAAATAACAGAATTTTCTTATTTGTATTTAAATCTGTATATATAAATATTAAATCGTTAAGATAGTATTTAGTTTCAGAAACCCATCCATTATGTTTTTTATTCATTTTTATGGTCTCCTTTTAGCAAAATACCTAGATAGAGAATATTCTCTATCTAGGTTATGTAATTATTTCATTTTGTCGATTTCTTCATCGCTCAGATATACATTATCTGTCGGCCTGAATAATAAGCACTGAGTTGTATTGAAGATCATTGTCTCAATTCTAGAGATAGCTTCAAGAATAGCAATATCTGTTTCAATAGAACACAGTACGTCACTTTTATACTCCAGATCTCTTAAGTTAATTGGCTGGAAATGAATTTTCATTGATGCTTCCAGTTCTTCTTCTGCTCCATTTCCTAATACAGATTTATATAAGGTTAATACGACTTCTCTGAATGCACCGTATATAATTTTATACATATCTAATTCGATACCAGTCTTACCATCAATTATACTATTTGAAATACATTTGCTTGAAGCTATAAGACCTTCAAAGTTAGCTCCATAACCAACCCCGTTATTAGCTGCAGATCTACAACTAAGAACTGCATCCTCTGCTAAATCTTTTACAGCATCTCTATCAGAAGATGCAATACCACCAATACTATATTTAACGTAGTTTGATTCCAATGAATGTAATCTACGTTTAAGACCATTAACAGTAGGGATATCAACATTGTTATCTTCTGAATGCTTAATTTCAGCTTTTAACCAATTGACTAATTCGTTGTATTTTCCACCGATGATCTTATTGCCATCTTCATCTAAAATAAAGTTACCATTTTCATCTGTCTTGTAGTATTCTTTAGGATTGATGAAAGATGTAGAAAGATTATCGCAAATGATTCTTTCACATGTACCATAGAATTCAGAGATATTTTCCATAGATGGAGCATCTCCATTTTCTACAGCTTTGTCATGGATATCTTTGTTAATATATTTCTTAATACTCGGTGCTCCAGTGAGCATAATAAGATCTTGATAAAATGGAAGATCTAAACTGAAACCTGTAATAATACAAAGTGGCGGTTTCTGAGATGGATCACTAAATCCATACATTAACTGTTCTACCTGAGCAAGTGTATCACCCATATCTCTAGAGATAGATGGCGCCATAATAACAGTAGGAATCATTTCTTTATGCTGTGTAATAGGTCCAGTAATATTGTCGAATATAATTTTTCCTACAAAAGGAATAAGTAAATCGTCATCTACTGGGTCTGTGAAACAATACAGCCTTGGATTATTAATTTCGCATACCCCTCTATCAGTATTAATAAATGCTGGAGATGGATAACCTCTATTGATAGTCATACCATCAAATGCTTCAATAGTATGATCTTCTGTATTAGAGATACCAAGTTCGATAAATACGCCTGCATCGTATTCGTTATAGATATCTGCAATTGTACTAGAAACTTCTTTGTTACCGTCAGTAGCGATCATACAAATCTTATATACATCTCCTAATGTAAGATCTCTACTATTTGCCTTAATAGCATCCTGAACATTTTTGATTGCTTCTTTAAAAGAATTAATAATTGTATGTCTCGGAATTTCTGGATGCTGCTCTTCATATTCACATAATCTGGCGAATACCTGATAAGCCATTTTAGTCATAGCTGTAGTTCCATCACCAACAGTCTTAACAATATATCCTGTAGAAGAATTAACTTCTTCCATGATAGATCTTTCAAGCGGCTGAAGGAATTTAATATTAGACAGTACTTTATGGCCATCTTTTGTAAATACATTGTTGCTCGCTTCATTGAGAATCATTACATAAGATCCTGCTGGACCTGCTGTTTCTCCTACTACTGAAGCAATCTTCTCTAATGTATCCAATTGTGCTTCTCTTAATGCTTTCTTTTTAACGATGTTGCTTTTTGTTGTTGACATATTGTGTCTCCTCCTAAAAATTTATTTTTATATTGATAAGTCTTCCGGTTGAGGATAGACGTCTATCACTTTTATCTTGTTGTCACTGATCAAATCAATGACAATTTCTGGTTTAAGAACAGATACTATTTGTTTGGTATCTGGATCATCTACAAATTCGTTATTGAATCTATAATTTGCAATATAAATATTCTTCTTACTCATATACCTATAATCTAAAGCATCTTCTATATGCTTTACGTATATATGATTATAATTATTTATATCAATTTTGGTTAATTCACTATTATCTTTACAAATAATGGTATTACATTTAAAATTTATTTGACGTAGATATTCTACGTCTAAATCATTTTTACAAACTACTGTGACCCTAAATGGGCCATTACCACCATAATTTCCTACATTGAATATATCGTATATACTTGTAGTTTGAGAATGTCTAAGAATTTCTACATATTCTTTTTCCATTAACTCTTTATACAAGTTATCTATAATATTTCTTTCTCCTAATGGTAAATCTACTTTAGTTATCAGAAATAATGGATTAGGCTCATTTCTATATTGAAATAGAAATGAATATATTTTATTATCTTCGTCACCTTCTATCTCCATACGGTCAGTATTGAAGTATCTGGTGTCATTATATTTCTCTGTGACGAGAGATACTATACCTACATCTGTATCCACTAACAGATCAAATGGTATTAAAATGTCTAGAAAATAATGATCATCTACCATATATTTCACCAAATAAAATAGAGTAGATTATTCAAAAATAATCTACTCTATTCATCCTTTCAGTTAATCTTCTGGTGTATTCATCGCAGTAAACTCATCAAGACTACCTTGTCTATATGATGGAGTATTACCTTGATTATTATTGAAGAAGCTATTATTAGATCTTGTATAATTACCTCCTCCATTTCCTCCTTTAACGTACTCGACTCCAAGTTTCTCCATGATTGCATTAATTTTACCATCAGTTCTAGCCTGAGAATATTTAGCATTTTCGAGAGTATAATATGCATAAGCTCCGGTAGAAGCTTTCGTATACTCTTCGAGTAATGTAAGGAATTCATCAATCTCTAACTGATTGTAAATCTTTTTAGTAAAATCAGCTGGATTCTCTGGATTATAACCTCTTACTGTATAATGATAATCATGTTTAAATTCATAAGCATAATTACTTACAGGCTTACCATCTTCAGCAAGTTTTCTTAATACTAATACAGGATGATCTAAATTGAATGATGTACCATCATTAAATTCAATCATGCCATCTTTACCAGTAAGTACAGAAACTGAATGATCTTCAATTTCATGATTAAGTAAAGCCTTAATTTCATTCATAAGCATAACAGCTTTTGAATGTGTCAAAAAACACTCAATTGCTTTCTCATGATCGAAAGCAATTTGGTCTCCCGGTTTCTTAGGGGAGATACCGATCTTTAACATGTTTAAGCAAAACGTAAAATTAATCGCTGAAGGATCAATTCCTTCAGTATTGCTCATCTTATAAGGTGAGTATACATTTACATTGCTCTGATTTTTGTTGCTACCGTTATTATTGTAGCTATTTTGAGTTCCTAAAGCCATTTACTTTATCCTCCTAAAATTTATTTTTATTAATCAGTTCTTTACAATAATGTTAAATTATAGTAAATTATTATATCTGATCTCTATTATAATATATTACCATCTTAGACGTTACATTTTAGTAATTGGAAATATATACTAATTAGGGGGTTGTTCATCATGAACAGAATAAAAAATATTAATGATTTAATAAATCTTCTTAAAGAAGATGCCATCAAAGTAGCAGTAGAAACTAATGTATATCCGTCAGTATATATCGCTATAGCGATACACGAATTTCGGAAATATGGAGAATACTTTATAATAGAAAATAAGAATCCATATAATACTTTTCTGAAGGAAAATACATATTTCGAGTATGCTGATGCAATGAGAAAACTATCTGCAATATTTACATTATATTCTGATAAATTGTTCACAGAGTATAATACATTGAAAAAGATATATAATGAAGATGAAGCTACAATCGGAAATATACTAAATATAGCTTTATCTTACAATTTAAATGAAATAAATAAAGAATTTATTTATAGATTATTCTCGTTCAATAAGAATATGATAGATATAGATAGAAATTCAAAATTTGAAATATACTTTGTAAAAAGATTCAGTAATTCTTCCACATTATTAAGAACTATGGATTTAAATGAAGCTATACATATATCAAAAAAGAATCCTGGTACTATGGTTATTGATAGCAAAGGTAATAAGGTGTATGGAGAAAAAGACACTCTTAGAAAAGTATCTAAGGGTATTAAAGAAGTTAATAATATTAAAGATATTTATATCGGAAGTAAAGTAAATGTATTAGGTGCTAATTTATATGAGAAAAGCACAGATAATATTCCAATCAGAAATATTTCTGGAACGTACACAATCTCCAGTAATATAAAAAATAATAAGTACAGAATATCTTCATTAAATGATCAGACTTTTGTGATAGGATATATAAATGCAAATGAAATAGAAAAAATAAACCTAAGACGATAAAGTCTTAGGTTTATTTTTATTTGGTGTATATGATATTTTAATTTCCATGATTTTATTAAAATGCCATGATATTTTTTATAAAGTGATTTTATTTTCGGTATATGATATTTTTTATTTTCATAATTTTATTGATACATTATGACGTTTCATCTGATATAATTTTATTTTCATTCTATGATACTTTTTATATTATGATTTTATTTTTTCGATAAGATATTTTTATCTTCATAATTTTATTTTCTCCATATGATATTTTTAAAATAACGATTTTATTGGTCCATTTTTGATACTTCATTTGATATAATTTTATTTTTTGCTGTGATATATTGCTATTTTGATTTATTTTTAGCTTATGATAATATAATACAGATAATTTTATTGATATAACATGATCCTTACTCCATCATGATTTTATTTTTCTTCCATGATATTTTAGATAATCTGAATTATTTATTATACGTGATATGTTCATCAATTTGATTTTATTTATTTCATATGATAAATTAGATGGTTCTGATTTTATTTTTCTAATTTGATATGTATCGAATATTGATTTATATGTCTCATATGTTCTTTTTGCTTAATTTAATTTTTATTTGGTCAATTTGATATTTAATTTACTTTAATTTTATTATTCTAATATGATATTTTAAGCACCATAATTCATTCTTTCTTCCTCCTGATCTTTCTACTTGTTTTTGAGTTAATGAAAATGTGTAAGGATTATCGTATCCTTACACATTTATAATATATTATTGTTTTAATATTTATCATAGTATAATTTTGCCAATTTAAGGTAAGAAGTTTTCTGAATCTCTCCAACTTTTATCTCTTTATTTGCTAATTGTTCGTTAAACCACTCTAAAGCAGTTCCTCCGAATTTTATACTCATAGCAGCATGATCACAAAACATTTCTACTACATATTGCCAAGGCATATCATTTACTATATGTCTTTCTGACCAATACTGCCAATGATGTTTATTATTATCTTTATGATGCTGCCAAGCTATTCCATAATCAAATGTACTTTCTTCTTTCTCTTTTTCATTAACTGAATGGAAATGTCTTCTATATGGCTCAAATTCTTCTTCACTATATTTAGACATATCGTGCATATCAATATTCTGATTAATAATATGCTCAAATACAGTACCAGTTTGATTACCATACATCCCAGCATTAACCATATTTCTTAATTCTGGACATTTTAAAATGTTTAACCATACGGTTTTTACATTTTTTCTATGTTCCTCGATATAGTCTTTGTACTCTTGTCTCTTTCCTTCAATCTCTAATAAGTTTAAATCAATCGGCATTTTATATTTCCTCCCTATTTAGTATCAAAAGTATGTTGGTAGTACTTTCCAGCACTACCAACAAATGTAATATTATTCTTTTTTATCAACAGAGCCGGAATTCTTTGAATATAAGTAAATAATTTTCCCGCTCTGATGAATACCAACAGCCGCAGCTGCACTGGCAATTCCGACAATAACAATATGAATTGGATCATCCGTAAATCCTTTCAATGCTGAAATACCAAATGATATAGCAATACCGCACACGATAAGGGCTATCGGGATCCAATCATTGTTAAATTTTGTTACAAGATGCTTAAGAATAGCTCCAATAACAAGACAAATGATTACAATGCTGATATCTACATTTTGTACAAGTACATCTGTTACTTGTTTCAAAATATCGTCTGTAGTCATAATATAGTCACCTCCTAATATGTTTTATATATAAGTTACTCCAAGTAGCTCTGGAAACATCATATTAATAAAAATATATAAGGGTGGATGTGATATGAGTAAAATAAAAAACAAATCACCAAAAACTATAAAAACCTATCTAATGATAGTTACTTGCGTATTTTTGGTAGTCATTATAGTATATACGGATATACTCTTTTCATTAAGACGAGCTAACGATGACATTCTTTCTAGTTTTAGAAACCAGAAGTTTGAAACTATTGTAAGTTGTATTGATGAATTGAATGATGAAGCGTATAATAGTGCTAAATTGGTTTCCGAAAATATTGAAAAAGCAATCAAAAGTTCAGTAGATATGGGAGAATTAAAACAAGAATTAGATAACCAAGAACAGCCGGATTATTATTGTGATATTCTGGAAAGAGAAACTAAAAATGTTTCTTTAAATAGGGTAAAGAATACTAGAAATGGTATTCTTATTTTAAACAATAGCGGTATAGTTTTTGACAATAATTATGAGCGTATGAGTAGCGCTCCAGAAGGATTGGAAAGAACTTACGAAAACGAAAGAAATTGGCAATATAACAAACCTCTATTTGATACTGCTATCAAGAGTATATTCGCCAAAACAAAAGGAAATATAGCTATAGAAAGTATATCTATGTCAGAATATAATGATCATTATAAAATACCTAATGCTTCATTTAGTCAACTGAAAAGGATATATAAAGAAGAAGGTTTAGAAGGATTAGAATCTTACCAATTCCTTGTACCAGCATATATTACTGATGATGGTGATATATTTGGGCAAAAGGACGTTGTAAAAGGTGTAATCCGAAGAAACCACAAATTAGTAGTAATACAAGAATATAATTTATATGATCAAATAACTGCAAAATTTCCAGAACTAATCAATGATACATCTGAAGAAGAAATTTTAGTAAATCACGGAAATTCTCTCAATCTATCGTATGTATTAGGCTCTATACTAATTGCTAGTTATTTAATAATTATGACAATTTTAGTAAATGCCTATAATTGTGCGATAGAAGAGAACTAAATCGAAACTGATATGAAGGAGGCTTCGCCAATTATGAATGCCGATCAATCTATACTTAACGAGCTTCTTTCATATTTGTATGGAAGCTTTTTAGTCACATATGTATTGTGTATTATCGGTACATTAATAAAGGAGATATTATCATCTTCTTCTAAGAAAAAGAAAAAGATATCTATAAAAGGTTTAATATTCGTACCAATTCCTGTTACAGCTATTATATGCGCAGCTAGAGATATGCATCATATAAACTTCTCTTTATATGTATTAATATGTCTTGCTGGTGGTGCAGGTAGCGGATATGTAGCTAATATATTTATCAATAATAGAATTGTAGCTTATGCTGTTAAAGCAGGAGCTAATGTTTTGTCTGACAATAAACTTCTCAATGTTCTATCCGAAATGTTTGATCAACAAGAGGAAGAAGAAAAAGAAGAAGCAGATAAAAGAAAAAAGAATAAACAACAATTTAAAAATAAAGAAGATTCTAATGAAGATGGAGAAACAGAATCATGCGAAGAAGAAAAAGAAGATACTTCTACTGAGTTAAACCATCAGGAGGACCCCGTACTGCAATCAGACGGGCCTGACGGCGAAGGCGTTTCTGCAGACGATGTAGATGAGGAAGAGAATGCTGCTAAATCTCCATTCAAAAGAAAGCATTCCGAGGATGCAGATCCAGAGGAATAACAGAACCCCATATACCATATGGTATATGGGGTAATCTTTTTTAATAAACAGTGTTTAATTCACCTCTCATGTACATCTGCTGAAGTACATTGTAATCTGCGAATAAACCGTACATTTTCTGTTTATATATGGTTTTCTTAGTAAGAGATTCTCTCAAAGAATAATATTTCTCTAATACTTTATTCCATTTCTGATACACTCTTTCATCAAGTTCTTCTTGCGCTATATAATCTTCCAATATGGCTATTCTATTATTAAGCTGTCTCATTAATAATAAGGCATCATTTTCATCTTCAATATTTTTTATTCTCATTGTATATTCATATACATCTTGTTCAATAGCTCTTAACCCACTATCTTTAATCTGCATTGCTAAAGATTTTTTACCAGCAGCTTCAGTGAGAGACTTATAATATCTCTCTGTTGCATCTGTCATTGGCTCAAGTTCTTTAATAGCATTGAGTATATTAGCTCTAAGTAATTTAGATCCAGTTAATTTAAATCCTCTTCTCAATATAGAAGAAATATATCTAGTATCAGTAATAGAATCATTTATTACTGAGATATACCATTGCATAGTAAGTAATTTATTCCCTAATTCATCTGTAAATATAGATTCTTTTAATCTTTTTACTTTATCCATAGCACTATTAAATTCTTCATATAATCCGCATCCGACCATAAAATCATCAGCAGCTATAATATCAGATGTAGGAGATCTAAATACAGATAATAATGTAGCAACAGATTCATCATACATGAGTCTGAATAAATTGGGATGATTATTCATAAGCTCTAGATTAATACTGAGGTTATTCATTCCGATATAGAAATCAAAAGCATCCCTAAATTTTTCTAATGCTTGAACTGAAATTATATTTTTTATTTCATTAATTATAACAGCTGTTAATTCGACAGGGTTTAATATACTAGCTAATTTGCTATCAATTTCTATAGAATAATTACATGGTGCATAGTCTAAATCTCCCTCTCTAGGTACAGCTTTTCTTGGAGTCATATTTGTATTCTTGATGTATAATCCAAAAAATTCATTATCCGTATTATCTGTATATTGTACTGACGTACATTTTAAATCAGAAAAAAATTTGTCTAATTCCATAGATACATTATAACCTGATTTAGTACTACCATTTACAAGATATGACAAGGATTTTATTAATCCACCAAAATCGTAATTTAAAGCTCTCATCTTATTCTCCTCTCGTAAAAGTCTATTTACGCTTTAATTAATATAATGTTTCGGGTATATCTAAGAACCATTTAGAATGTAAAATTTAAGGTTCTGAATGATATATTATCACATTGAGAAAGATATTAAGAATATATTCTTAATATAAAAACTAAATAGAGACTTGGCTAACCAAGGTATTATACGTAAACACAAAACACATTTAGGGAGGTATTTAATATGAGTATTTTAATGAATGAAATTAGAAGCAGCTTATTTTGTTTTGGAGATTCTGTAGTAACGAATCTTCACGGTATTGGTTCTAGTATTAGAATCAGTCATAATTTGAACAGCTTAGATCGAAAGATTAGTAAGCTTGATAGAATACGTGAAGCGTGTTCTAAAACATATAATACAGAAGAACCAGAAGTTGAAACCCTGCATCCTGAAGAAAAATCAAAAGTTACATTTGATAAAGAAGTTTCTGAGACTGTAGAGTTCGAAGAGAATTCTAATGTAATAAAGAAGAAACCTACTGAAGAGAAAACCGAACAGGTTGAAAAAGAAAAAGTGATTTCTGAACCGGTAAAAGAAGAATCCAAAGTAGAAGAAGTCGAAACTCCTGAAGAAGCTTCAAAGGAAGAGCCAATAGTAGAAAAGAAACCGGAACCTGCTGTTCAACAAAAACCTAAGGTAGAGCTTAAAAAGGAAGACATTGATAAAATTATTGATATTGCAAATTTTCAGTCCAAAGCTGAACACAAAGATACGGCTGCAATAATAGCCGATTCTATTATTAATAATATTATTAATAATCCAAATTCTGATTTAAATCAGAAGCTTGCTTCAAACATTGAACAGATGACCAAAGCAGAAGAAGAGTCAAAAGAACCAACCCAAAAGACAACTAAGCCACCAACATCTAGAAAGAGCACTACTCCTAGAAAAAATAGTACATCTAGAAAAAAGTAGGTAGTATAAGAGGTAGAGGACATCATCCTCTACCTCCAATTAATGTAAATATTACTTTATTTTTTGCGTATTTTGTACGATCCAAAACAATAAAGTAATTAATAGTAAAGGAGTGTGAAATATGGATCTTGAAACCAGAATAGAAGATCTCCTCGAAAAAAACGATATAGAAGATAATAATCTTATCATCGTTGAAGATAAAGAAGACACTAAGAAGGCTACTGTAGAAGAACTCAAAAAAGCTTTTGTTGGAGATAATAAGAGTCCATCATCTATATTATTTTATTCAACCAAATATTTAGCTAGTAAGTTAGATAAAATTATTTCTTCTGATGAACTTATAGCTGTTAAACAGGAATTAGAAAAAACAAATAAAAGAGTTTCTCAAATATCAGCATCCGCCGGAACAGGAAAAGATACAGAAGTGGTAGATGCTAGAGATGGAGAATCATCTTTACATGAGAGAATATTAAGAGATAAAGAAGAATTGACTGGAATAAAAATGGATAAATTATCCGAAGTTATTACAGTAAAAGGTAATCCTATAGTTATAAATAATCCTAAAAATATTGCTATAGGATTATGTACTATAAATATAATATATCCTAATATAACTGATATAGGCACATTAGTTATTAAAGATGGAAATGATACAGTAAATAAGGATATTGTAGGATCTAATGGAGCATTTGAGTATCGTTTGAAAAATGATGCTTGTGAATTATCTTGCAATATACCTAATAGTGAAATTAGTATTACATATACTGCATATGATATAGATTCTAAATATTTATATGACAAGTGTATGGAACTGCAGGATAAATTGTATGATGAGAAAGACAAATGTGGATTAATTACCGATTATGGCACATATGTATATCCAAGAGCAGATCTTATATTTAATAAGAATGATGACGATGCTACATATACTATATCAGACGACCAGACCCGAGATAAAAAATCTTCATTGAAGATACATACAAGATTAGAAGCTACTGCGAATCCAAAATTTACTATCAAATGTGATCCAGTAAATTTCGATCTCTGTACATTGGTATTCTATGTATCTAAAGATATTATAAAAGCATTCGATAGCACTGACGGATTAATCATTAAGCTATCTAGTGATTCTCCATTGGTAATACCATCAAATTATTACCAATATAATATCAGTAATACAGAAATGATTAATGGTTGGAATTGTTTAAAGAAACCATTAAAAGACTTTATCAAAGTTGGATCTCCAGATAAAGCTGCAATACAGTCTATCAGATTAGAGATAGTAAGAAATGATCAGATCAATAATTCTGATATTTATATTTCTTCTATCATCTTTAATCAAAAGATGAAACCTACGTTGTTATTAAACTTTAATGGTGTATACGATCATGGATTTGAATATACTTATCCTTATTTATACTCTAGAAATATTCCATGCACTATATTTACAAATTCAGGGACAACTTTAACCAAAGATGCTAAAGCTAAATTGTCCAAATATCATTATACATACGGATGGGATATAGCTCCTTATGGATGCCATCCTAATAAAGAGCTTCTTATTCAAGATGATAATGATTATGAGCAGTATACCAATTTATTATCCACTGATAGCTATATTAAAGCTCTTAGAGCTAATCCTATATCTTATAGCGCACCGTATGGAAATCTTCAGGATAATACATGTAAAATATTGAAATCTATGGGGTATAAAATTGCTCGTATAGAAAATATATATAAAAATACATATTGTAGTTTCTTCGGAAGAAATGATTTCTGTATGCCAGTAATCAAGGTAGGAAATAAGAATAATTCTGAAGATATTAACGAATGGATAGATTATATTATAGAAACCGGACAATGTATGGCATTATTCACTAATGATGTAACAGAATACGGGACAGATTCTTCATTAAAAGAAGTTACATTTGAAAATGTAATCGACCATATAATGGAGAAAGTAGATTCTGGCGAATTACAATTAATGACATTTGAAGGATTCTATAATAAATGTGTAAACGAATAAAATATTTATATAAGAGGTGTACTAATGTACACCTCTTGTTTTTGCCCTAGCTGGAACATCATATTAATAATTCTTCGAAGAAAGGACGGAAATATCTTATGTCAAATCAAGATTTTACTCTTGTTAATTTGGAAGAATTAACAGAACGTTTTAAAGCTTTAGATACAGATATATTGATGATCCAAGATAAAGATGATACGAAGAAAATAACTTTGCTTAATCTTATTCTTAGTATAATAAAAGACGAAGAAACTCCTGGTGAAGCTAAGTTATATTCATCTAAGAAGATAGATGAAATTATAGAAGCCTTCAAAAAGTCAACCGAAGAAACTATTACTGGCATGGAAGGCGATGTAAAAAATTTAAAAGAAAATTATGCTACTAAAAAAGAATTAAAAGGTGTAGAAGATGATTTAGATTCTAGAAAGATAGAAGAAAAAGATCTTATTCCTATTAATAACGTATTAGCTAATAAAAGAGATAATAATGTACCAATAAGAGCTGACGAATTAGATACTTCTGATGATGCTTATAAAATAAAATTATCAAATTTAGCACAAGAAGTATTAGATGCTATGGTTGGTGATACTCCAGTTTCTATACCTACAGTACCAGCTGGTGGATGGTTAACTAGGCATATAGCAAATAACGCTATTATTTCTACTAAATTAGGCCCATACTACAGATATAGAGGGTTTATTACTACCGATAGTGTAAATAATATAATAGATGATGGTATATATTTATTAGGACCAGATGTAAAAGATCTACCTAAATATGACGAGAAAGATACAAATTTAAGAATACTTGAAGTTACCAGATTTGGTGAACTTGGAGTATATATAAAGCAGGAAATAGAATATTTCAATAATCTAGAATTAAGACCAAGGTATGTAAGATCTGGTGTAAGAACACAAATTCATACAGTAGATTTCGATGAAGTATGGGATATTAACTCTGGATTTAAAGTATCAAATTACTTATTATCTGACGAATATGATAATAGAGGAATTATAGAAGATGGTAATATATTTGATGAAGAAGCTACTGGATCTTATTATGTAATGAAAGGAGTAACTGGTACTCCTAATATAGATAGACAGTATACATTAAATATATCTAAATATGGAAATACTCTTATGTATGTCTTAGCAGATACTACAGATGATTATTGCCTTATTTATGTATCTCAGAAATTTTTGAGATCTTCTGGAATGCCTACAGTTACACAATGGCATCAGATTAATAAATTGAATAAATCTCAATTTGATGGAGAGAAATTATTAATATATGGAGATGGTATTAGTTATGGCATAGGTTCTAGTGCTATAAGAACTAAATCATATGCTAGTCTATTATCTTCTAAATATGGATTTGTAGTTGCTAATCATGCTCTTGGAGATGCAACGGTTGGTAACTATGATGATACTGTATGTACAAATAAATCTATATTAACTCAGATTAGTACTAGCTCTATAGATGATAGATGTAAATATTGCATAATATTTGCTGGTACTAATGATTGGTATCAAGCCAAAGGTGAACTTGGTACTATAGATGATTTTAATGATACTACATTCTACGGATCTATGAATAATGCTATCCGAATGCTCCTTACTTATGCTCCTGCAATGAAGATTCTTTTAGTAACTCCATTGTTTAGAGCAAGACAAGATTATGGAGACGGAAAGAATAGTGACGATTATCCAAAGAATTATATATATCTCGATGACTATAAAGAAGCTATAATTAATATAGGCAAGAAATATCATCTACCTGTATTAAATTTATATGATAATTCTTGTGTAAATAAATATAACTACGAATCATATCTTATGGATGGATTATATCCAAATGATGATATGCATAAAAATATAGCAGACATGATTTATCAAAATATGAGTTTATACTTTTAAAAGGAGGTAAACTATGTCAATTTTAAGTGTCGATCAATACAAAATGATCAGAGAATTACCAGTCAAATCTACTATTGAAAATGGATATGACTGGGTTATTATAGAAGGAAAAGACGGTACTAAGAGAATGAAAGTAGAAGATTTTCTTGGTAACGTTTTAAGAGATAATTTATTTTTTGATAATGTAGGAGAATTATCTGCATCAGAATCTCTTACAGAAGGAAGCGTAGCATATACAAAAGGTTTTAATAAAGGTGGAGATGGTGGTGCTGCTAGATACGAAGTAGTTTATGCTCCAGCAATGGTGACCAATGGATATACTATTCTCCCTATCAATAGCAGAACTGTATTAAAAGCAATATTATCTCCAGACGGATCAGTTAGACCAGAACAAATTGGTGCTACTGGAGACGGTAATGCTGACGATATCGAGCCTATTACAAGATTGCTTAAATTAGATGAATCTATAGAGTTTGTATCCAATAAAACCTATAGGATAACTCAAAATATTACTATTCCGAATGGTAAATATATAGATTTTAATGGAGCTACATTATTCTTAGATAAGAATGCTACTATTAATATCAAGAATTGTGAAAATATTACATTAAGAAATTTAAATGTGAAATGTAATTATTCTGGTAGAGGGATTTATGTTAATAAATCTAAAAATATAGAATTCATTGATTGCAAATTTACCGGAATAAAAGAAAATGAAAATGCAATCGAAATATCTGATAGCTCTAATATTAAAATATTAGATTCAGAATTTACCAATACAACTGCATCTGGTAAAGGGTTGTATATTCATGGAGATACTTCTGAGAGTATATTATCAGACAATATTTCAATTGTAAATTGTAAATTCGATAATATTAAAGAAGCTATTTCTGTAACTGGATTAGTTCCTGTTGGAAATGTAACCATTTCCAACGTAAGAATATTATATAAGAATAATAATTCGGGATTAGTCGGAATTGATAATTCCGTTACATCTTCTGATGTAACTATCGACAATCTAAGAATAGAAAAAGGATATACTGGAATATCTGTAGGATCAGGTTCAAAATCCAATATATCTATATCTAATATATCTACTACTGATGTATTTGAAGTATATAATATTTCTGCAAATAAAGAATCTTCTGTATTACTTGGAGGAAATCACATATATTCATACTCTGGAAAAGATACTAGATATATCTTTAAGAATATGAACGCTAAATTATTCGTAAACGCATCCATCAAAAATACAGGATATACTCCTTTATCAGTATATACTAATCTCGGAATGGTTACAGATTATTCTGATCCAGAAAGATATATGGTTACTGATAAGTATACAGAGGATCTTTCTGGTACTGATGGTACTCTTATTATTAAAGACTTTAGAAACTGCTATATAGATATATCTGGAGATGTAGATTTATCTATCATAAATAGAGGTATCGAAGGCCAGACGATAGAATTAGTATCTAGTAGAGGTAGAAAATTAAAGAATATCTCTTCTAATATTGTATTATTGGAGTCCAAAGAGCTTACTTTACATAAATATAAAGGTGTGAAATTCGTTTATATTAATAATAAATGGACACAAATCTCATGAAAGGAAGTAAAGTTGAATGGCAGATACAAATAACCAATTCAAAATTGAAGGTGTAAGACTCGAAGATCTTGAACCTGTATCAGTGTTGAGTGACGAGACAATACTTCTTGTTGGCATAAATAAAGTTTGTAGAATAGTATCTTTAAAAAGCCTTAGAGAAGCTTTTGCTGGTGATCCAACCAGTCCAGATAAAGATAGTGTTTATTACAATGCTACTTATATAGACAACAAATTTTCAAATGTAGAAACTAATTTGACAAATATGAAGCAAGATATTACTAATCTTACAAATGAAGTTTCTGCATCTATTCAGAACTTAAATACTAAGTTCGATACATTAAGTTCAAATCTTACTGATAAAGTAGATGCACAGCTTAATGAAGCTGTGAAAACATTAAATACCAAATTTAATCAATACACTACTTCTACAGATCAGAAGGTTGAGAATCTTAATACAACGGTAAATAATAAAATTAAAGAAATAGATAATACTATGAAAACGGTAGTTACAAAATCTAAAAAGATTAGCACTAACCTTCCTGCTTCTGGGTGGGTTGGTAATGACAGAAACCCACCGTTTTCAATTACTATCTCTGTAAGTGGAGTTACAGCTACGAATAATGTAGAAGTATTGCTTCCAGGTACTGCATCTCTGGAACAAGTTGAAGCTTGGTGCGATGCTGGTATTGTGCATGGTACACAAACAGATGGAAGTATTACATTAAAGGGTTATAACTGGAAACCAGAGATAGATATACCTATTGAAGTAATTATTCGTACAGATATCTAAATAATAACGGAATATAGATTCGTCTATATTCCGTTTAATTTTCTTCACAAATTATTAATAATGAGAGTAGGAGGACTCTATAATGGCAAATTATGATAGTGTATTATCTCAGACTATAGATGATTTAAATGAACTAGGAGTTATAACTGGAAAAGAAAAAATGCTTATACAAAATCCTAGTAGTGATGAAACACAAAGTATTACTGTAGATTTATTATTATCTGGATTGGTTAATTTACTAAGAAATTCTGGAGTTATAGAAGTATCTGTTAAAGATCCAACTGTTCCGTCTTATATAAGAGATATAACCGAAGAAGATTTGGAAAATTGGAGAAACGATGTAGAAGAAGTTAAAAAATTAAGAGACGATATCTCTAGATTACAGTCTTCTACAATTAAAGTTACCAATTTCTCTGTAACTCCTAATATAGTAGAGATCGGTAGTGTAATTAATTCTATTACACTTAAATGGGATACAAACTTCAGAGTACTTACAAGACAATATTTGAATGATGTAGAAATTCCTGATATTACAAAGAGAAGTAGAACATTGGATGGACCATTTACATCTTCACAGACTTATACATTAAGAGTCGAAGGTGATGATGGCAATTCTGATATTAAAACAACAGAACTTAAATTCTTGAATAATATATATTATGGAACAGAAAAACTTCATGATATTAATTCATCTTTTATTAATTCATTAAGTAGAGTATTAACCGAAAACAAACAAAAAGGTTTTACTGTAGTATCAAGAGAACAGGAATATATTTATATAGCATTACCTGTAAGATTCGGAGAACCTAAATTCACAATTATTTCAGAAGAAGCAGATTTTGAATTAATCACAAAATTTGATCATGAAAATAGTAGTGGATATGTCGAAGAATATGCTGTATATAGAACTACAAATGTTCATCTTGGACAAACTACTATAAGACTGGAGTGATAAAATATGGCTTTAGATCCTAAAAAAAGAAAACAAGTAGAGAATTTAATAATAAAAGTAATGGATAGAGTTGATACTTCTGGTACTAATACTAAATATTATAAAGATTTATTTAGTAAATTATCAGATACTCAATTCATGAATTGGATGAAGAAAGAATATCCGATAAGATTCCAAATGAGAACCGGTACTACAAATCCTTCTATGACAGATATTATAGAAGCTTTGAAGATTATAAATGTACCTTTAACAGAAAAAATATATACACCTGCATTATACAGAGATAAGAATGGTAGAGCTGTAGCATCTCAAGAATGTACAGTAATGTATTTACATCTTAAGAAAGTACAGCAGTTTATTACTCACAAAAATAAATGGTCCAGTAGTATTGCTAATAGAGATAATAAGACTGGACGATTAGTAGGTAGAGATAAAGGTGCACTGACATCAGATAGAGAGTTTGAGTCTTTAGCATCCTGGGGGTTAACTAATACTATGGAAGAGTTTGCTGGGTCTAGAGGTGACGATATGCAAGCTAAAAACTATATGTATAATCAAATTAGTAGCACAGGTATGTTTAAGTTAAAAGATATACCTAAGTCTGTAGATGGAGCTTCTTCTAAGAACCTTTTAAATACTTACTTATTAGGCGCTCATATTACGTCTAATCTTATCGATAAAGATAATTATACATATTATTCTTTACGTAAAAAGAAAAATCTTGTAACAAGATCATAATATATAAAGGAGGTGTAATTATGGCACAGGTTATTACAGAACAAGGTGATTTAGGATTAGGAGTATTTGATTATCCAGATCAGCCTTTAAACGAATCTGAAAAAGAAGAGAAAGACGAAAAAGATAAAAAATAAAATAATGGGTAGTAAGGAAAAATTCCTTACTACCCATATTATTGCTTTATTTGTATAAAACTGTCTTAGATGCATATGATATAAATAAGTCCATACATCCACACAATATTATCTTATTGTCTGGATTTTCCTTATCATATTTAGTAACAAAATCATTTACTAGCGGGATACAAGCCAATAGCTCTTTGTTATAAAGTAAAGCATCTAATGTAAACTCTTCAGATAAATAAACTTTTGCATCATTATCCATGCAGACGAATCTTTCTACTCCGGATGCTAATTTTACTTTTATTACGCTTAACTCTCCAGATAAAAAATCATTGAGTCCTAGCTCAGAAATCGACAGGCTTGGTGAATATACAGGATTAAGATTTGTCATTGCTGGCGGATATCGATATTCCGCATTAGTATTTTCTTTTGACTGAGATGAATTTAAATCACGGCAAAAATAACTATAATTGTCTTTTTTCATGTTCTTAATTCTCCTTTTCATAAATTCTTGAAATATTACTTGACGGGTTAACATTTATCGCAATATTAAGTACTACCTTAACTTTATCTTCTGATTTACCATCAAAAGATTTAATAAATTCGAATATGCTACCCATACATTTCAATAAATTACTTGTACGATATAAAGCAGTTGAATCAAAATTCTCGCTTTCGTATACTTTACCATTGACATTTGTATTAATGTAATATTCTTTGCCAGATTCTAACACCATTTTTATCGTATTAAACTTTCCATAAAATGATCTTTCTTCTTCAGGAAAAGAATACTTGTAATTATTAAATAATGGTGGTGTCGTTAATGGATGATAATATCCGAATTCGGTGGTTCCATATGGGTGATACTGAGAGAATGGTCTACAAATCCCTATTGCTGAATACGGATCATTATTACCATATATTGTACAATTACGGTCTGCCTGTACTATTCTATCGTATACTAAGCTCATAGCTTGATCATCTGTTAAAGTATTCCCAAATTGCTCCTTTGCATCATCAATCATTAGACGTACATGCTTTTCTATATTACTATCATCGTTCGGATCTATTTTGTACTTCTTTATTAAGTTTGAACTTTTTAAGTAATCTTTGCATTCCTGAATTGTATGACATTTTTCATCTTTTCCTGTGGCAGCGATTGAATCATTGTTTTTAATCATTTTCATTTTCTCCTTTATTTATTTTCGGTTTAGCGTTAATAGATTTTTCTAAAGAATCTATGTATCCTTTACTCATTATAACGTTACGTTTTGTAGACAAAGTAATACTCGTAACTGGTATAATTACGAATTTAATAATTTTGCTTGTGGAGCTTAAGTTATAATTATAATTAAAAATATATTTAGCTATATTTTTAAAATATTTGTCTACTATATATCTAGGCGTAATGACTAACGACCACATACAATCTAAGGATTTCAAAAATTCTACATGTCCGTCGTCATATACACGCACGATATATTCGCTTTCGTCACTTTTTATAGCTTTACATATTACCATGCATTCATCTGCCATTTTGATAGTATCTTTTGGTTTTCCCACATTCTTTTTCCTCCTTATTATCTTTAGTTTCTTCAATGTCTTCTACACTAATAATCTCAATCATTTTATATCACCTCCTTTTATTCATAAGTATTATATATCATCAAATTACATTTTACAGTATATGGAAACATATCCATAATGATGAATCAATTCGTCATATTCATAAATAAGGAGGACTTTTAAAATGATTACAAAATTAATTGGAATTGGTGCTGGAGGAAATAAAGCTGCTATTTGCGCAGTTAGAAACGATATTATTAGTGTAGAAAATACTATGTTGATTAATAGTACTCTTAAAGATATTCCAAAAGACTACACTGGCTCAGCTATCGAATTTAGCAATAGCTATGGCGTAGCTTAACAGCGATCGCAGCATGTATGGTAACATGCATGTTTCCACGAGTTAACTGCTAAGAAGGGGTCAAGAATCTTGTTCACCACAACGTAGTTCGAAAGGACAAGCGTGAAGGTTGCGAAAGCAGAAAAAAGAACAAGAATAGCATATGCTTAAATGTGCTAAGTGCTATAGCTCCGTAAGCCCTGTTTAGCAGCGAAATCCCTAAGTTAATTTTTAATATGGGAAACGTTCATCGATCATCCCTTGACGAGGGAGGTATTATACCTTAATGTAGAACCTCAAGTTTATGGAGGAAGAAAAATCCGTCTCCTTATTGATAAAGATAAAATAAGGATGTACAAATGATCAACACACTACTTAATAGTAGTGGATATCTATATGATATCTCTTACAAAGTTGCGTTTGTAAGAAAATATTGTGTAGATTTTAAGATCTATTTGGTTAGATTTTTCAGATATTAATTCTTATATAACTTAATCTTAATTATACCCTGAAAGGAGGTGTCATAGATATGGAGTATAAATATATTGGATATAAAATAAGATTATATCCGACTCAAGATCAAATAAAAATATTTAATGAATATTTCGGATTAGCTAGATTTGTGTATAATTTAGCATTAGAAATACGTGATAATCAGTATCAGTCGTATATGAGAGGAGAAACCGATGTTAAATATTTATCTTATATATCTATAAATAATGAGATAAGAAGATTAAGAAAAACAGATCCAAAATATAAATGGATGTGTAAATATAGTTCAGATACCATATGTACTTGTATAAAAGATTTGCTCAACGGATACATGAAATTCGCTAGAGGAGAAGTGGTAAATAAACCTAAATTTAAATCCAAAAAAGATTTAGGTTCACATTCTTTTCCTGTAAGACCTGATAGAATGGTTATAACAGATAATCAGGTTAGAATATCTAGTATCGGATGGGTGAATTGTAAATACATAGATCAAAAGATATATGGATCTGGAGATAAAAATGTCAAAAATCTTAATTATATAAATTTTGTAAATCCAAGAGTTTCATATGATGGATGCTATTATTGGATATCATTCGAAATAAAAACTTATCTGAACGATAAAATTATTTCGTACAATAGTAATTATAATTATTTATATAATCAAGAGTATCAGCTTAAAGAATATAATAAGGCTATAGGGATAGATCTCGGATGTAAAAAGGATAATTGGATTGTTATGTCAGATGGATATAGACAACCACTTCCAGATTTTCATTTAGAAAAAAGAAAAATAGCCAAATTATTTAGAAAAGCTTCCAGACAACGAAGAATTAATAAAGAAAAATCGGAGAGAACCAATCCGATCAATAATCAGTATATGAATCCTAGCAATAACGAATATAAAACCAATAAGAAAATTAATAAATATTATAAAAAAGATGGTAAACAAAAGATTAGATTCTATATTTAAAGCTGCAAAACATATATTAGAATTAAAACCAGAAGCTGTTATAATGGAAAATTTGAAAAGTTCTGGAATTATAAACGATTTCAGAATGATGAATTACGGAAAACGAAAAGCTAATGAAATGATATATGATTCAGTATTTCATTTAATACAGATAAAATTTTCGTATATTCTAAGTTCAAACAATATACCGTTATACTTAGCACCATCTGATTTCCCATCTACACAATTATGTAGTAATTGTGGAAATATTCAGCGAGTTGGAAAGAAACGAATTTATAGATGTCCAAATTGCGGATTGATAATAAATCGAGACGACAACGCTGCAATTAATTTATCTAATTGGTATTATTCACAACGCTAGAAAAGTAATCATGTAAAAAATTCATGACTATATATACCGATATCCATGGTCGGAAATTAAGCCTGATATGTAATAATGGGAAGTGTTATTATATATTACGAATTTTTACCACTAATTCGTATGGAGGAACTGTAATTCCTATATGGTCGGTTTCTATGAAGCAGGAATCACTTCTAATAGATCAAAAAATCTATTCGCATGGGTTGTGGTAAGGAGCGAAAAATGAGCTACGATTTGTGTCTGAATTCAATCCAGGACGGTACAATTCCATTAGAAGAGTTCTTGAGTGTTGGAAAAGAAGATCAAACAGAATTAGTAGTTCTTGTAAGTTCTACTGAAGGTGGAACCGGTTCAGGTTCTACTCCTTTACTTGCAAAATATATTAGAGAAGTATTAGGTATTAGTGTACATGTATTTCTCTTTATTGGATTCCAGGAAGATGTAAGAGGAACAAAGAACACTGTAGAAATATTCCAAGAATTACAGAATAACTTCGCTACAGAAGCAGTTAAACTTAAAAAATATCTTCCAGAATGCAATAATAATAGAATTAAAGCAGAAGAAAAAGCAGATATCGATTTCTGCAAAAAGCTTTCTGTACTTATCGGATTACAGTTAAGAGATTCTGATCATAATATTGACCCTACAGATTTACTTAAAATCTCTACTACAGATGGATATATGGTTATTGAATCTGCTGTAATTGAAGATAAGATTAAAAATAGAGAGCAGTTTAGAAAGATCGTAATTGATATGATCGATAATTCTAAAACTCTTGATGTTGATGAACCTAGTCAGACTAGAATGGCAGTAATTATCAATATTAAGAAAGACTCTACAGATTATATTGATTATGATGATATTCTTACTGAAAGATTTGGTCAGTGCTATGATAAATTTGAGCATATTCAGGATGAATCTGATATGGATCAATTCATTGCATTTATTTCTGCAGGCTCTAAAATGCCTATGGATGAAGTAGAATCTGTATATAATAAATATCAGAAAATGACTGCAATGGTAAATAAAGATAAAGATACATTCTTTGGTAATATGCAGAAAAAGACATTTGCCAATGATGATAGCAACTTTGATATTGGAACGCAGAAAAAGAACAAAGCTGTTATTGATAAAGCTAATTTCTTTAATAAACTTTCAGAGGATAAAAAAGCTAAAGAGATTGATGATGAATTTTAATCACGATTATATATTATAAGAGTGACACAAAAGTGGTAAAGGCTGGAATGGTCTTTACCACTAAAATTTTAAAAAACAAAGGAGAGATACTTATGACTAAACCCAAATACCGAATTTATTCAGTATACAGTACAGTAATAGGAGGAGAAGAGCTATGAATCAAATTAGCAACAACGAAACATTTGTACCAAATGATTTTATTTCCAATCAAGTAATACAGAATATTCAGAATCCAGAACCTGTAAAAGGGGAAGATTTTGATGCAAGAAAATATGTAAAAGCAAAAGATCCAAAACTTAAAGATATTAATGTATTTTCAGATTTCGCTGAAAAGGTACAATCTCAGCCAAAACAGAAAGTAGAATATCAGGAGGTAAACATGATTAATACTCAAACAAGTGACGATGTATTATTCTCTCAGTTAGCCAATTATAGAGGGTTATCTGATACAGATTTAAGAAATTTAATCTGTGGAAATTTCAAATATATTTTAGAGAGAGTAATGGATCCAGATCCGAATAATAAATATAGATCTATAGTGCATGTATTTGTAGATCAGAGAGTTATTCAGATTATGATTGAGATAGCATATGCTCAGCCGTTATCTGATATCGAAAAGGTATATTGCAATAAACTTGTAACTGATTATATCAAGTTTGCAAGTGTTGAGAAAGGAGATACAAAACCTACGATCTCAGCATTAACAACATTTGCATCTGTTGTAAATAGAGATATTATTCAGCAGATGGTAGGATTTGGAGCGTTTGACGATAAAACAGCAAATAGATTAGCAAGAGCTAGTAGATCCAGCCTGAATGCTCAGGTATGTGTGAGAAATCTTAATGATGTAATTATGACCTTACCATTAAATATACTATATGAAAGACTCATTACTGCTATCTATTATACGGTGTGTGGTTCAAGAATCAAAGCAATTGATTTACTTGAGGGAATCATGTATGATGTAAAAGATGTAAGTACGATGACAGAAAGTAAAAGAGAGATTTATGGTTTAATTACTTTGGCATTATTTAGTATGCTGAATGAAATGAACGATGCTGGATTAAATACAACTTTATTAAATTACTCGCAGAACAGGCAATTATTATATATCGACAGACCTGTGAGATTTAATTTAAGAAGTTTTGCTCCATCTGATTTTCCAAGATTAGATATGATTATCAGAAATCTTGATATCAAAAATGGCAGTCCATTGTTTTTATAAAAAGTCTAACTATACGGGAAGTGGGGTAATTAAGCTCCACTTCCTATTTTATTTTTTATAAAATTTATAACTTCTAAATAAAAAATAAATTTATTTGGAGGAAAAATAAATGGGACTTTTAGCAGAAAAATTTAGAAATACTGTTAGTAAATCAAAAGATATTAGAATGTCTAGAGAATCTGATTCAGATGTATCTTATCCTACTGGATTTTTAGCTTTTGATTTCTTAAACGGCGTAGTAGTTCATGTACAAAAAGATGACATGAAATTTACATATAATAGTATCGGAATCGTGGATGGTTCTATGGCTACTGTAATCGGAAGATCCGGTTGCGGTAAAACTACTTTCTGTGTGCAAGCCGCAGGTGAAATTATTAGACCTTTTGAAACTTCATGTATATACTATGATAGTATCGAGGGTGGTATTGTAGAAACACGTATTGAAAACCTTACTGGTTTCTATGGGAAAGAGTTCAAAGATAGAATGATTATCAGAAATTCTGGTGTTACAGCAGAGAACTTCTTTGAACGTATTAAAATGGTTCATGATTTAAAAATTGAATCAAAAGATGAGTATATGTATGACACTGGCTTACTTGATACTAATGGAGAAAAGATATATAAATTTGAACCTACTATATATGTCTTAGACTCATTGGGAATGCTTATGCCAGATCAATATGCAAACGAAGACGAATTATCTGGCCAGATGTCTACAACAGCATCTGCTAAAACTAATTCAGCTATCTTTAGAAGAATTATCGCATTGCTTAAATCCGCAAATATTATTCTTCTTTGTATTAACCATATCTTAGACGATGTAGATATTAATCCATTTGCTAAGAAGCAACAGCAGTTAGCTTATCTTAAGCCAGGCGAAAGAGTTGGTGGTGGTAAGGTAGCATTATATGTATCAAACCTTATTATTAGAATGGACGACCATTCTAAGATGAAACCTACAGAAGGATTCTGTATCAGAGGTTCTTTAGTAACCCTTACTATCATGAAATCAAGAACTTCTGCCGCTGGTAATAGTATCACATTGGTATTTGATTACGAGAAAGGATTTGATAAAGATCTATCTCTATTCTATACTATGAAAGAATTAGGATATGTAAATGGAGCAGGTGCATATCTATACTTCGGAGATAGATCTGATATGAAATTTGCTCAGAAGAACTTTAAACAGAAACTTCAAGAAAATCCTGAACTTCAGGAAGTATTTATTACTGAGGGTTATAAAGCACTTATGACTCTTATTAATGATTCTGGAGAACCAGAAAACTATAAGGCTAAGTTCAATGTAACTACAGCTCTTATCAATAAGATGAAAGAATTTAATCAGATTGGTGTAGCTTAAAATAAAAAGGGTAAATCATAGGTATAATCATATATTATACCTATGATTTAATATAGCTATTTCAATAAAAATGAATTTAAGGAGGTTGTGCGAGATGGCAAGGACGGACAACGACAAAGCGCTTCTTGAAAATGAAGCAAAAAGAATTACTAAAATGGAATATGCATTAGGTAAAGGAAACTTAATGCCATTCAATAACAACAACTCTGGACCTCGAAAAATATTAGCAGGTATTCAGACAGAACACGCATTAGATATATTAAATTCAGAACCACCAATTATTCAAACTGGTTATGAAATCAGATTTGGTGATTTATCTGCATCTATTAAGAAAACAGATGGGGATTTACGTATTAGGCGTAAAATTGAGAAATTTGAAAAGGTTCCTGGTCATCATTATTTTCTTATTTGTACTGATGATAAGGACGATTCTATTCAAATTATTGAAAGGAAATGCTATAAGCATAATTCAGAATCTTATGGATATGCTATGAATAATTCACAAGTAGACTCCTATAGAGTAGAAGATACTATTCCAGAGGGAGAAATCATAGCTAAGTCCACAAGTTATGATCATTATAATAATCAGGGTGTTGGTGTTAACCTCGTAACAGCATACATAGCGGCTGCTAGTACGATGGAAGATGCTATCAATATCTCTGAATCTGCAGCTAAGAAATTAGCAGCACCGTTGTTTAAGAAAGTTAAAGCTATTGCCAATGACAATGATATCCCTCTTAATCTTAGAGGTGATGATGAATTTATCAAATCATTTCCTGACATTGGAGAAGAAGTTGGAAATGGTATTTTATTTGCTACTCGTAGAGAGAAGAACGAAGATGCATTATTTATGCAGTCTAAAAAGAAATTAAGAGAAACAGTTATGTCTGATACCAAATGGATGGTTAAATCAGGCAAAGTTATTGATATTGATATTAACTGTAACTCTCCAGAGAAATTACAGGAGAAAAGAACTAATGCTCAGTTGCTTTATTATTATAATAATAAGCAACGATATTTGAGAGAAATTGTAGAAACTGTGGATCAATTGAAGGATCTTGGTTATACTAAGATTAAAGGTAGACTTGATGCTATTTATAATAGAGCAAAATCTGAGATATCAAATGCTCAGTATATAGAAAAAGGTAAAGTATATTCAGGTACAGTAATTCATTTTACTGTAATGGAAGAATCTGTCCCAATGGTTGGGGATAAAATTACAAATAGATATGGCGGTAAAGGAGTTATCAGTAGAATAATTCCTGATGAATTAATGCCAGTATTAGAGGGATCCAATACAAGAGTTGAAGTAATATTAAATTCATCTACATGTACAAATAGACTGAACGATGGACAGTTAAAAGAACTTGAATTGAACTTTATTGGATCAGAAATTTTAAGATATATATCCACAACTCCGTTTACTGTGGATGAAGCATTAAAAGAAGTAACCGATTTCATTGAAATGTGTTCTCCGTTACAAGCTGCGCAGTTAAGATATCTGCTTAATAGTTGGGATATTTCATATAAGAAAGAATATTTATTAGGAATGATCGAATCAGATCATATTGTTCTAAGTATGGAACCAATATCAGAATCTATAACTACAGATAGATTAGGGGAGATTTATGATAGATTTTCATATGTAACACCTAGGTATTTATATGTACCAATTAAAGGAAGTACTGGTAATGTACGAATGGTACCAAGTAGAAGACCTATTGTATGTGGAAGATTATACTTCTATAGGTTGAAACAATACGCTGAAGATAAGTTCTCAGTAACATCATTATCTTCTACAAATATTAGAAACCAGAACAGTAGAAATAAAGCTTCTAAAAACTTTAAATCTGTTCATCAGAGTACACCTATTAGAATGGGTGAAATGGAAAATGGTGATATGACACATATGCCTGTCGCTATTGTAAAAGAAATGATGATGCTTTATTCATCATCACCGCATGGTAGATTATTAATGCAGAGTATATATACAGATGATCCGTATAATGTAGATATTAAACTTGATGAAAAATCTGTAGATAGATCTGCTGAGATTTTCAATGTAAGATTTAAGACCATTGGTCTTAGACTGAAATTCAAGAAAGTAAGAAGAATTTGGAAAGATCCAGTTCAGAAATTCCCGATTTATCATGATTATACATCATATAATCCGATATATCATATTTCTAATGAAGAAAAATACGATTTTAATAAATCTATTAAACGTGATCTAGAAGTAGATAAGAAATTTAAAGCTAATCCAATTTATCATGTACCGCTTTGGAAAATGGATGCAAGTACACAAAATAAAGATATAGAAACGTATTCGACAGAGGTTAATGATAAAGCGAATAAAGCGATGAAAGAGCTTCTTAAAAAATAATAAGTTATCGGAGTCTATATAATAATAGACTCCGATTCTTTTAATATAGATGACACAAAAAATATACACTATAAAAAGGAGGAAATACATATGAACGATATGTATTATTCAGTAACATTTGGATTTGGAGAGTATGGAAATTTGATGGGAATTTTATTCGAAGAGGTAGAGGTCGATGTAGAAAACGAAATCGAATTATCGAGAAAAACTGTAAAGGAGATCAAAAGAGAAAGGCAAGACGCTAATCATGTGAATATTATCGAAGATGAGAAGATTATATTAAAACTATATCATCATGATAATATTATTAAAAAGATTGAAGGTAACGAAACGCATATCATGTCAGCAAACAAGTTTCAATCTGCCAGATATAGTAAAAGTGGGAAGATTGTTACAGCTCAATCGAATGCATTAGAAACTACTATAGATATAGAGAAAGGATTTATTAGTGAAATTAAGAAGATAGGAAAGAAGAATAGAAATAAAAGATTCGGTGTAAATAATAGTGCATTCTTTGGAGATAATAATAAACTTAAAACTAACCCCATAGTTTTAAAATTAATGGGAGATATATCTTGTATGAATGAAATATATTTCGAATCTAATGATTCAGAGATATGCAGATCAATTATTTCAAGAACTTTTTCTAAAGAAACATTTAAACAAGAGAGAGATACAATTTTGAAGTATGCTGAAGAGTTTTTAATATTTTTAAATTTTGGAAAACAGGAGGTTTAAAACTATGCTTTATTTATTAAATTTAATCAAAACTTATTTTATGAGATACCATTCTAGAAAGATTGGAAATGATGAGGGAGAAATTAAAAAGATAATTAAGTTTTTATCTTCAAATAAGAATAATAAATTAGAAGTTGAAGTCGCTGAAGTCGATTCAAATATATTATATTCAGACTTAAAGAGATACATTGATAAATTTGGTAGCAATATAGGAATTGTAAAAGAGACTAAAATGTATCACTATGATTTAGGTAGTATGAGATATACCAAAGTAATTCTATTCAAAGGTAATATATCAAAACAGGAATTAATATCAAGAGCAATAGAAATGCAATTAAAACACCATAGTGATAAAGTGGTTAATATGGATGAATATAAGCTTAGAAAGGTTAACACTGTTGCTGTTTAAAAAGGGGGTTTTACCCCCTTTTATTTTTTGTAATGGTGATATATTATATAGGTGACTTAAGAATATAAAATTTAGAAAAGGAGGTTTATCCATGGATAACAATATTACTATACTTAAGTCTTTAAAAAATAATCTGGTTACTAATTCAGGTTCATTAACAGATATCATATTCGATTCAAAAGAAATGATCAATAACGAAACAATGAGCCTAATGAGTAAGCCGGTATGGAATAAGGAGGACGTAGAAAAAGGTGTACTAATAATCCAAATATCTAATAATTTATATAATAATAGTGATTTAGATATATTATTATTAGATGATGGAGTATACGATTTATTATTAGAAAAGGTGAGAGAGTATGTACCAGATATTCAATCTGGAGCGACTCCACAAAATTTAGCAGGTTCAGCTTCCCAATTTATGGAGACTGAAGAAACTAAAATGTCAAATCCGATAATGCATGTATCGGATGATGAGATTGAAAAGATGAATAATATGATGTTTCCAAGTATCATAAACATCAGAAGAGAGTTTAATAGTAATGACGTTTTTGCAAAGGATTTATTACCGGAGAGCAATGATGTCACGAAGAGATTAAGAAATACTCAGCACGAGCATCCAGAACTTGTTGGTACATTACACAAGTCTAAATTTGTATTAAGTGCTGATGCGATTGAAAGAGGAGTTTTCAATCAAAGTAATGTGGTAGTATTGGAGCGAGATTGGATTGCTCCGATGATAATGAGTAATTTAATAAAGCCTACAGATCAGTTAGATGTAATACTCAGCTTAAAGTATGATGGAATATCTATAGAAGCTGATGTAAATACGGAGGTAATATCTGCAAGGACAAGAGGTGATACGGATCTTGAGAAAGCAAGTGATTTGACACCTATATTTAAAGGGTATAAGTTTCCCAATGCTGTAGATTTAGGGGAAACTATCGGTATGAAGTTTGAAGCTATTGTAAGCTATAATAACCTCGATAATATCAATAGATTAACAGGAAATCATTATATAAATGGAAGAACTGCAATTATTGGTATATTAGGTAGATCTGATTCATACCGATATAGAGATTTTATAACATTGGTTCCATTACAGACATCTTTAAAAGATGAGAATGGGGAACCATTAGATCGTTTAGTAGAAATCGAGTTCATGAATCGGTATTATACTAGAGAGATCATGTTTAAGCATCAGACTATTTCAGGAAATTATCAAAGTATATTATTCCAGATTAAAAGATATGCAGAAGAAGCTGAATTTGCGCGCTCGTTTCTTCCGTTCATGTATGATGGAATAGTTGCAGAGATGTACGATCCTGAGATTAGAAAGAAACTTGGTAGAAAGAATTCCATTGATCAATATAAGATGGCAGTAAAATTTAATCCAATGAGACGTCATTCGGTATTTAGAGGTTACAAATATAGTATTGGTCAATCTGGAATGATAGTTCCAATGTTTTATTTTGATCCTGTAGAGTTCTTAGGAGCTATACATGATCATACAACAGGGTATTCTTATGAGCATTTCAATAAGTTAAATCTCTATAAAGGAGATGTAATTGATATTGATTATAATCATGATGTAATGCCATATGTATCAAAACCAGATATTCAATTTAATAGAGATAATCATAATAGGCCACCAGAAGCAGATGAAGTATTTCCAGATAAATGCCCATTCTGTGGTGGTAAGATTACGATATCTAAGTCTGGTAAAGCAGCTTATTGTATGAATCTTCATTGTGTCGGTAAAGAAGCAAAGAGGATTTCTAATATGATAGCTAAATTAGGAATCAAGGATATTGCCGAAGAAAGAATGGCAGCGTTAGGGATTGGATCTTTAAAAGAACTGTATGATTATCCATATGATAAAATGGTTGAAATTATAGGTCCTACAAATGCAGCTAAATTCAAAGATCAATTAGATTCTATTAAAAATAACGAAACTCCAGATTATATATTAATCGGAGCTTTGGGATTTAGTAACTTATCAGCTAAAACTTGGAGAATTATATTCGAAAAGATTGCATTAGTTGATATAATTCAATATTTAGATGGAGGGTATATCGATGACGTAAAAGATATGTTCTGTACCATTAAAGGTATAGGTCCAAATACAACAGAAACTATCATAGAAGAGTGGAATTCATTTAAGGATGATATTCATTTTATAGTAAATGAATTCAACTATAAGAATTCTTATGGTAGTTTTAAAATTCGTAAGAAGATTAGATTTACAGGATTTAGAGATAAATTTCTTGAAGCTATCTTAGACGAAATGGGTTACGATGCAGATGGAAATGCAGGAGTAACAAAAGACACAGCTATCTTATTGGTTCCGTATGATGGATATAATCAAGGTAGCAAATGTGAAAAAGCATTAAAATATAACATTAAGATGATGACAGTTAATGACTTTAAAAATTATATAGGGCTAGAAACTAAATCATTCTGATAGTACCTAATTATGATATCTGAGGGGAATTTGCATATTGTAAATTTTTACAAATATGCAAACCTCAATATAAAATCAATAAAAAGAAAAGATATGCCATAAAGTTGCATATCAAAAAATAAGGAGGATTTTAAAATGAAATTAACAGACAGCAGCTTAATCGCAAACATGATCCAGGAGTGCAAAGGACTGTCATGGACAGTAAACTTTGGAGATGTAGTTGAGGTAATTCAGTTCAGTATTACTGGAACTGTCGATTTCTTAAAACAGGTAAAATCCAAGAAAGAAAAAATCGCTTTAGTATTCGAAGATATCAAAGGAAATATGGTAGCGGCTGCTACTGTAGAGTATATCGAGGGCGAAGATGGTAATCCGGGTAACTGGTCTGTAGAGTTTACATTCGATCCAGAAGATATTAAGGATTGCAAAACATACAGTATCTATGAATCCGGTCCAAAGGAAGTTATTGCAAAACGTGGTTTTGATGACTTCAAAGTAAGATTTAGTGCACCAGATGTATTATCTCAGTTATCAACATTATTCTTCTCATTACTGAAAGATTTCCTCGATCAGAATGCTGTTGAAGGAAGTACATTCGAACTTAAACATGAACCATATTTCGTAGCAACAGTTGATGTGATCGATGGTGAGAAAGTTATGTCATTCATTCCAGATGGAGCAGTTAAGAGACTGATTAAAGATGATGATAGCTCATCTGAAAATGCCACAGAATAATATATTATAGAAATAGTAAGGTACGAACTAAGTTGTTTAGTTCGTACCTCTATTTTACCACGAAAGGAGATTTTTTATTATGGCTGGCATTGCAGAATTAAATAAAAAGTTATATGATGTAGTTTCATTAGAGACTTACACTAAGAATCCAGATGCTTATGTATCTGGACATGTAGCAATTGAAGATGAGGATTATGTGTTACCTATATTAACGGGTAATACTTTAAATAATGCAAACAAGGTTGGCATAGATGTCGGTCCGACGATTTCTAGAGTATATTTACCAACCTCAGCAGAAGATAAAAAAGCATATAGTAAAGATAAATTAGTAGATTTCAGTAAAGCTAAAAGCTATGATGAGTTGGCTAATTTACAGCAAACTGTTATCAATATGGAAAAAGATGTATTGACCAATCCGGACAATACATCAGTATATCCTATTGACGAAAAAGATTCACCTGCTATGAGACTTTTAAAAGAAGCAGTTAATAAGAAACATATTAACTTAGATAACTATGAGCATAGATTCGGATCTAATTATAATAATGACAAACGTATTTTCAATAAAAATACGGTATCATTAACTATGATGGAACGAATGGCTGATGCTTTAGATATGAAGTTAACTCTTACATTACAGGATTCCAAGCCAGACGTTCCTAATCCAATTGGTACAGCAATGAGTATTGACGTTACAGGAGGCAGTTATGAATGTGAATAGAGAAGTGATCGAACCTAATCAATATTCTTTTATAAGAGAATATAATGATAAGAATAGACCACAGTTTAATCCAGAATTATTTAATAGATCTGATGATGCAATAATAGAAGTTTTGAAAAAGGTTATATTATCTATCGAGAGAGATCGTTACTTTGTCATTAAAGTAATGAATTTTTCTGTAGTGGATGATTATCAGCAAATACGTATATTATTGCGTGAGCAAGAGAAATTCAAATCTAAGAATAAAAATAAACAGAAAATCGACGATAAATATAATTATATCCCGTTAAAAGATTCCGATATAAGATTATTAATCGTTGATTATTATCTGGAGGTCCCTAATCCTAAAGAGGGATCTCCTAGATCTAAAAATCTTAGGGTACTTATAGAAGTACCTAAAATCGTTGACAAATATTATTTCAGAATATTTGGAAATATATATTCATCTCTATATCAGGTAGTGGATGGATCTACTTATAATAATTCCAATTCTGCAAATCCAAAGTCACAAAATATAGCTTTCAAAACTTTATTTATGGCATCTAGAATCTATAGATATATAGAGAAGCTTAAAATGACAAATGGAGAAACTAAAGAATGTATCTGGTATATGAGTAATATCTTTAAGAAGAATTGCCCTCTTATGAGATACTTATTGGCTAGATTTGGATTCTATCAAACTTGTCAATTATTAAAAGTAAATGATCTGTATATTTCAGATCATGATATCGAAAAGGATGATTATTACACGGTAAAGAAAAATAATATGTATATTTCATTACCTAAGTATATATATGATAATGATCCTGTAGCTCAGAGTTTAATGTATACTGTATATAATTCAGTGTCAAGGGAAACCTCATTGAATAATGTCTATACATTAGAGTATTGGATAGCAGTACTTGGAGATTCTTACAACAATAAGACTGTAGAGAAAGGATTAAATGTATTAGATTCTCTTGAATCTATATTGGATATTCCAACTCAAGAAAACTTAAAACTTCCGGAAGAATGTAAAAAGAATATATATGATATAATTATATGGATTCTTAGGGAATTTAATGAATTAAGAAAGAAAGATAATCTAGATATATCTACAAAGCGTATTAGATATGAAGAATATTTTGGAGCTATTTATGCTATTAAATTAGCTACAGGTCTTTATAGAATATCTGATGAAGCTTCCAAATTGCAGATAGATAGATTAGAGAAAGCTATTTATACATTCCCAGATTTTCTATTGAAACAAATTTCAAAAGACAGTCTGGTAAACTATAATAATAGCGTAAATGATATGGATGCTATTACAGCTCTTAAATTCACTTATAAAGGAGTAAGTGGAGTTGGAGATGGTAATACTGCATCTATTCCAGTAAATTATAGACAAGTACATCCTACTCACTTGGGAAGATTGGATTTGGATAGCTCTACAGCAAATGACCCAGGATTATCTGGAATGCTTTGCCCGATGGCTTCAATTCATAATAACTTCTTTAGTGATTATAAAGAACCAAATAACTGGAGAGCAGAAGTTGATCAAGTATTGGCTCAATATGCTCAGTTAGAAGGTCTTAAAAATGCATTGGAATATCAAGGAACTATAAATGGAGTTAATGTTGAAGAACAGCGTTTAGCAGTTATTCAAGATACTCTTAGTTCTATTGAGAAATTGATTACACCTATAGCTCGTATTAACAAGGAAATTGATAATATTGAGAGTATCCCTAATAGTATAGCTGTAGCGGGATAAAAGATTTTGTGATATGGATAGTATTAAGCAGCACATTATTATAAAAGATATGAGGAGGGATTTGAATTGCCAGAATCAAATGGACGTTATGTTTATTTTCTGTACTCTACAACTCAGAGAAAACAGAGAAAAGATATAGAATCAACTGTAAATCCTGCAGGTTATAAACCTAAAAAAGTTTTAGTAAACGGTAAATGGAAAGAGTTTACTGAAATGAATACAACAGGAGAAAGTAGATATTCAGATGCGGTAATTGTAGCTGAAGGGTATTATAGTCTTATGAAAATAAGCTAAGGAGAGAGCAATGAATATTCCAATACATCCAATTCACAGATTAGGTTTAAACCAGTGTCCAAAATGCGAAGGCATTTTGGTGCTGGTAGAAAAAAGTATTAGTATGATGGATTTAGATAAAAGAGGTATACCTAAATCTAATAATTTAGATGATGAGGTAGAAATCAAACTGATTTGTACTGAATGTAAATCAGTTTATGATGCAGATAAAGAAGGTATGCACTATCTTATTAAGAGATCCAGTAAGAAACTGGTAAAGGAAAAGAAAAGCAAAAGAATGAAAGACTTTAATCCATTCTACTCATGAAAGTTTGACCATTAAGGATTTTTATATCCTTAATGGTCTTTTGAAGGAGAAACAAAAATGATCAAAACACTACCTAATGATTTAGTTATCTGTATTAAAGACTTTCTAGATAATTATGATGTAGATTATCCAGATACCGATAATATAATGAATATATCATCAGAAGATTATAAAATATTTATTAGAATACGTTTAGAATCAAGATCAGAATCCATAATAATATATCTATCTGGGAATAACTTTATATATGAAACTGATAAAATTTTTGATGTAATAGTGCTACCATATGGATATATTTTAGACAAGCATGAAGATCATATTCCGGATAACGAAGCTGATAAAATAGAAAATGAAATTACTGATAAAATAGTATTATCCGTTAAGAATTATATTTCTGATACAGAGAAAATTATAAACTCTGATATAAAATTTAAAAAACCTTTCAAGAATATATTATCTTCTAAAGATGAAGAAATTATAAATCCATCTATAAAAATTGAATCAGAAATAGATGATTTTGCAAAAAATAAGAAAGTTTTCAACGTTAGCGTATTGCCTAAAGAACTACCTAATTCATTACTTAAATTGATAAAAGTTTATGATAAAATACAAATAACTTTTAATATACATAACGATTATCTTAAAATGGATATACCAGTTAACTTATTTATAGAAAAAAGAAAGAATTTGGCTAATATTGAATACGTTCATACGTATTTAGTAGGGTCTGTAGAAGATGAGGATAAAAATAAGATACCTCATTCTGCAAAGACAAATTATATATTCGATTGCAATAATCCAAGTTGTGATGTATCAGTTGCAATAACTGATAAACGTAATAAAGATAATCTTCTTAAGAAGTTACATGACTCGGTGAACGCTTGTATTTCCTGCATGAAAAAAGTGGGAGATGGCAAGATCACATATATCATTTATGTATACAGGAGGACAGAATTATGATTTACACAAAAGTAGCAGAAACATTAAACCAATTAATTCAGCATGAACCAAACCCGAAGGAAACAATTGAAGTACTTGCAGATGATCAGTTATCAAAAGCTGTATCTGTAGCGTGCTTATCAGCAGGAGGTATTAAAGTATCTAATATCGGTAGAATTACAAAAGTAGAAGATAAGCATGTACATTGCATTATATGCGAACTTAATGAAGAATCTGTCGATAAATTTGTTGAAGTAGCTTCTAAAAGTAGCGATTTAACAGATGACCAGAAAGCCGTTGCAGGATCTTTATTCCTGTCAGTATGCACTGTTAAATACGGAGATGATTGTTACACAATTTTATTTACTGGTGAATTATACAGTGGAGAATTTGCATTGATTACTAAAGTATACGAGGTACTTACCAATGAATATATGTATAGTTTATCAGCATTAGGTTTAATTGATGGAATGAGTGAAATAGATAATTATGCAGAAAGAGCATATAATCTTAGTTGTTTCTACATTCCAGCAATGCTGACACCTATTTCTAAATTACCAGAACATATTCGTGAGTATGAGCCTTTAAAACAGTTTGTCAGATATATAAAAGAACATTGTAAAAATAATGTTTGGTATACATCATTATTCGATTACAATGAAATTACAACTATAGGAGACTGTTTAGGATATGAACAAATCTTATTTGATGAAGAGGATATAGAAAATGACGAAGACGTTACGACCCTTGATATATCATGATCATCACGAGAGCTGTCCAAAGTGTAATGCTTTGGACAGTCTTGAATTGTTTGATAATTACAATAGACCTTTTAATTATCAAATGCTTTTAAGTACTCATGACACAAGTAAACTTAAAAACAGAAGTTTTAGATATTTCAAATGCAATAAATGCAAAGAAACATTTAAAATAGATTGGACTGGATGTGTTCCTGTACCAATGAAAATTTCAAAAATGGAAGATTTCATAGAAGTATGCAAAGCACTAAAAGAAAAGGAGAAAACACTATGAGAAATTTAACAATGGAAGAAAAAATGGAATTCGCTAAAGAAATGAATAAATTTTGCGCAGAGAATCAGAATTTTTGTGAAGATGTAAAACAGGTAGCACTTTTAATGAAAGGATCTATTAATTTTGATGATGGAGTTAATATATTAGCTCCGAACTACGGAGATACTATATCAACTGACGACAAAGCTTTCGTTATGGCAAATATTGAAAGAGCTATGATAAAAGGGAACTTATTTAAAGAAAATAGATTTCTTCATGATTGCAATAAAGATAGTAGAGGAGTATTTGTTGGTGTATGTCCCAACGCTGATAAAGAATTTATAACTGTATTTGCTATAGACGATTCATTTAAAGATGAATATATTGCACACATTGTAAATTTAGATGAAGATAAGAAAATTATTATACTTGCTATTGGAAAAAAATATAAAGATTTTCTCGATAAATTAGGAATCGATAATACCGAAATTATAAAAGCATTTATTCATGTAATGAAAGAATTTGTAAATCTTATGTATCATGATATAAATCAGCAATATGCTATACCATCAGCACTGTCTTCATTATTCCTTACAGTAGCATCATTTCATCCTACAGAATTTGAAAATAATTTATTCGTAGATGAAGAGTATGGATGGTTCTATGATAGCATACTTAGCACGAGAGAATATAGAAGGTTATCTCTAAATAATTTAAAGAGCATGATGGGAGACGATGATCCTTTATCTAATTTATCATCAGATGAAGTTGATACTGAAGAATTAGTAAAGTTTATTATAAACGTGATACCATGCATTACCAAGTTTTTAGATAAAAAGCCTAAAGCTACAGATGAGAATAAACGTGCAATTAAGCGTTTTGATTACATGAATCCAAAGAAAGAAAAGTATATAAAAGATGTAGAAATTGATGAATGGTTAAATACGCCATTATATTCATGCATCTGTGAATATAATGGCGATAAATATATAATGGCTGTGTCAGAATGCTTTTCTATGTCTAAAATCACAAATGATTTTCCTGCTGGACGTTTAATTACTATTCCTGGAAATATTAATGGATCAGAGAAAGAAATTATAAAGATCGCATACGATATATTAAAATTTATCATAAATGATCTCTCTGATGACAAAGAATTCGAAATAGACAGAATGGGAAGTATCTTTTCTATAGCTAATCTGTTAAATTTCAAAATGATTCCAGATACATTTGAACTTATCGAGGACGGATTTATTAAATCGAATGTGGAAGGTTATTTAAAGTTTCGTGAAAATGCACTTAAAATATTAAATGTAAATGCATAATAATAAGAGGAGTAGGTATTCCCTACTCCTCTTATTTTTTTAATTGATTCGAAACCTAATTATAATCTAAGAAAGAAGGTACTTTAAATGAAACTATTACGCTTATATATGAAAAATTATGCCGGTATAAAAAGAGCCAGTGGATTAGATGAAATCTGTATAGATTTCAGTAAATGCATTTCTAATATTGTGTTGATTATTGGTCCTAATGGATCAGGAAAAACTACTATATTGGACGCTTCGAGTCCATTACCGGATAGTAATAGTAGTATGGTAGATGGAAAAGAAGGGGTTAAAGAAATATCATATATTGATAATGATGTAATATATAATTTAAGAATAGTGCATCCTGTAAAATATGATGGTACTAGATCTGTAATAAAAGGATTTATTACTAAAATAAATCCGGGAGGGGATACAGAAGAATTAAATAGTAATGGTAATATTACTTCATACAAAGATACTATATACAATCTGTTCGGATTAGATCCTAGTTATGTGTCTTTAACAAAATTATCTATGGATGATAGAGGTATTGTATCTAAAAGTCCAAATGAAAGAAAAAGATTTGTAACTGCTATTCTTGAATCTGTAGAAGTTTATAATAATATCTATAAAACTTTGAGTAAAAGAGCTTCCGCATTTAAATCATTGATAAATAGTGCAGCTTCTAAAATAAGTACCATTGGTAATGAAGAAGAATTGAAAAACAGATTGGTTGCATTAGAAGAAAGGATTAAGTATCTTACTATAGAGAAAGAAAAATACTCAAAATCTCTTTCAGATAATGAAGCATCTGTTAAAGTATTGGATCCTGATGGTTCTATACAAGAAAAATACAATAACATAGTTATTCAGATTCAATCTCTGTCAGCAGAAAAGAAAAATCTTGAGCTTATTATTAATAGATACGATTATAAAGATAGAGAAGATTTATTAAAGAATATCAATTCTTTAAAAAGTAATATTACTAATATAGAAAGGGATATTAATGATTTACGTAAAGAGAATGAGATAATGCTTTCTTATTTAAGTAAAGATGACGAGCAGTTAAAAGCTAAGAAGATAAAATTAAGTACTTTAACTGCTGATGGTAATTTATCTATATTACAGAATAAATTAGATTCTTTAATAAAGAAGAATGAGGAAATAAAGAAATTTATTCCGGATAATTTTAATATAAATATATCTGTAACAGAGTTTGCTGCCGGTATGAACACATTGAATCTTATTATAGAAGATATCAATAGAATAAAAGAGCAAGCTTTTATGGAAAATCTTAAATATATATACGATATAGTATCTAATGGTAAAAATATCATTGATATATTAAAAGAAACCAGATTAAACAAATTAGCATCTGAGGATAAAATCAGAGAGTTGAAATATAATATATCTTTATGCGATAATGATATAGAACTAATGAAATCTCTGGATAAACGTCCGTCTGGATGTAACGATGATAGTTGTCCATTTATTAAATCAGCAGTAGAAGCTCAGAAAAGAGATCCTCTAAAGAAAAAAGAATCTTTAGAGAAAGAATTATTTGATTCTCAGATGGATCTTACTATATATTCTGATACTATAGTAGAACTTGAAGACGATCTTGATATTATTAATAGACTAAATGTAATATTAAGATCAATAGAATCTAATAAAGAAATATTTATACGAATAGGTGCTTCATTTATTCTTGATAATAATAACGTAATGAAGTATCTTATAAGTGAATTCGATTTAAATAAAGCTACAGAATCTGTCATGAATAATCTTGAAATAGTAAATCAGATGGAATTATATAAGAATAATCAGACAGAAATCGATATATTGTCAACTAAATTGGATGCTCTTAAAGATAAGATAGATCTTATAAACGAATTAAATTCTGATATAAAGAGCCTTTCTGAGAAATTGAATGATTATAATATCAAGATAGATGAAAATAATAAAGATATAGATTATTTATCAAAAGAATTTGTATCCAAGAGTACTCAATTAAATAACTTAGAAGAATTAAATAGGAGGTATGACGAATATGGCATGGTCTGTGATAAGATTAATACTCTTAGTAATAATGGTAGTGTGTTATTTAAAGATATAGAATCTATTAGAACCTGTTTAGATAATATAAATAAAATTCAATCATCTATAAATAATTTTAATTCTGAGCTTGAACCGGCACAGAAAGAACAAGAAGAAATTAAGTTCTCTCTTAAAATGCTCGATCAGTATCAAAAAGAATTAGAATTATTAAATTTGAAATATGAGAAGGTTGAAATGGTTAGAAAATATAGTTCTCCATCTAAAGGTATACAGACATTGTATATGGAGCTATATATGGGTAAGACATTAAAGATAGCAAATGAATTATTATCTATGCTCTTTGATGGTGATTTAGTATTAATGGATTATATTATCAATGAAAATGAATTCAGAATACCAGTAAAATCATTGTCGTCTAGCATTATCAATGATGATATTAAGAGTTGCTCATCGGCTCAAAGATCTATGATAAGTATGATTATATCATTAGCTTTATCAATGCAAGGATCAGGAAAATGCAATATTATAAGATTAGATGAAGTAGATTCGCCATTAGATGAAGGTAATAGAGCATCATTTATTCCTACTATAAATAGAATGATGATGGCTATGAATATATCCCAATGTTTAATGATATCTCATTCATCAGAATCAGAGTTGTCTAATGTAGATATAGTATCATTAAATTCTAATTATGAAGGTCCAGGACACGTAATCTTCCAATATTAAAAATGATAGTATATTATACATCTGAGTAAAGAGAAGACTAGTAGTAAAAAGTTTTAAAACATCCCTTCGTGTAACATTCTGCTAGTTTTTCTCTTTACGAAGTATAACTCCTTCTTATTTATTTTTATTGTAACGCAGGATAGGAGTTATCCTATCCGGTCTTGATCTATGTCAATAGCCCCTTACTATTGACAAAATATATCCTGTATGATCGAATTGATCATACAGGATATTTATTCAAAAATATATTTTATTTTTATAGATGCGAGGGCCTAGACATACTATTAAGTATGTCTAGGTGGAAAAACAAAACTATTACGCACACATAAATACCATTCATAAACCACACATGGAAAGGCTTTACGTAAATATAGAGTGGCAACTTCTATATTTAATTTAATGTTATACTTGTTATTTAAAAACAGAAAATAATAGATAGTGAATATTCACTATCTATTATTTCTCCGTAACTACTCAAAAAAACAAAAAAGGAAAAAACTTTATGAAAAATACAAAATACATAATTAGGCATCCCTGTCTAATTATGAAATTGTTATAACTATTTAAAACAACTTAGCAACCCCATGCAATACAGAGTTGCATGAGGCTACCAAGTACCATCGTTACAATTTTTCGGAGGAGGTGTTCATCCACACCAGAATTCAAGCCAGTAAAACAGCTTCGAGTGAAAAATACAAGATGGTTTCATTTCAGCAGCAGGACCAATGAGACAATCTTGTATTTAATATATAGTTAATATTCATCGATAGCAGATTCTCCGATTACTACAAGAGGATATGATTCATTCAGTTTGATATTTCTAGCTGTATGATTTCTTTCATCTATAGTAGTATCTTCCATAAACATAATATCATGTTTATCTACATTCTGAAGAATTTCTCCAGTAGCCATATTCATAATTTCGAATGATTTAGCTCCTGTAGATTTGTTCCAAACTACAACTTGCTGTACATTAGGATCATTCTCCAATGCAATCATATGTTGCTGAGGAGTCATATTTTGAACATAATTATTATAAGCAGCAACATCATCCATAGTATTATTAGGTATTGTACCTGCTATAATAGCATCATTACGTACAGTCATATCTCTGGATGTTGGTCCAAGTGCTGCATAAGGATTAGGAACTGATGCAGTTACAAAAGCTTTATACATATCTTGAATAGCTTTATCATCATCTACATTATCGTTTAGATGAAGTTCTTTAGCTCGTTTCATTTCAAAGTCTTGTGCCTTTGTAATAGAGTTATTCATTTCCTTGATAGCATTAAGTTTATTGCTAAGCATTGATGCGGAAGCATCTGTTAAATTACTTAAATAAGTATATTTATTTCTAACAGTTTTAGAATTACGAAGTAATCTGATATCTTCATTGATATCAGCCATACTCATATTGGTTTGTGCAATTACTTCTTTAAGCATACTATTAGTTTCTTCATATTTCTTCTCAAATGGTTCTAAGCCATTGTTATTAGAAGAAGATTTATTCTCAGAAACTTTTACTACTTTATTGGGGTCGCCAGTTCTTCGTTTTCTTTTCGGCTTTTCTTCTGAAATTCCAACAGGAGAAGAAATAACAAGAGAATCATCCTGACCTATTTTAGAAAAATCTATTCCTATATCTTCATCTTTAACTCCTGCTACTACAGGTTGGTTTTCAGATGGGTTATATGAATCGGATGAGTAATCGTGATATATTAAATCCATAGTATCTCCTTTCACTAAGCAAATTATGCATTCTTACCATAATGTGAATATATTGAAATTATACTAGTCTGAAAACTATATAATAATACATAATTGTACCAAATTACGTACGATTAGAAAGGTTGGTAATAAAAAATGAGCGATGAATTAATTAAAGGATATCCTTTTAATAGTAATATTACTTTATTAGATAATAGATACCATTATCCTCAAAAGAGAGAGGATGGAAAATATGATCCGGATTATATGCTTATGATATATAAAGATTTAGAAACTGGTAAAAAAGGTCATAGATATATTATGAAGCCAGATTTCGATTATTATAAATTAAAACCTGAATATACAACAGATCATAATTTGTTTATTGTAGAGAAAGAGAAAGTAGATAAGATTACTTGTAAATATAGAGATTTATTAAAATCTATTGCTGAGAATACAGGTAACGAAGAATTCTTTTATGAGAATTTAAGAACTGGTCAATTTAGAAATAATCAATTATTACACGAATTGCCTAATATATTATTTAGTGATTCTAATATAGAAGACAGATATAAATTCATGTTTGATTTATATTATAAAAATGATATTTGTCCTGTAACGAAGGCATTCTTCGATATTGAGGCTGATACTATAGATATGAAAGGAGACTTTCCAGAGATGGGAGAGTGTCCTATAAATGCAGTATCATGTATAATAGAACAAGAAAATCTTGTAAAAGTATTTTTATTAAGAAATCCAAATAATCCATTAATAGAAAAATTTGAGCATGAAGCAAAAACTGACCCAAATTTATTTAAAGAATTAAGAGAGTTTCTAATAACAACTGTAGGTGGACCAGAAAAAGCAAAAAAATACGGAGTAGATAATTTGGATGTACGTCTTGCATTCTTTGACGAAGAGATTCAATTAATATATTCATTATTTCAATTTATTAATAAATATGAACCAGACTTCTTATTGGCATGGAACATGGCATTCGATATTCCGTATATATATGAAAGAATAATTAACTTAGGATATGATCCGGCAGAGATCATGTCTCATCCAGCTTTTGAAAAGAAAGTAGCTAAGTATTATATAGATGAAAGACATAGAAATGAATATGCGGAGAGATGCGATAGATATACGTTTTCTATGTATACAGTATTATTGGACCAAATGATTCAATTTGCTTCAAGACGTAAAGGTCAGTCAGCATTTAAATCATTTAAATTGGATGATATCGGTGAAGTTATAGCTGGTGTAAATAAATTAGATTATTCTCATATTACACATGATATCTCTAAATTACCATATTTAGATTATAAGACATTTGTATTCTATAATATCGTCGATACAATTGTTCAGAAATGTATCGAAGTTAAAACTGGAGATATAGATTATATCTTTGGTAAGTGCGTAATGAATAACACAAGATATGATAAAGGTCACAGGCAGACTGTTTATCTTACAAATAGAGGAGCAAAAGAATTCTATAATCAAGGATTTATTATTGGTAATAACGTTAATAGAAATAATAGTAACGTTAAATTCCCTGGAGCTTTGGTAGGTAATCCTAAGCATAATAGCGATTATTCTAAATTAAAGCAAAATGGAGAGATTTTAAATATTATGGATAATCTAGTAGACTTTGACTATAAGTCTCTATATCCAAGTATTGCAAGAGAAAATAATATGGCTCCAAATACTCAAGTTGGTAGATTAGAAATACCTACACAGGTATATGAAAATGAAAATCCATTTAGATATGAATTTTATTATAGAGGCGGTAGATTCCTTATGGACTTTAATAACGGAAACTACCTTGAAGTTGGTAAACGTTGGTTCCATTTAGCATCTATAAGAGAGATGATGGAAGATTTTGATGAATTCTTTACTAAAGTAAGGTTCCCAATAAATCCAATGCTTGATATAAATAGTGATGGATTTTATAATCCAATTTATCATTATCCTGATATAGGAAGTGGATTTTATAATCCAATTTATCATGATCCAGAAAATACATTTAGACCTATTATAAGAGATTCGGATAAGTCTAAAGATTTTAAACCATATTTAAAGAAAATAAAATAAGGAGATTAAACCATGGAAAAATATGTAGGATTATCACTTGAAAACTTTTTAAAGATTTTTGAATACGTAAAGTATACAAAGAAAAAATGGTTTGCTGTGTCAGTAGAAAAATTTTTAGATATAGTACGAGTAAACGTATACGGAACAGATGATGATTTTTCATCTGTAACGTATATAGAATATATAGATTTCGCATTAAATGATGGGGATATTAATCATTGGACGTGGTCTGATGAAAAAGGAAATGCAGTTTCAGATTACACGTTATATTTTAATAAAAATGAAATCATAGCTTTGATGAAAGAAAATGAATTTGGATATATAAGCAATTGTAATGTGTATGACCAAATGGGTTATTCCAAGTTATGGGTAGGTAAATCATTTGTAGGCGATAAATTATACAAATTAGCTCGTAATGCTCGCTTATTAGGACGTGGTTCAAATCCATATAGTATTGATAATCCGACATTGATCTATCATTTGGATGATTTAAGGCAGAATGCGGATATTACGAACAGTTTATCTATGAAAGCTGGAGATGGAATGGAAATGGTTAATTTAGATAATAATATCATTACATTATATGGCGGCATGTATCCAATCACAGCTAAAGATAAAGTATCAATAACTTTATACGATTTACATGATGGAAGCAATGTTTCTATAGTAGAAATTATAAAAAGTAAACCAAAAGATTTAGTAATTAAATGCTTATTAAGATATAGAAGTTTGTCAGAATAAAGGATGGAGTCTCCCTTACCATATAGAATTATCGCTGGAACAATAAGATAATTCGTGGTAAGGGAGGTTTCCATCCAATGGCAAATAGAAACAGATTTAATTTTTCTAAAATTGTCGATCTGTCTAAAATATTGAATAACCGAATGAACGACCACTACAGACAGACATATAACTCATCCAGAACCTCCAAAAAAGAATTGGACGATGTATCTGGCAGAGTTGAAGATAATATTGACGCTATCATGAATAGAAATAATGATATAGATGCTCCAAATCTTACTAAACTTTATTCAAGAGCATTATTGTCTAAGAATCTTAATGATAGACAAGTTCAGAAGAAAATAGAAGACACTTTTGGAGATGAAGGTGTTACAAATAATATATTAGGTATATATTTACAGAATAAGAATATAAAAGATCTGTATAATGAAATAGATACAGTATGTAAATATATGCCTAAGCTTGATGAAGCATTAAAAGCTAAAAGAGATGCTATATTATCATCAGATAATTTCTCTAAAGACTTTGTTAATGCTACTGTATCATCTACATATGATGAGGATAGAGTTGTATTTAATACTCGTATTGAAAATATTAAAAAGAAATATAAATTAGCAGAAAAATTCGATAAAGCCACTTATAGTACAATGAAATATGGTGAAGAATTTATTTATCATCCACCATATAAGAAAGCTTTAGCTAAACTTTTAAGAGATAAATCTAAAACCATGTCAGTTAGTAATCCAGGAGGATTACATGAATCGGTAATCAGAATAGATGGAATTACTACAAAAGACTTAAAATTAAATAATCAGATTACTACAAATACATATAATATCAATGTATCATATAATTATACTGGAGTTCTTGAGTCTGCTGTTAATGATCAGACTAGATTAAGAGAATCTATGAGTATAGTTAATGAAGTTGGCTCTGTATGCGATAATATAGACGAAATGGCATTAATGGAAGATGCTTTACCAAATTCATTAAAAAATAATACTAGCGATAAGAAAACTAAATTGAATAAAACTATATCAGATGAATTAGAATTACCAACTAAAGACTTTGATCAAAGTGCTAGAGACGGTTTGATTAAATCTGGTATAAATAATAGTGTCGATTCATATAATGTAAAAACACCGGGTTGTGTATTAAAAACATTAAAGCCTGAAAACGTTGTATTATTATATATTGACGAAATATGTTTAGGATATTATTACTTTGAATTTGATCCAAATACAGATAATTCTATTTTATATAGTAACCAGTATGATTCTTCTGGTTATGGTTCTACAATGTATGATAGAAACGCTGTTAAAAATTCTCAAGATTTTAAAGCAGAACAAGATAAAAACCAATTATTAAAATATGTAGCATCTAATATAGCTAGTCAGATTGATACGCAATTTATCAATACTAATCCAGATTTAGCGGATGAAATATATGCAGTATTAAAATATAATGATCTTTTCAATGGAGCTTCAACTTCTAATATCAAAGTTACATTCTTACCAGAAGAAGATGTAACTCATATTAAATTTGAAGAAGATCCTGATACACATAGAGGTATATCTGACATATTATCTTGCTTAATAGCGGCTAAAATGTATTGTTGTATTTCTATTAATGATACTATAGCATCTTTAACAAGATCTCAAGATAGAAGGGTATACTATGTAAAACAGAATACCGAAACCAATATAGCTCAGACTCTTATGAACGTTATTAATCAGATTAAAAGATCTAATTTTAATATACGTCAAGTAGAGAATATGAATTCTATATTGAATATTATAGGTAGATATAATGACTTTGTTATTCCTGTTGGACAATCTGGAGATGCTCCTGTACAAATGGAAGTAATGAATGGTCAAGATATTCAACCTCATACAGAATTATTAGATAGATTTGAAGAACAGTGTGTAAATTCTACTGGTATTCCTCTTGAATTAGTAAATGCAAGATATAGTACAGACTTTGCTACGCAAATTACAATGTCTAATATCAAATTCTTAAGGCACTGTATACTAAGACAAGAGAAGCTTGAATATTACTTCAGTAGAATAATAACAGCTTTATATGCTGCAGAATATGGAGAAAGAGTATACATTAAATGTGTATTACCTCAACCATTATTCTTATCTATTACAAATCTTAATAATATCCTTGAAACTGTACGTGCTAATACAGAAACCATAGCTAATTACGAATATGATAATGAAAATGATCAAGCTAATAATGAAAAGAAAGCAATCTTTATGAAGTTAATGATGAAACAAAGATTGAGTACTTATGTAAAAGCTGATGAGATAGATAATCTTAAGAGACAAACAGAGTTTGAATATAATAAACGTAAAACTGCAGCTTCTGCTAACGGAAATGCAGTCGGAGATTCATACGGAGGATATTAAAAGAAATATGGATGTATACCATTTGGTATACATCCATATATTTATTTTTTTATCAGCCACCATTAGCGTTGTTGTTATTTGATCCGGAAGATGTAGTACTTGCGACATCAATACCGAAGTTTGAATTAACTGTATCAAATACAGAATATTTGAATTTACCAGAATCAAGTTCGATCTGATTTTCAGAATGATTGTTAAATCCGTTAACGCTATCCCTAGCATTCTGACTAAATCCGTCATTAACTGCCATCATATTCTTAACAGCATCAGCTTCATTAAGATATGCAAGCATCTTAAGCGCTCTAGCATCTACTTCTTCACCGTCGATAACGAAGCACTGCATAGTAACTTCGATATCAACTTTTTCAATTTCACCCTTAGTACCATTGTAGATACTGGATGGAACTTTATTTGGCCATGCATTACATAACAGATATGCTTTTTCAAGACCAAGCATAGTTTCATCAGTTACGATATACATAAGGTTGAATACTTCATTTTCAAATCCAGCTGCAAGGATACCATTTTTGATTAATCCATGATATGTCTTAGCCTGTGTACGAGGATCTCTTACACCTCTAATATACATATCAATGAATTTTGTGATAACTGAACCAGATTTTTCAGTAAAGCTCATAGATATTTCAGATGCAGACTGCTGAGTAACTTTACCCATGGAGTTCATTGTAGAAATACCATCAGTAAATTCGATATTATCAACAGTAATATCTTCAATACCATCAAGTCCTTTAAACTCGTATTCAAGAATATAACAGAACAGATCCAGAAGTTTCTGAGCATCTGCGTTTCCATTAGATCCTAATACTTTAAGATATTCAGGAACAGAAATGACTACAAGATGCTGATAACCCTTCAAATATGCATTGAACTGTGCAGCATTTGTAAAGTCAGTTACACCTCTCATCATTGTATATTCTGCTACTGATCTAGGACGTTTGCTATAAGTATTAAATGTACTTTGTAAGTTAGCCATTATACTTACCTCCTATATCAAGATTGGGTCGGTAATGCATAAATCTTAAAGATTTCAGTCTGAACGAAGTCTTTGAATGAAACTTTAATAGATGCATTAAAGATCTTATTGGCTTTCATAATTGGGTCTGCAACATAAACAAATTCGAGAGTATCGAAGTTTTCTTTATACTGCATAATTGCATTATTAACAGCTTTCTTATAAGTTTCAAGGTCATCAGATGTAATAAATGTATATCTATTAATCGGGCAAACCTCTCTAACTCTATGAATAATCTGCTGTACAGCAAGGATATTATTAATATAAGAGAGCTGGCTATATGGATCCTGAGATGTATTAGTTGTTTCAAGTACCAACTGATTATTGATATATCCACAATAGTTTAATCCTAAGTCCATAAGCTCTGTTTTCTGGTCAACCTTTGGTGTAAATTTAGGACAGAAGTTAACTGTACCTTTAATAGCTTCATCAAAAGTAAATCCGTACTGAATACCAGCGCACGGTGCATTTCTTCTAAGGTTAAAATGATTAATCATTTTAACTGCTAAAGAATACATCAGAGTTACATTGATCTGCTTTCTGGAATATGGATCCAGAACATCATATGTTGTAATGTAAGAAGCTGCAAATCTAGAATGGTCAAATTCTTTAGCAGCCATCTTAAACTGATCATATGTATATTTATCAAGACCAAAATCTCTAAAGTAGAAGAAGTCCTGTCTGAACTCTGCAAGATCAAGAATAGCTTTCTTTACTTCAGATGGATAGTTAGCATCGAATACTGCATCGATATTAACCTGGTTAGGGTTAAATACAGAATCATCAAATTCTCCAGAGAAGAATTTTACTGCTTCTTTAGTCCAAGCACCTGTTCCGAATGGTTTATCTCCAAACTCACCATTATCACCAGACATGATCATCATACCTGTAGCGTCGGCAAGATCATATCCGTTTTCAGCTTCATCTTCTGACTTAGTAAGATCTACTGAAATATAGTCAAGAGCTTTACCTGCTCTATCACATCCAAACAGTATGTCAATAGATTTAAGTGTATCTTCATCTACTCCAGTAGCTTCACTAACAGCTTTGATGAATTTATTAGATCCTTCTTCATACTGATAAGCGTCAAGCTGTGTAAGATCTTTAGAACTTTCTGTCAGAGACATACTTGTCTTAAGATAAATAATATTAGGATCAATAGAAAATCTTGTATACTCAGCATTTGTTTCAGCATCAGCAATTACATTAAATGTATAGAATTCGAAAGAATTCTGTTTACTTAACTGATAATCTGGCTGAATATTAAATCTCTTAGTAGATTTTCCTCTACCATTATCTGTTACTGTGAACAGAGGGAATACGTCAGTTTCTTCTTTATACTGTAACTGAACATGAGCTACTACATCAGTAATAGTTTTCATAGAAGGTACAGTAACAACTCCGTATTTAATACTAGCTACGTTCTTTGTAGCTTTAGCCCATCCACCACCATCAGTTTCGCTCTCCTGATTTGTAGATGGATCAATATAAAGAGGTTTTCCAGCAGCATTAGTTTTCTCGACCTCTTTTTTAGTAACTGTAGCAATGACAGTAAGATTGGCAAGAGCCGCATCTTCAGCAACAAGTCTCTTGAAAATTAATCTACCACCATTATCAATAATATGCGCAGCCTGAACAAGCGGCTGACCATGTTTAACAAATGAGATATGATTACCGTATAAATTGTAAAAATCTGTTCCTACAACTTCTCTAATATCTTCTGGACCTCTTTCAGCAGAAGAGCAGCAAAGATAGTAAGGAGCAGTAACAAGAGTTTCGGTAGTCTTTGTTATATTTGACTGATCTATATACTCAAATATTGTATCGGGCCTCATTAATGAATCCTCCTTAACATATTATATACCACATTTATAGTTTTATTAAATGTAATTTACTGATATGTTTATACTTATGATATCTGGTCGTCTTTGTCTGTTGGTCTATTTATTCTATCCCAACCACCCATCATAATAGGCTCAAGAGGAGAACCTTTACTATCAGGATTCATCATAGCACCAATAAGAGATTCATCCCAGTTCTCAGATGTAAGTGAGTTAAATGGACCATTAAATTTAGGAATTTGACTAATTCTCATAGTCTCATAAGCGTGCATATTATGATCTTTTATTTTTTCTTTAGATAATCTAAATGGTATAGCAGGATCATCTTTAGATCTACATGTTTCAGATAATAATATACCAAATAGTTGAGCAGTAACTTTATAGTTACCTCCATTATATTTAATAGAATCCAAAAAGTATTCATGTAATTTATCGTAAGGTATAGTTTTAGGAATATTACCAGTTAATACGAATAATCTGATAAACTGTTCTACATTAGCAATATCTTGAGGTACTTCTGTAGAAGATATTATTTGATCTATATCATTATCTTCATATATTAATAATCTATAGTCTTGAGGATCTGTATCTTTAGTTAATTGAAATTTTCTTGCTCTTTCAACATATCCAGGTTTAGTTACAAACATACTCGGATAATTAAAAGTTCCTATCTTTTTAGCATAATTAGTAGAATCTCTATCTACTATAGTATAATTTAATATACCAATTAATTCTATATACTCACCATCTTCAATAGCGCAATTTCGTTCAAAATACTTTTCAGGAACGAAAAAAATAAACTTCTTATTTGGACCTTTAAAGTATACAGATTCGTCTACAACTTTAATAAAATTAGGTCTGCTCATATATGAATACACCTCCATATCAATTTAATGATATGTTCCAGATGTACATTTTCAGGTATCGTAGAAAAAATAAAACGTATTTCGAGAATAAGGGGCTGCTATACAGCCCCTTTAAATTTTATTCATACAGGGCTATCTCTTCCCTGTACAATTTAATCAGATTCATGCATGTTTTTTCATGCATACTACAACTTTCTCTAATATCAGAGAAGTACTGCTCTGATATCACCCTTCTCCTCGTTTTCAAAATCTCTTCTGCAAAGAGAAGAGATTTTTTCTCAATATCTCTGATTTCCTGGTTAGCAATATTAGGTCTGCACCTTTCGATAACATCAAAGATATCTTTGATGTTATCATTTAAGCTCATTACATATTTGAGCTTAGAAATATTCTCTAAATTTTTTACAATGCCATTTGTTAATTCTGCCATAAATTACCTCTTTCTACCTACGATTGGTTACGTAGGATTTATATATTATTTTTATTATTATCACTATAATATTATATAATCAAAAAATAAAGATATTCCATATACTCTATATAGAGTATATGGAATAATAAATATTATTGAAGTTTTACATTTGTTTTTAAATCTACAGTAGCGATATTTTTATCTGACCCCGATTCAATATTCCACTCTGGATTAGATTCAACAACTTCTATTTCTTTTGTTTTAATTTCTTCATATGCATAATTTATATCATGAACCTCTACAACATCACATAGTTTGATTGCTTGTATGTCTGATTTTCCATCTTTGGAACAATCCATACGTATGAAAATGCATTTCATTTGGTCTTGTTTAGACATACCATATCTAACCATGTTTGTTGAAATTTCTTTTACTAAACCCCTAACTATTGTGAATACTTCTTTGTGTTCTTTATCAAACTCCCTTGTTAATAAAGACACCTTATCCCCTTCAGTAATACAAGTAGTTTCTGTCTTAAGATCATCATCAGTGAAATTGCCAAGATGTAATCTTAATTGAGCTAATTCTCTTACCTCATAGCGAACTACCTCTCCGTGATTGTAAATCATGTTTATTAAATTGCCTCCTTAAATTATTTCTTATTTATAATATTGTCTTCAATGGAAAGGATAGCATCTAGTAATTTCTGAAGATTCTTTTCAATATTGGTATAGAAAGATTTCTCTTCAAATACTGATTGATCATAATTATCCATTCCAAGAATATTTTTTACGAAGTAATACATAAAGCAATAATCAGGAAGTTTTTCGATGTCTAATCTAGCAACATTAATATATTTTGTATAAGCGATAATAATTCTCTTAGAGTCTTCAGCATCACATCCAATATGTCTAGAAATGATAAATGGTAATTTTCTCAAAGAATCTACAATTCTATTACTTTTTGCATATTTATCTTCATATGGAATACAAACTCTATTGTCGAACTTATCTAATTCAATCTTTTTAGCTCTAAGTTTCCCAGTTTTAACGGCTTCGATTAATTTGTTATAGTTTCTTGCTTCTTCATAAGAATCGATAAATTCTAATAAAGCTTTAGCCTTTTCTGGATTTTTATCTTTGATCTTTTCTGCAATTTTCGGGAATTGCATAATCTTATGTCTTACATCCATATTAGTTTCAGATGTAATAGATTTAGATAAATCTTTAAATGCATTATCTACGGATGTATTTAAATCGAAATATACTTTATTTTGATAAGTATCTTGGATAATCTCATCAAAGATGGATTTAGTAATAACTGATCTTACATCTTTAATCTGTGCTTTGGATAGACTCTCCATAGAAATAGATGCAATGCTTTCATCCACGAATCTCTTAAATGATGGTGGTAACGCATTATATACAGAGAAGTCTTCTCCTTTTCTATATCTATCGAATACTTTTCTGAAAGTAACGAAATCTTCTTTAGATGCTTTTACTGGTAAAGATTCTTTAAGTTCCTCATCGGATATCTCTAAGTTTCTGATTTCATCGTCACTCATATTTAATAAATTATCAAATCCAGAAGTATCTAGATCAATATTAGTCAGTGGTTCGATCTCTGTAGGGACAGGTTTCTTTTCTCCTGTCATAGGATCTACATAGGCTGTTACCGTTTCTGATTCATAAGCATTTGGATCTTCTGGTACTCTTTCATTAGTATCTTTATTAGAAGGAAGATTTTCAATCTTTTTATTATCTTCTGATCTACTTTCTTCTAATTTCTCTGCAATTTGATCTACTTGCTCATCTGTTAATTGCACAACTTTCTTCATTGTAGATTTTCTTCCATCCCCAGTTGCAAGTACTTTTAAATTTTCGTTGTTCATTTTTATTATCCTCCTGAAAAATTATATCGTCTATAGTTGTTTTGTTTATAAATTCCGTAATTATATTAGGGTAAATCTTTTTCCTTTTCCTTAATTTTTTCTTTTTCTGCCGTTTGTTCATTTGTTCCATCTCGCAGTCTTTGTAGTAAATTATAAAGAGCTAATATTGGTAATGCTACATTTTCCATTTGATTTGAATTACAAATAAGACTAATATTAGTAGTTTTAGAGTAATTCAAATAATATTCGGGTGGTCTGTATACGACCAATTCATTTTTCTTCATAAAATATCACCTATTGATTTTGCGGAAAACTTAAAGTAGGACATACATCAGATTGTAATGCAAATCTAATATCCATAATAATTCTGCTACTGTGGTTATTAATAAACGGTACTACAAAATTAGAATAAAAATATTCATTGTCAGGCAATACCGATCTTAAAAAATCAGCTTTCTGAGGCTCTGTTTTATATACACCAGATATGTATTCGTGTAATGTAATAGGAAATTGGCATATACTTTCTACAACCTTAGGTATATATGCATGAATAGCTGCTAATTGAGGATCGTTGTCGTATATCTTTTTAGCATAAGTTATACTGTTATTTTTAACTTTTTTATCCTCATCAAAACTAAGAATCATTTTATATATAGAATCTTTTTCTCTATAAATATAAGAGATAAAAAATCTTGATATATATTTAGTGAAACTTGATACAAAGAATTCATACATTATAGAAGCTAATGTATAAATATCTACATTATCTGTAGTGATAGGCATATCTAAATTATGAAATCTACATATTCTTTCTATGATAATTCCATATGTCTGATCTCTAGTTACAAATATCTGATTATCTTGTCCATACTGATCAGCTAATTCTTTAAACTGATATTCATATGAAGTAACCAAATTAGTTAAATTTAATTCATATTCTCTGTATTTATTTTCAAGATTATTTTCTAATACAGAAAATACCATATCAGGATCAAAGTTCTGTAATACAGCACCTAATTCTCCTTCTGTAATAATTGTGTAATCGTTACTATTGCTCTTGAACGCCATCTTTATATCCCTCCAAAAAGTTTTCAGGTAAATCCATAATTAATTTTACTTTCTCTAAAAATTCTTTTTTATTATCTTCATTTAAAGCATCTTTGATTTGATTTATTGATGTTGATATTACTTTTATATAATCTTCTATAGGACATAATACTTCTTTAGCATACTGGCCCAATTCTTTTTTCAAATCACCAATATCAGAAATATATCCCAAGTCATGAGTTTCACTATATATTCCGGCTATTTCTGCGCAGAAATCGGAATTTAAAATATCTTTAATAGCTCTATTATGTAAATATAAATGCATACCAGATTCACCTTCTGCGATTATAGTTATTTTTTGATTAATCGCTAAATCGTATATGGAAGAATTGATATTTACAATACCAAGTTCTTTCCATATTTCGCTCATCATTTTTCTTTTATCTTCATGAGATATTCCGTCCATTTTTGCGTCTTCGGCTTCATGCTTAAAATGATTATTATATTTCAGTATATTCTGTATATCAGAAGCTGATGTTATTCCGAGTTTATATAATTCAACGCGTTCTACAGTTAATAATTGATAAGTACAGTTGGTCTGTTTTTCTAATGATTTTTTATCTTCTATCATTACAGCACAATAATTATTTAGTAATAGCTCGAATAATACAAATTTCGGTTCGGAACTTGTATACCAAGTTGCGGTTTTTCTATTACAGCCGCTATCGCTTTTATAAATGGTATATAACCCTATTTTACTTCCCATAGCTTTATCTCCTTATTTATTTTAAATTATAATATGGTTTAATTATCCATAAATAATTACCCCATAGATATTAATATCTATGGGGTATATTTTAATATTTCATAATATATATTTTACTTAATCTTTCTTCTTCTACTAACTTTTGTTTAGTTAATGAATCTACTTGAAAATCATCATAATAATCATCAAATACATCCTGCGGAATAGAATAGGCTTGTCCTAATATTGGAAGATCATCTGGATCTATATGGTATTTTTCAATATAAGCTTGCTGACCAACTTTAGTCTGTAATAACCTATTTACAGCTTCTTGATCTTTAGCTTTTTCTTGTGCTCTCCATTCATCATATAGTACAGCTTTATTAGAAGATAGTACGTCTAATTGCTCTTGAACCATATCAGATTCTTCATTAATAGCTTCAGATATATCTGTATAGTTATTATCAATATCAATTCTATCTTCATCATCTTCATCTGTATGTATAGTTACTTTCTGTAAACCATATCTTTCAGTAAGTTCTTTTCCTTCATACCATACATACATAGCCATTAGATAAGAGAATATCTGGTCATCGTGTCCTTGAGCAGTATGCTCAATTCTACCATTCTTCTTATATTCCAATGTACGTAATTCTGCTAATATCTTCGGAGATAAGAATTTAGATTTATGGTTATCTACTCTTTCTCTTAATATCTGCATTAACAGATCTCGACTATTCTTTGTTTCATCGAATCCGTATACTTTACATTTCTGAGTACGTTTTATAGTTTGATTCATTCCACCAAACGTTCGTTCCTCAAATATTCTATCTTTGATTTCGTAATATAGATTACGTTTTATTTTGGTTTCTTTCAGTGTTGATAATACAGAAGCACCAAAACCACCATTTCGCTCTACATTTACTATAGCATTAGGCATAAACTTAACTACCAATTCATATAGTAAATGGGCTAAATCATTAGTAGATATATAGTTACAGTTAAAGTCTCCTACTACATCTGTAGTCTTACTATCTATAATAGTTACAGCAGAAGAGTCCCTACTATAACCACCAGAAACGTCGACACCTATAATAGGAGGATAATGAGGATCTTCTATCTGTTTATAAAGATCAATAGCGAATCCTTTTCTTAATACTATTCTTCTAATAGGTTCTCTTACCATAGTAGCAATAAGCTCAAGGTCGTTAGGATCAAATGGAGAATTATCAGATGTAAGTGACCACTCAAGTAAAACTTCACGTCTGATAGCAGCCCAATCTTTCTTAAGATCTCGAACCATTTCTTTGAAGTACTGTTCAGAAGAGCCTAATTGTTGATAAGTAAATCTTATATAGAAGAAAGAAGAATCCGTATTAGCTTCAGCAACTTCTTTTAATTGTTGCGGAGTATAATCATAGAATTCTTCCAGGAATGGTGTAGCAGAGTTTCTTGTTTCATAAGCATCCATTCCTTCATCGGTACTTAAATCGCCAGGTGTTGTTGTTATAAGAATACCATATGGTGCATGGTTCTTTTTAGCATTCTCTGATGCTGTCTTGTATGCAGGAGTAGCAGCTTGGTATATAATCTTATTATATACAATAAATGCATACTCATCATACCAGTGCATAGGCATAGTACAACCACGGCCAAGGTTATTAGCAATAGTCTTACTTCTAGCACTAGGTTTAGTAGTGATCTTGTTATTATTTATAATATGAGTAATTGTCTCTAATGTATTAGATGCTCTTAATTTTGTACCATCTTTACCATATTGATTTGCAAATTGTAAATATGTAGGAAGAGCAGCTCTAAGTATCTTTAATCTCTGTAAGTTCATTTTAGAGTCATCATGTTTCTTATTCATAAACATGATTTCTGAGTTGGTAGTTCTAAAGTTAAATACCCATAAATACCAACATAATGCAGCCATGGTCTTACCATGCTGTCGAGGTAGTTCCAAAAAAATATTCCAGTTATTTAATAAGCAAAAAGATAATGCTAAGTTTCCTCTATGTAATTTATATCTTACACCAGAGTTAGCAGCACCACCTTGATCTGGAATACGTATTACTTCTCTAATAAAATACCAATAGTTATGTGCACATTCATTAAGCACTTTAGCTTTCATATATTGCGGAAGTCTAGGATCTCTCGGATCTACTCCTATCAAGTCTCTATCATATAATGCAAGGAAAAATCTATTATTAACTCGCCCTTGTTGTTTTAATTGAAAATGCATATCCATGAAACTTTGATTAGTAGTAGATGTCTGATAATATATAGTAATAGGTTGTACTTGTTGTTTCTCAGCAGGTATTACCAATTTACATCATCTCCTTAATCAATATTACAGTGTTGTTTTAGACAAAAAATAAAGAGCATACGTAAATCGGTATAATTAGAAGAGAGCTAGAATTACTAGCTCTCTTTTTTGTTTTACGGCGCTATCCCTAGCGAACCGCAAAATGCGGTTTCTGAGGGGCCTAAAATGACTCCACCATAATTTTCATTGAAGTGTTCCCACATCAACGATGTTTTTTCATCCACCCATCCTTGCAAGATTTTTATTAGATCCTGTGGGTATACGTAGTCATCTGGCTCCGTATACTCGGTTCCATATGGCGAGTAGTATTTTCCATCCTTTTTTATTTTTTTGAGAATAAATTTTAGGTCCTCCTCTCCCCACTCATCTCTCCAACCCTCACAGGATGAAATAAATTCATCTATGTCGGCGTTGTCGAGATTTTTCAAAATCTCTATTGTTGCTTCTATCATTTCCTTGGTTCTTACAACGTATTTTTTCATAATTTCCTTCTTTCTACCTATATTTATTATATAGGATTTATGTAGATTATTTATTGTTTATCACTATAATATTATATGATCAAAAAAAAACGATTTTACGAGTATCGTAGAAAAAAGAAAGCAAGACTTATCGTCTTGCTTTCATTAACTTCAATTGAAGCTTTTTATTCTTCAATTGAAGTTTCCTTACTGTCAGTAAGGAAATAATCATAGTTACTATTATAGTAACTACAAGACCTCCTAGATGGCCAAAAAGGCCATCTCCGAGTAACCAGAAAAATATTCCCGAAATCACAATTGCCAAAATAATATTATTTATAGTTTCAATTTTCTTATTAAGTCTTTTCATTGTAAGACCCTCCTCTTCATTAGTATATTTCTTAGATAATATGTAATCATTTTTCCTAGTATTTACAAATGTAGGAACTTCTAGATTCATATTTACATTTTCATCTTTAGGAAATATCTGTATCATATTATTCTTCCTCTCCAATATATTCTTTATAATCTTTTCCGAATTCGATTTCACACGCTATATCATATAGCATATCATTATATTTCTCCCATTTCTTAGCATAATATAATTTCGCTGAATCATCTTCGGATAATCCTTCTATATAGCATTCAGTATCTCTTCCTGGGATTAATTCTTTGCAATTGGTAGGTCTTTTATCAAACTTTAAATCGCACCCATTTTCGGTTAAATGACAGCATACTAGTGCAAATTCGTTATATCCATAATCAACCGTAAGATCCTGATTTCTGAAATTCTTAATCGAATAACTGAGTATATTGGCCCACACTCCTGCTATTTTCTCTTGATCTTCTAATGATAAATTATCGGGATCTTTCTCATCAATCATTATTACATTTCGCTTTGCTTCTTCAAGAGTCAATTTTCTTCTCATTGGTCTTAAATAATAATATGATTCATAACCTGATTCTTCATCTCCCTCCCAGCAGTCTATAGATATATTCCCAACTTCTAATATAAATTTCTTCAACTCTTCTTTCGTCATTTCATGATCAAAAAGATCATCCGGGACATATTGTCCCGGCATTCTTCTACAACAAATTCCTCTGCATTTGCTACAAATTTCTCTGTTCTCGTTATTCTTCATAATTAACCTCTCCTCTTTTATATCTTTCATTATATTCATCTATTACGTAATTATTTAAGTAATATTCGTCATCGTCAGAGAATATGAACTTAATAGTTAAAAATTCCTGAATATGAAATGTATCTAATGCTACATCATCAAAATCTATAAAATCTATTTTATCTATAGATTTTACAAAATCTTTGGTAAGATCACAACTTGCGAAATAATACGTATCTGTTTTTAATTCGCTTCTTTTTTCAGTTAATATGGTTTTATCATATTCAAAGAAATGATTTTCAGTATCTCCACAAAAACCAAATAATACAGATTTACCAATTCTAGAAGCAGTCATTTTAAACTCTTCAAGAAAATCATTCGCTCCTTCTAAATATTGACGCATTATACTATCTGGCAAGCTCTCAAATTTGACTGTGACTTCTATAGATTTTAAATATATCATAATTATTCTCCTTTCTCAGAATTATCTACTATCTCCTCCACATTTACTACAAATTTCTCTGTTCTCGTTATTTTCCATAAGTATCTACTCCTTAATTATAGTATTTTTCATAGAGATAACTATTGTTTCTGCTTATTAGCATATCCGGATTTACAGATATATCTGTTCCATCAGAAAATGTAAATGTCAGACTTGATATATCAACAGATATGTCTTTTAATGATACTTTATCATGAACGCACCACACAATAACCTCACTAATATTTTGACAAAAATCTTTAGTAAATTTGGTACGATGATAATGATCATAATTAGATTCTTTGTGCTTAAAATGCATTTTGAATTTATCGTTGTTATCAATACAACTATCTACATTACCAAAATCAAAACCTACTTTTTCATATCTAGATACTACACTCATAGAAAGAATGCCAATTCCATGATCTGCGATATCTTCAGGCGACCCTTCTAAAATAGTCACTGTACCTGTTACTTCTGTTATAAAAGGCATATTACGATCTTCTGTATGATATATAGGATACATAAATTATTTTCCTTTCTTCAGTTCATTATTAAATTTATCAATTACTTCAGCTTTAATATCAATCTTAGTACCATCTGTAAATAATAAACTTATGTCTATAATTTTAGATAAGTTTAGTTCTGGATCTTCATCGTCTCCAGTATAAATATAGAAATCTGTAATTTCATTTATATCTTCACAAAATGATTTGTTTAATTTATCTATAATTCCTGGAAAAGACTGTTCGTCTAATAATTCAGTTTCAAATAATATCTTTGTCTTATCATTTGAATCTATATATCCTGCATAGTCAAAGAAATCAAACTGTAAAGATTTTTCACTTTTACTGGATTTAAACGTATATCCTCCTGGAGATATAATACAATGCTTATCTTTATCAATCTCTCTATCCATTTGTAATACGAAAATCATTGCTTCTACATATGGTTCTTTCTTTTTTTCAATGCATTTCACACTACCTTCCTGTAAACGTTTAATTTCTGATGGTTTAGGTTTCATTTCCTCATCATCGTTAAATAAAAACATAGATACGTTGCTCATAAATTAAATTCTCCTTTCTAGATTAAAGTCTCACTAGTATGATATACTAGTGAGACAATATTTAATTATAATTTATTACCATTTTCATCTACGTGATAAATAGGATTAATAAATCCATCAATTGCATCATCAACATCATCTTTGAATTTCGGATTATAATCCAATTCTACATTCATATATTCTTGTGGCTTTTCCATAAAGAATAAATCCATCATACCAGGTTTATTTTTCTTAAATGTAATTGGTTTGAATAACTGTTTCTGTATATACTGATAATTCAATGATGTAGTAATACTTGGATTCTCTTTTAATGCTGTATCAAGAGTTACGATCTTGTATGGTTCATTTGGATATTCCCACTCAGGTTGTAACATAGAATCTCCTAAATCATCTGTGACTCTACGTAACTGATTTGATATAAGTACTTCACAATGAACTGCATCTGTATCAAGTCCACCCTCAATAATAGTATTAATAAATCCTTGTGTAAATAATCCGATATCATTTTTATACTCTTTAATAATAGCTTGTTTATCAAGAGTAGCTTTACATCTCTCAAGAGTTGCAGATAATCCATTATTTGTAATATTGACCATAAATAAATGAATTCCCATAATATCAGAGAAATCAATTATATACTGATCATCTACAAGTTTCTGATTATCCATTACTTTTCTTAACTCTGGGGAAATATATAAGTTGTCTAAATCCTCTGTTTTGATAAGAATGGTATTTCCATCAGGATCCATTACATTAAAAGTAGTTATGCATGAATTATAATCAAACTCATCATATTCTGATTCCTGATAAATATCATCTGATGATATAATAAGTTTCCATTTCTTTGGAACGAAATCATCCATAATCATAATCATGTTCCAGTTTACAGCAAAAATATCTTTGAATTCTGGAACCCAGTTTAACGCTTTTACATTTGTCTCTAATAAGTGCTTAGCAGACAATAATCGCTGGGTTAATACTGAAGACAATAACTCTGATGCCATACATCCTGGGTTAATATCTGCATTCGTATATGCCAAATCCCCATAGCATCTATAACAAATTCCTTCTCCTCTAGCATGTGAAGCACATGTTTCCGGAGATCTGAAATATAAAGTCTTTCCTATAAGATTTACATTATCTCTTTCTGGATGCGGAGATACTTTATATTCCATTCCTTTTGGATTAAATCTGAAATATCTGTTTTTGAATCTTACTAATACTTTCATATCTTTAATAAATATTGGTAAGAATCTTTTTGAATTACAAACATATTTCGGATTTGGATGAATTTTAGCGTGCATATTGTTTAATCTTAATTTTCTAGAAAATGCTCCAGATTGTCCTACATTCTCTTTATTTAAGATCTGTGCTTGTCTTGCTGCACTACTATCAATAGTATAATATTCAGGTTTTGCTACACCCTCTTGCATATAGTTTGTATCAAGGTCGATACTAAAGATACTTCCATTACCATCAGGTTTAGTTGCAATATTACAAATCATTTCCCTGAATTGTTTTGGGTTAACACCTTCTCTAGCTCTGAACGAATCCCTTAAACAATGCTCAGAATCAGGTGCTTTTATTACTGCAATTAATTTGTTTGTCATATCCATAGCAGCATCTTTCTTGTCTTCCAACGGATATTGGACTGTAGAAAAATGCAATGTATCCCATGCTACTTGGGATTTCTTCATCAAATCAATAGTATCTTTTTCATTAATAGTATTGATAAGATAATAAGCAAAGTCATCAATATACATAAATTTATATATTGTCTCATCAATCATTTGATTCATATCACAGTTATTAAAATCTCTTCTGTGAATATCAATGAATTTAAAATCAATATAATCTTTGATAGAATCCTGTGTGATGCAATCATCGAAGAATAAGAAGTTACTTGTTAAAGAATCTCCGGCTTGTAAAGGTAATTTCCACATAATAAGATTAAGCATATAATCAAATATAGATAATCTAATTTGTACATTATCCATAAATGTAATATATACTATCATATCATGAACTTTTTTCTGCTCAATACCATCAGCAATGATATTATAAATCCAAGTAAAATGAGAATCAATATTCTCTTTACTCAAATTAGAAGTGTTAATACTGATCGCTCCAGTATTAACTAGCGGTACATATTCACCATAATTTTCATAGTGCGTCAGATCATCAATTATCAAAGGTTGTATCTCATTAAATCGAGATTGAATCTTTGATATAAATGGTTCTGGGTTTAAAAGATCATTAAATAATTCGTCCATAAGTTCTAATCCTCCCTATTTATACTTATTAAGTTGTAGAACTGTATGTATTTTTCAAAATCCTATAACTTAATCATTTTTATAATATACCAATAAAACAAATAATGAGAGTAAGTGGAAATTAATCCACTTACTCTCATATCTTTCGTTGATTATTATTGAAGGCATTTTACTTATCAGAATTACTTATATGTTTATATTAATTATTGGCCAACACGTTCAGCTCCGCCAGCTTTCATAAAGGATGCTGGAAGAACTTTCTTATCAGATGCAGGATGTAAGAATTCCTGCTGAGCCTGCTTAGCAAGTCTCTCAGCTTTATTTCCATATTTCTGCATAATCTTTGCTACACATTCTTTCTGTTTCTGGCGAAACATAACAGATTTAGCATATAATGGATCATTAGCTTCTTTAGCAAGATTAAGAGCCATAATCTTTTTACGCCTAGCAAGGTCGTCCTGTCTATTAAGACGTACAATAGTTTTCTTAGAGATCTTGCCTTCCATAACAAGTTCTTCTCCAACTCCATTCGGTTTACAGAACTCTTCAATTTTCTCCTGAGGAAGATGAGAAACTTCGTCATAAATAAGAGCTTCAATAACTAAATCTTTCTGATCTTCATCAAATGTATTTTCTAAAGTAATCTTTTCAGAACCTGTATCAAATAATGACATGATATTGTCCTCCTTGAATTCATAATCTTTATTTTTAGAATCATAACTTTAACAAGCCATTTTTACACATATGTTCTTATTTTAACCTTATACTAGTTTTAATGATATATTATCTTTGCGAACACATAAGAATAATTCTAAAAGAAAGGAAGATAATAAAATGGTTAATTCAGCAGTAGATAATTCGGCTGGCGTTATGAGATATATGCAGCAAATGCATACAGTAATGTCTTTAATATATCCAAGCCTAAATAATCAGGAGATAAAAGATGCTATTGATTATTCTGTAAAGAAAAGATTTGTTGATACTAAATGCAAAATAGTCAATAACTACAATAAGAAAGAACACGAGATGTTATTATCAGAGTTTACAAATTATATAGCATCTCAGCAACCAATATGTACTCCATCTGGAGTAATGTTTATGAGACATGGAACAGTTCCTAATCCCTTAATAGAAATGATTAGAGGATTTATGGAAATGCGAGGTGTTCATAAAGCAGAAATGTTTAAGTATCCAAAAGGATCTGAAATGTTTGTGAAATATAATCTATTGCAGTTACTTGATAAAATTGACTGTAATGGAATATATGGTGTACTTGGTCAATGTCAAGCAATGTTTTATAATATCTTTGTAGCAGAATCCATTACTACAACAGGTAGAGAACTCATTAGTACAGCAACCATGTTTTTCGAAAGCTTTCTATCTAATAACGTTAAATTTGCTTCTCTTGAAGAAGTTGTATGGTTTATCGATAATGTAGTAAGCGAAAGAAAAGAAAGAAGATATAGAGATTGTGATATATTAGATCACAATATTTCTAAAGAAGAATGTTTCAATAAAATTGTACTTACTATAGGTGATTATAAGCAAGGATTAATAAAATGGTTACCTGACGAAATGGATTTACAGATCATATGGGATATTATCAATAGACTCGATCAAGAAGATATAAATAGACTGTATTACAAAAATAACCTTTATGAGTTCATGGATAATGCATCAATGACGAATGCATTATTAATTTTATTGGAAAAATTAGATCAACCGTTTATGGATCCAAACGAGCCACCAAAAGAAATCAAAGTAGAGATAGATACTTTAGTAGATATCTTAAAAGAGTTTGTATATTTTAAATATCAATATATGGATAAAGTTGATAGATGCGATAATATGATTAAAAATATTGCTGGCATCTCCGATACAGATAGTGCTATTATTAGTCTTGAAGCTTGGTTCAGATTTGGTCTTGAGAAATGTAAAGGCCACAAATTCAAAATTTTAAATGAAATAGATAATCCAGTATTAGGAGAAACTAAACCTATTGAAGAAGATTATGAAGATTATGATTTCATTAATGATGATATTGTAATCAGAAAAAGATTAGTAAATCCTAATAAGCAAACTGGCTCTGATAATTTGAGATATTCATTAGTTAATATTATGGCTTATATAGTAGGTGCTTTGGTAAATGATTATATGGTAGAATATACTAAAGCTAATCATTCTTATGGAGAAGATAGAAAATGCCTTATCTATATGAAAAATGAGTTTCTTATGAAAAGAGCATTATTAACAGAAGGTATGAAGAATTATGCATCTAAACAGGAACTTCAGGAAGGTCATAAAGTACCAGAAGAAGAAAGTATGGATATTAAAGGTTTACAGATCAGAAAGGTAACCTTAAATAAATCTATACAGTCAGCTTTATCTAAGATATTATATGAAGAGATACTTGATACAGATGTAATAGATCAAGTTAGAATTATAAAGAGATTAGCGATATTAGATAAAAAGATATTTAGATCTCTTAATAATGGAGAGAAAGAATTCTATAAACCAGTAAATGTAAAATCTATGGATCATTATGATGATCCTATGGGTATACAAGGTATAAAAGCTGCAGTTATATGGAATGCTATTAAAGATGATGGTCTTGAAGGATTTGACTTAACAGCTAGAAATAGTATGGATATTGTAAAAGTAGTTGTAAATGAAGAAACTGTAGAAAAAATAAAAGATACTTATCCAGAAACATACGAAAAGATAAAGAATGTATTAAAGGATACAAGTATTTTTAAAGGAAAAGCTACAAGTAAAGGTAATGAATTTACATCATTAGCAATACCGTTAGATGTAGGAGTACCTAAATGGGTTGTAGAGTTTATTGATTATACAACTATTATAAATGATAATATTGGCAACTTCCCGCTTAAGTCTGTAAATATTCAGACTAACGGAAACAATAATATTCCATATAGTAATATAATGAGTATTTAATAAAAAATAAAATTCAGGCAAAAGCCTAGGGAGAAGCTTAAAGCTTCTCCCTAAATTTCGACCTAACGGAACCTCTTCGGAGGAGTTATTTTAAACACCTCGTGATAGGTCCAAACAGGTACCGCCCAATCTGCATCAGTATCCTGGGACGGATAGTGGTGTTCAATTATCACACCTGTAACACTTCCTTCCAAATTTTCAATTGGTATAGCTTGTACGTCAATGTCACCTGGTCTTGCCAGGATATCTACGTCCAGCATATAGATGTCATTAGTCTTTGCTTTCTTTAAAATATTTCGCAGCACGTCAAGTCTTCTCATTATTAACCTCTTTCTACCTACGATTGGTTACGTAGGATTTATGTATAGTTTTTATTATTGTCATTATAATATTATATGATCAAAAAAACGATTTTACGAGTATCGTAGAAAAAAGAAAGCTATCCATTGGATAGCTTTCTCGTTTTTTAATCTGTTAATTCTCCGTATTCTTGTGCTTTTAAAAAATCGATATTATTTTTATAGCTTGCTCGAAATACTGCAGCAATGTGCTCTTTTAGTATATATCTTATGATGTTTTTATTTGTTATTTTATCATAAGATTCTTCGCTAGATAATTTTACAGTTTGTAAACCTTTAAATATTAAATAATTGTCTTCATCTTTTATTTTAAGTAAAAACGGTAATGGTATAATTCCATCATCAGAACAGTTTTTAGGAGATAAAATATACTCTATCCTTTTGCGTGGCTTACACAAAACATCGTGTGGCATAACTCCGTATGGTGAAACCATAGAAAATGCCTGTCCTGGCTTATCATCTATAATCGTATTATTTTTTGAATCCTTTTCCATAATTTTCGTCCCCTTTTTTGACATAATATTCATAAATAAACTTTCCATTCTTCCACACCATTACATGTGCTCTTTTATCTTCATATTTAGTTCCAGCCATTATTCTATCTCCGTTTCGATCTTCGTCTTCATAAAGAATCTCTCTTCCTTTCATATCATAAGTTCTTTCAGAGTATAAATCTTTAGTATTCTCTTGAATTTGAGTTAAAGGTTCATCCATAAAATATTCTTCTGATGAACCTTTTGCTATGTATCTTTGATATGTACGAGTTAATACTATTTCTCCATCTACTCTCTTTTCATATTTCTGTATCAGATTATTGTCATCGTACTGATAAGATTCTTCTACTCCTTCTGGAGACTTATAATATATAAGATTTCCATTATTATCATATCTATGAGTTAAGTCTACAGATTCGTAATCATGGGTAATTATATTATACTTATACCAATTACCAAGATTATCATTGTACATGAATTCTTTATTTTCAGTATCAATCTTAAATTCATATCCAGTAGAATTTTTATATTCTTTAATAAGAATACGTTTTCCGTCTGCAAGATAATAGAATGTGATCCATTCTTCTACCCCATTCTTCCATTTTCTATATAGTTTAAAATTTACTGGATCTATTTTCTGAATAACTAAATCTGGATTCTTTAAATCCAAAACAGCATAGAATGATTTAATCATATTTATCTCCTTTGCGCCCTATTATTATTTAAAAACTTTGAGGGGTAGGTCTGTATAGATTATCGCAAATACCTTGTGATTTTTGTATAGCTCTTTTATTTCTCGAATTAATATAAACTGTATCTTCTTTTGTAACTTTTTCGTTTTTTCTATTTGTCCCAGTTTTTAATTTTGCTATAGCCTTGTCTTGTTTATCTAATCTTTTGAGTATTTCAAGTAATAATTCCCTATCGCTATATTTCGAATAATCCATATTATCGTATTCCTTTCAAATAATTTAATACTTTATCAGATAATTCATCATCTTTAAAAGCTATTATTTTTTCTTGTAAATCGGTAGCAGGTAAATCTGATATAAAGTAATTGAATAAACTTTTGTTTTCTAATAAGAATCTATCAGAAAAATCTATTCCGTTTATTATTGATATAGATTTACATTTGGATATATCTATTATATCTTTATGACCATTGCTTTCTATGGCTATGATTTTATTAGTTTTATATTTAAATCTAAAAGCCACTTTAAATATTTTATTTTTATACACAATATCAAATCCCTCCGGAGTATACTGCTTTTCCCATTTAACCCCATCAGAATCTCTATATGATACTATATGTGCTATATGATTATAAGCATATTCCTGTTTATAATTTGATACAGCATTAGATGCAAGCAAGAATGAGCAATTATAATATATAAGGTTACCCTGTCTATCATATTGCTCAAAACATGCTCCAGTTTTTAAATTTCTATTATGATAATTTACACCTTCTTTCTTTACAAATTCCTTCAATCCGTACTTTCCCTCTCCCTTTAACATTTATACTTCCTTCTTTCGTATTTAATTAATCTAAATTGCTAATGCATATTTAGCATTTTCCTCTTTAGATCTTCTCATGCATATTATTCCGTAATCTTCCTGAATAGTATTAGGGACCGACTTTGGTTTTTCATCGACATCTTTTGGAGGAGTTGAAATACTTTCGTCTGTAGCATCAACAGTAAAATTATTAGCAAAGTATTCGTTAACCATTGATTTGAATATTTCTGTTTTCGTAAACACTTCAGGATCAATCATATAATTAAATACAGCTTCTGTTACTTTGATTGCTAATTTCTCGTTTGCTTCTACATCAAGTGTTCCTACATATCCTCTAAGCATCTTTCTTGCAATTAATCTAGGTTGATCGATGATAAGAAATGATCTGGCATTTCTATTTAATACCATAGGTATTAAAATTTCTCCTCTTTCTGCAGCCTGCTTTACATACTCTTCATCTGTTAAATCATCTCTATTATTACTACAATAAGGCATTACTAATACTTTATCTGACATCTGATTATATTCATTAGAGCTAACTATTAAGCATGGCCTATTAGCTTTCCCGATTAAAACAGAACCAGAATCAGGAAGTATATCCTGATCTAATGAGCAATAATGAAGATCCCATCTTCTAATAACTGGTTTAGAAACAATATCACTTTTTAAATATTTTGTATTATCCATAATATAATACTCCTTTCTTTTTATTTTCATCTATATAATATATATTTGTACTAGGATTTATTAAGATCTATAATTTGACAAAAAATAAAAAGAATTAAAAATTTAAACCAGACGAGAATATTCTCGTCTGGTTATCTGGTTTTTATTTATTATTCTTCGTCAATAATATATTTGATACCATCTTTTGTTAACATCGTAAAAATACCCAATTTTTGTTTATTCATAATGAATGTTTCAGATTCTTCTCTTGTAAATGCGAGTTTATACATCATATATTTTATCTTTTCTTCATCATTCATTTCTGATAACGGCTTATTAGTTTTAATCGTCATAGTTTTTGTTTTATCATCATATACAAACTGGTTGCTCTTTTTCATAATTTCTTCAAAATCAAACTGTTCGTATTTTTTTCGAATCATATTATATCTCCTTTTATAAAATATAAATATTTTTATTTTTCAGGTGGAATATATTCTATCAAATCATGCAAATCGCATTCAAATACATAGCATAGTTTCGATAGAATGTCTATATCGAGTCTTTGTATTTTATTGTCTCGATAATTCCTCAATTGAGTTCTTTGTAGCTCTGTTCTAAAATGCACCTGATTTAGTGATACATTTTTCTTTTCCATTAATTCTTTTAGATGGATTTTTATTTCTCCTTTCTCATTGTAATTTTGAGGTAATTGCTTGAGAGGATTTTCTTTTCGTTTACTCATTGATTTTCTCCTTTATGTAATTGATTTTATTTGTATCACTATAATATTATACGGTCAAAAATAAAAGATATTACGGAATCATTTTTGTACGTACAAATAAATAAATAAAGCTCTCAAAGAAGGGAATTAGGTACAATGAGTAAAATAATAGTTAAAAATACATGTATAAAAATAACCGATTATGAATTTGGATCACATCCAGATTTAGAGAAATATTTCTTAATGTTTAACCCAACGAATCATCAATATTACTATCAGGGATTATTTTATGACACGGAAAATCGTACTCTATATCTCCCGAGAGGTATAGACGTTTATTTTGTCGAAAAAATAATGGAGCAAAAAGCTATTGTAGAACGTAATATGAGTGATGAGTTCGATATGTATAATGATATTATGATAAAGACTTTACCAAGAAACGATGTACAGAAAGAAGCATTGAGATTTACTATAGGTAAAGAAGAATATAGAGATACAGCTACTAAATCTCAATTACAATTAAATCTCTATACAGGTAAAGGTAAAACTTATATAGCTATAGCTACTAGTGCTTATCTAGGTATTAAATCTATCATTATAACCTCGCAAAGTTCTTGGTTAACTCAATGGATAGATAGAATTAAGCAGTATACGAATGTAACAGATAAGGAGATATATAATATAAAAGGTTCTGGTTGTATATATAGATTATTAACCAAAACACCAGAAGAAATAAGAAAAATTAAATATTTTACAGTAACTCATTCTACATTAAAGAGTTATGGTGATACTCACGGATGGGATAAAATAACTGAATTATTCCAATATTTAAGAATAGGATTAAAGTTCTATGATGAAGCTCATCAAAATTTTGATAATATGATGAAGATAGATTACTATACAAATACTTATAAGAATTATTATATTACTGCAACAGCATTAAGATCAAATGAATTTGAAAATAATATTTATCAATTATCATTTAAAAATGTATTAGCAATAGATTTATTTGATCCTGAAACTGATCCTCATACTGAATATTTAAGTATATTGTATAGTAGTAAACCTACCCCACAACAGATATCAAGCTGTAAAAATCAATATGGATTAGACAGAAATAAGTACACTAATCTAATAGTAACTAATGATAATTTCTATATGATGCTTGATATATTATTCGAAATAATAGAAGAAAATGTTGGATTATATGAAAAATGCCTGGTATATATAGGTACAAATAATGCCATATCAGAAGTATACAACTGGATCATAGAAAACCATCAGGAATTTAGAAATAACGTCGGTGTATATACTTCTATGGTATCAGAAGAAGAAAAACAACAAGCTTTAAATAAAAGATTAATATTATCTACAACTAAATCAGCAGGAGCTGCAGTAGATATAGATGGATTAAAGATGACTGTAGTATTAGCAGAACCATTTAAATCAGAGGTTTTGGCTAGACAGACATTAGGTAGAACCAGAGCAAATAATACTATGTATATAGAAATAGTAGATAAAAGTTTTCATCAGATAAAGAGATATTATAATTATAAGAAACCTATATTCGATAAATATGCTACTAGATGTACAGAAGTAGAAATAGGTGATTTGGAATTAATAAATAGACATGCTAGATTAGAGTCTAAAAAAGAAAAAGGAAAAATATTGTATCATGATTATGAATCGGAAGTATACTGAAAAGTATACTTCCAAAATTTCTTTTCTTTATATATTATATAGATGAATAAAATGAAAAGGAGAGAAAACAATGGGAATTTTTATTGATGCACTTACGGATAAAATTTATGAAACTTTTTATGAGAATAATTCCGTAAATAACAAAACAAAATTGCAGAGATTATCAGAGTGCTTTTCTGATAATGAAGAACTTAAGGAGGAGAGAAAAGAAGAACCAAGCATAGCAGATACAATATTAAATAGCGCTGTTAAAACGGCAACAAAGGTAGCAGATGCTATAGTAGAAGAATCATTACCGAGCATTGTACGTGATATTAATGATAAGTGTAAAGATAAGGAAGTTACGGAATATGTCACGTATACTGGAGATACTTCAGAATATCCATCAGAAAGATTAGAGCTTGATACAGAATATCCAATAGTTAGATTATCAGAATCTCCGGATGGTGATAATATATTTGGAAGTTCTGTATTTAGATTTAGGCAGAATGGTCCAAAGCATGGATCGGATATAAGGCTTGAACCTTATTACAAAATACCGATAAAGTTTTATGAAGATAAATGGGGAGAGGAGATTATTACATTTACTGACGTATTGGCTGGTTATATACCTTTAGTAGAAAAAGCCAGAAAAGTTTCTAGAAACCCAGATTTATATTTTGGGTTAAAGATATATAATAATCCGGATTCTTTCATGCTGTCATCATTAGATTCTTATGGAAGAATGACAGATGATGTAATTATAGCTGTATCTAATGGAACTTATGATATCAGTTGGAAGAAAGATCTTAATTGGAAATTTATATCCAGATAAACTGTTTAATAATATATTTTTATAAATAATAGGGAGTTAAACAGTTAATATGCAAGTTGAATACGTAGATTATGATAAAATCACAGATGATATGATGTATTTAGGGAATAATATTAATCTGCGATTTAATGTACTATTATCCAAAAAGAATTCAAGTATAGATAATAGTAGAAGGTTTTTTCACAGTGAGTATCGTTATGAATCGAAATATGACGATACTCAGGTAGCAGTAACTATTAAAAGATGTTTTTCGTATTATATGTCTATAGACGTAGGAGGTGACAATTGGGATCGAAGTGTAATGATCCGTATACAAGATATTATTATATTAAGAGAATTAGTAAGTATGGCATCTAAATGGATGATAGATAATACTTTTGAAGTTAAAGATGGTAATTTAACTTGTAAAAGAAGAAATACATTAAAAATGTCATTACCAGATGGTAAATATTTATGGTTCGATCCAGTAGTGATCGAATGGAATAATATCCAAAATCAAGGAGTAAGAATAACTATATCAGATCCATCTATATATGTAGATATGATATCAGATCTATTTCTAGGATTTAAATATCTAATAGATACAGTAGATATGTTTGGATATGCTCAAAATATGGTAAATTATTTAGGTAGACCGGAGAACGGATTTAATTTATCAGATTTTGAAAGAGATCAACAAAAATCAGAAAAAGCTATGAGTGCTCCAGTAAAAGCATCTAAGGGAAGACAGATACCTGGAGCAAGAAAAAATAAATCAGCTTTTGGGAAAGAATAACGGATAAGCATTTACTTATCCGTTATTTATTTTTTATAAATTCTCAAGACCCTTCAATAAGTCATCCAAATCTTGAGAATTCTTTGTCTGGATATCCTGGATTCCTCTTTCGCTTTCTAGGGAAGGATCCAGGATATCATCTTCAAATCCTTCTACAGGATCGGAGCCGAGAATCTCGTTAAGATCCTCGCAAGCTTTTTCAAGCTCGCTCATTCTTACTTCGTGCGCGTTCATGAATTCATCTCTTCTCATATCATACCTCTTTCTACACACTTATTTAAATAAGTATGATTTATATTATTATTTATTTTTTCAATATGATAGTATACGATCAAAAAATAAAGATATTACGGAATACTCCATATGGAGTATTCCGTTTTATTTTTTATAAATCGTTTAATTTAGAATCGTTTAATTCTCCATATGTTACATATAATATAGTTCTATCATCTATATCATCTACGTCATTATATGAAGGAGATCTTAATTTGGTATTCTCGTTCATTACAAATATACCATTTCTATCTCTATAAAATCCTATGTTAGGATCTATATTTAAAGATTCCTGTATATATGGAATATAAGGAACGTAGAATTTATCCTCTTTATTTAGTAATGCTTTAGTAGAAGACATCATGCAATTACGTATTATTTCTTCATCCATTTCTAATGAAGTAAATGCATTATTATACATATTATCTACTATTACTGGTGTTTTGCTAGTAAGACCTACAACAGGAACTCCTACAGATTCATGTATTGCATTATTAGAAAATACATATATCGCGAATGCTTTAGGTATTATTTTACATCCGGTATTTTTTTCTATATTCGGATATTTATCTGTATAAGCATTTCCTCCTCCGGCTACGGAGAATGACACAAACGCAGGATTTACTAAAGACGTATATGTTATATTTACATTTTTACATAAAACCTCTATAGATGATATAGAAATCTTGCAAGCATCAGAATACTCTTTACAATATAAAACAGATAGATCTATTCTAAAAATTGATTCGATATCGTCATCATCTTCATCACTAGTCGATACAAGTAAAATACAATCTTTATATTTAACTGTAATTAGCTTATACGATTCATTTAGAAGTGTTACTCCTTTAGATCTAATAACAGCGTCAAAACATCTTTTATTTAACCCAGATACTTTATCTGTTTTAAATATTACAGATACAGTGTCGTCTTCATTATTTTCAACTTTAATTAATTTCGTTCTAATATTTTTAGCTATATCGTTAACCAGAGTATTTTCTATGTCTTTCATCGTTTTATCACAATCTGGTCTTGAAGGATTATATTTTCTGTATTTCTTAATTGTATCTTTGTAAGGATCTTTTTTGAATAATCCCTCATCCAAAACTGATTCTTTCATTACTTCTCCTGTTTTCTTATTAACTTTAACAGTTTCATATTTTTTTGTATAATCAAATCCTACGGTTCCTTCTAAAGACCATCCTTGATCGGGAATACTGTATACATCATATACACCGTCTCCGGATAAATTTTTCGCAAATTTTTCGAGGTCTCCAAATAGATCGTCTATCATGTTTTTAGGAAGCTTATCTTCATAATCATCAAATGTTTTGCATTTTCCGTATGATATAATCTGTATATCCTGATCTTTTTCAGGTACATTGAAATAGTATAAATCTATATGAACATATCTAGAATCTGAATCTTTAATAAAATTGGTTATATATTTATCATCAATTGCAATTTCTATATACTTTTTAAATTGCTTATATTTTCCATTCAGTAAGCTATTTAAATAATTCACCATTTTATTAGCAGCTTCTTTTTTAGAAACTTTAGGAGTTATCTCTCTTTTTTCTGTTTTATATTTACTAAGCAATCCTTCATGAATAGCAAATTCCTTTAAAGACCCATTTATATAATTTCTTAATTTATTATTTTTACCTATCTTATCAGTAGGAACTTTATATACTTTCATAGCTTTAATTATATTTTTAGCTAATTCCTCTTGATCTTTCTTGTCGCATCTATTGAAGAATTTAATAGCTAAAATTACATGATCGTAATCGTTTAAAGGAAATTTTCTTTTTTCTGGTAAACCAAATGTTTTATCAGGTAAAGATTTTCTTTCTTTAGAAGATAATGTGGCTTCATTTAATGCTAAAGATTCACTTACAGTCATACCGTTATTAAGAAAATCTTCTAGTGTCTCAGTTAATAAAGTTGATTCTTTAATATCATCTGTATTGTCCATTTCTAGTAAAGCTTTTTCTATTATTCCCATATTTGCATCAGATTCGTTATACGAATAATCTCCTTCCTTTATTTTTTTTAAGTTTCGCTCTGTCACTTTGTAATCATAATTATATAAATCATCGCCTTTATTAACTAAAGAAATAAAATTCAAATCATTTTTAAAATCTTGAGGACTAAATAAACTAGCATCCCTGCCCAAATCTTCAGCTTGGCCTAATAATTCTGCTACAAATCTTGAACAGAACCATTTTTTAAGATTATCATCGCTAGATATGCCTAATTTATATTTAATTAATCCTATAATATCATACCCTAAATATTTATCTTTTTCTTTGAACCATTTTAATCTATCTATCATCTTCTGTTTTTGACTTTTGCTTACAAACATTACATATATTTCATAAACAGATTTTTTCTTCTTAAAAAACTCGTCCTTGGTATTTTGCTGAACAAATCCAGGTTGCCCGGCAATATATGACGTTTTCTTGTTACCAAAAGAAAACATCGGATCAAGTTTACTTGTAAATGATATACATGAATGGGAAAATTCATCTTTTGTTACAGCCTTTATGGTATTAGCCAGCATAGTTCCGGTATGCATCAATACTATATATACCGGTTCTGTATGTTTAGAATCATATATAGCTTCTTCAAACATGATCATATTAGTATCTTCTCCTTTATATTTTTCTATTAAAGCTTCTTCATTAACTATATTATCTAATACAGAAGAAACCATTTGATCTGACCAATCTAATATATCTGTCATTCTTGTAGTTATGTCTTTAGATGAAGTAGATCCTATTATATTATAAATATTTACCGGATGAGTTTGTCCTATTCTATATATACGATCACAGGCTTGATCAAAATCTGCTTTTCTATACGGAGGACAAAATACCATCATTTGGTTTGCTTCTACTAATGTAACACCAGTTCCCATAGTTTGAGAGGTTGCTACTAATACATCTACAGTATCATCTTCTCTAAATTGATTAATAATATTCATTCGATTTTTTACAGATCCAGTTATCTTTACAGCTTTTATATCGTTTTTATTAAGATCATCACAAATATGATCTACAACTTCTACTATAGTAGAAAAAATAACTGTTTTCTTTGGATTATTATTGATCATTTTATATATAAGATCTTTATTATTATCATATAACTCATTAAATGCTTTAGCTTTTATTTTTGGTAGAACTTCTCCCATAGCTAAGAAAAAACATTTTTGAGTTATATATACATATACACTTACTACGTATTTATATCTTTTTAATTCATCTTTATCTTTTATATTAGGATATACATTATTCTTGATAAATCCATCATATAAGTCATATAACGAATCATGCACAGATTCATAATCTTGTCCTTTATCAACAAATTTTATATAGTCTAACGTAGTAGTTCTATCTTGTGATGAATATTTTAAAGTCGTTTCTCTAAATTCATCTTTAACAGAATCTACCTCGTCTTTATAGCTTTCAAGTATTTCTTGAAATCTATCCGCTACTTTCTTTTTTACATTTATCATCAAATAAGGATCTTCATCTTTATACTCTAATTTAAAATTAGTTACAGTTTTAGATGGTAAATCCAAAACTTGATCTTTTGTTTTTCTATATATAGTTCTATTAAACCTTGTCTGAACCACATCAGACAATGTATCGGTATTACTTGTAAATGCTTTTATATACAGTTTGGCTAAATCTAAAGTAAAGGTTCTATCAATCATCATCATAGCTGGTACTATTTCACTCGGATTAGCTTTTATAGGTGTACCGGACATCATAAGATTGTCTTTAGACTTAGTTATTTGCTTTAATTTAAGCATGTTTTTAGTTTGTAACGAATCTAAATTTCTAAAATTTTGAGATTCATCGACTATTATCATAGTAGAATTTGTATTCTTAACTAATGGAAATATTTTATTTATTGATTCATTATTTACGATAATATATCTTGTATCTTTGGAATATTCTTTTGGTTTAGAAACTCCATATACATATACTTCTCTTTTGAATCTTTCGATATCATTATATTTTTTGAAATATAATCTTAATTCATTAGCCCAGTTCTCTTTAAGCGTATTCATACATACTATTATTGTTTGATCTGGATGTATAAGTTCCGATATACAAGCTGCGGTAAATGTCTTTCCCAAACCTTGATCAAACGATAATATATACCCATCTAGATCATATATTTCTTTATATTCGAAATATTTTTTGATAAATTCTTCTTGAAAATCTTTAGGCTTGTAATCTTCGTTCAATATACTATTTAGTCTATTTATATCAACTTTTACATCAATATTTTTATCGAGATTATCCAAATAAGTATTTTTCTTTATATATTCTGCCATTCTACGATAATATCTGAGATTATAATAATCAGCTAATTGCATTAATATATTATATAATTCGCTAGCAAAAAATAAATCTACTTCTAAATTTGTAACTTTTCTCTTATATCCAGGTATTTTCTTTTTCTCCCATAATTTTTGTGTAAATGGAGTATAGTTTTTTGTAAATAATTTATTTACTGATTTAGTTTCGTACATATCTTTTATTCTTATAAGAAATTTAGTATAATTGATTCCTTTAATAAATATCTTATTTTCTTTTTCATCAATTATTATTTTAGTAGATATGAATGCTGAGAAACTATTAACTTTTTCATTAACGGCTTCTGTATCATCGACAAATATTGGCACTTATATCACCTACCTTCGAATTCTCTTTATTTTAATGTATTCCTAAACAAAAAATAAACCCAGGTACTAATATTAGTACCTGGGTTTCCGTTTGGACACAAATGAGGACCTAATTCCTCAATTTTTATTTTTTAACTTAAGATCAATTCCGTTTAACACGAATCGACCTTTAATCAAATCATAGCCTTTGGCATAGATTGATACATCTTTGTCTGATTTCTTCATCATGTCAGACACAAGCATAAACATATCATCCGTATTTTTTACCAAGTATGCATCTTGATAGACCACGGTATCATTATTATAATGAACCTCTACTATCTTTATGCATGATTTATTCTCAATAAGTTCTTTTATATCACACTTATATGTATAAGAACTTTTTGAGTTTACTAATAACTCATCTATCTCTACAGGTGTGGAACCACCAAATTGATCCCATATCACATGAGTGTGATAAGTATTAGTGTCTGAGTCATAGTGTCTCAGTGTTAAATTTACCTTCTTTTCATTAGTTACTTTAATCAAAGAAGATAATACACACTGAATACCAGTCACGTACACTACTAACTTCTGTTGAGCTTCTCCATTGATGAAATCAACCATCTCGTCGATGTATTCTCTACAGATATCTTCAATTTTATCATAATCGAACATGATCGACTTAGATAAAGATGTCTTGAAGATAAAATCATTTACAGGCATATTATGCCTGTCAGCTACTAACCCAACTCTGATAGAAGTACCTATAGGTACTATATCTGAATGAGTTTTATGATCTTCAGTAGTGCTGATAGTATTCTCGGTGTTTGTTTTGGAAGACTGACACTCTGACCGATTATTGGTTCGTATCCTAGATATTGTAGATATTGATAAATTTGTCAATTCAGCGATTTGTTTAGATGTATATCCATCTTTGACAAATTCGATAACTAAATCTATATCATCCTCGTTAACAGTTTTTCTCTTCTTTCTAGATTTAGTTTCTACACTATCTTTGCTAGAATCTGAATCGTTTCCGATTTGAATTACTTTGGATTTGTCAGTAGTTTCCGTTTTCTGCACCATTTCAGGTAACTGCGAATTTGCAATTGTACCGGTTTTAAACCTTTTTTGCAATGCGATGATTGCAGTCATTGGTACTTTATACTTATTCGAAAGTACCTTTTTGTTTTCACCATTACATAACCCATCATAAATCTTTTTACTGACGGGATCCAGTTCTTCTACTGTTGGAGCGTTAAAATTATAGTATGTGTTTGTTTTAGATCTCTTCATAAGTTTTTCCTCCTTAGTGTTGAAAAATTTTATTTATTCACAGTAATAATATACAATTATATATTCTGAATCTATCATATTCTGAATATATTCAGAGCCATTAAGAAACCCCATAATCCAATACAGATTATGGGGTTGCAATCTATAATTTTAAATACGATAAATCATTAATATATAATTTATAATTATAGTTAAATAAGTTGTATAAATCTACAGATCTCTTCTTTAATAATTTTTTAGCATCATAAATATTCATCCATTCAGCTGTATCGTATAAAGAATCAAGATCTTCTGGTCTAATATATCCAGTATAATCAGAATCATAAGTTGCTAAATATAGATACGTATATTGTCCTTTATATACATCATCCTTATACCTAGTCTGTTTATTAGACATGGAATAACTTCCGATATACTTAAGATTATCTATATTTGCCTTTACTTCTTCTTGACATTCTTTAGCAGCTTGAGACTCTAATGAAGAATTCTTATCAGTACCACCTCCAGGTAGTTTAACACTACCATCAGATTTTTTAGTGCCAATAAGTACTTTATCTAATTCCTTATTAAATATAATTACTTCTACACGCTCTCTATATGGTTCTCCATTAACTTTCTTAATAGCATTCCAAGATCCATGACCAATAAATCCTTCTTGAGAAGGTTTATCAGATGATGGAGTTATTATAGAAAATTCTTTTATAGATTTGGACCAATCTTCATCAGTAAGCTTGCTTTTGAGCTTCATCCAATACTCGTTTTTGGAATTACCGTCTCCAATTATAACGAACCCGTTATCTTTATATAATTTAATAGCGACTTCGTTATCTTTCGTTACGGTTAAATCTATAGCCTTATATTTATTTATGGCATCTTTTACAAGCTTAGAAGATAATCCATATCCTCTATATTTCTTAATTACTACTACAGGAGTTATAAATCCTGGATATTTCTTATTATCTAAGAATACATATCCTGCTATGCAATCGCTATCAGCATCTATAACTATTTCACCTATGCAACTTTTATGAATATAATCCCAATACTCTGTACAATATTTGTCTTGTTTTAAATATTTATCTACACTAAGATCTTTAAGATCTATAAACTTAAAAGTTATATCGGTCTTTTTAGTTTTATGATTTGGATCAAGTGTAGATTTATTTTCATGAATCATATTATTATCTCCTTTATATATTTTATCTATAATATATGATTCATTCATATTATTCAATTTATCAATCGTGATAATTAATTCATTATTATCACATCTTGCAGAATATCTTCCATTTTCGAAAATATTATTATCATTGATAGTTTTTACTACAGCATCAATTCCAGATTCATATGCAAATTTACCAGCAGAAAATGAATTATCACTAATTATCTTTGGCTTATTATATTCATTTATACTGCAAAAAGCAGAGTCATCCATTCTGCACCATTTAATAGTATGAATTACCGAATTAAACGCATTTTGGATTATATCGTTTGAAGTAGATTCATTAAATGGTACTGTTCCTAAATATTCTCCACAATCTTTACATTTGTAGATAGGCTCTCCTTGGAAAAATACTCCTATGTTTTTAGATCCGCATTTACTACATACTTTAGGTCCTAAGTCTTTGACTTTCTTGCTTTCTAATACAGTGGATTCATTGATTCTTATAATAGGATTATATTCACCGTTATTCTCTATATATAATTCTTTTAATTCGAGCATTAATTCTATTAATTGCTCAAACTTGTTATCGGTTAATCTTATATAATTATATTTACCTTGTTTTCTAATAGCATCTTCTTTTGCTGTTTGTTTAGCTCTATATTCAGGCATTTCTCTTTTATTTGGATTATCTCCACCATCTTTAATATCAAATGCTAAGTTATATGGAGCATAATAAGCATCAGTAATCCACTTATGAGTTTCTCCTTTAAACTTATATTCTATTATAGGCCCAGGAGTTTCTAGGTCCTCGCTTTTTACATTTAAAAATTTATCCATAAATTCCAAAAACTTATGCTCATAAGAACCTACATAAGTTCTTATGGTTCCATCTTGAAATTTATATTTTCCTGATATATTTCTATTAGCAAGCATTACATTATTTTGATATTCTGGATCTTTAAGCATTTCCTGCTTAGTCATTCCTCTTACTCTTTTTAATCTTTCTGCAGCTAATTGCTCATAAGCTTTTTTACATTTATCACTACAAAATCTATCGTATCTACATTTATCTTCGTCCCATGGAGATTCTTTTCCACATATAGTGCATTTGCCTTTTTCTTTTTTATTTACGACATTAAATACTATTCTAGATGCAGTAAAGTCTTTTGGAATGAATTCCGAATGTTTCTTTTCTATATGATCTACGAGTTTAACTCTATCATATTTTTCATTACAGTAAGGACATTGATATTTTCTTTTATATACAGAAGAGGCTGCTTCCATTAATGCTATTTCGTTCATAATAACTGTACTCTCCTTTATTTGATTAATTACTGAAATGTTTCAGATATACAAAAAAGTAGTAAGACCGAATATTCGGTCTTACTAGTATATATTTAGTCATTTTCTATACATTTGCAAATATAATTTAGATCATCTTTTGTAAATTTTACATCATTTAAGGAATACCGTACTTCTTTGTATTCTATTTTGGTTTGTTCCTAAATACATAATATATTTCTCATTTGCTAAAATTTATATTTTATTAAAATACCACAAAAAATAAAACAGTATGAGACGGGTTTTACTCCATCTCATACTGCTTAAATTATTTTTTGCTCCTTCTTTTTAATTCTTCTTTAATTTCATTTTCCAATTGTTTACTAATTCCTTTATCTACCGAATTCATCATGTCATCAGTTATACGCAATACAAGATCATAGTTTTCTTTGAAAAATTTTATATATTTATTTAATTCTTTCGGGCCTCCAATTAATCCTTCAGCTCTTTGTTTATTTGGTAATATTTTTACTTCAGCAGGTTCATTCTCTCCTCCAGTAGAAGCTATAGTAATGGCTGGTTTCTTGCCAATAAATATTTTGATTCTGTTTGGATGATTTTCGCTTGCATTTCCCATCATTATATTATGATCCAGTCCGGTTATATCTTTACTTACTGTAAATTCATTTAATGGGATCACTTCCTCTTTTAAACGAGTTATAGTGTTTTCTTTTAATTTATCAGCTAATTCTAAGTAATTCATATACATTTTAATTCTCCTTATCAGTTATAATATACGTACCCTTTTTATAATCTAAATGCAAATGTTTATTATTACCTTTAGACACAAGTTCTAATTCGCTTTCATGTACTCCTTCTTTTTCACCATCAACAAACAAATCGGTTTCTTTACCACATATATACGGAAGTATACAATATGTCAGATTCCATACAGTTCTATTTAAACTGTTAATAGTTGGAGCACCGCTTACAACATATAATTTATCAGAATATTGAAGCTTTACTATATCGCCTATTTTAAAGCTTGGATATTTTTTGCTATCTCCAATATCCCGCCTTATAGGTTCACATCCATAAACATTCTCATATCTTTTGCTTTTTCTTGTTTTGAAGTCATACCTATATTCCACATAATCTACATATTTCAGATACTCATCATTTGATCTAATATCATGGTCAAATGTCAGCATATCTACAGAATCTGGTTCATATCCGGTCGGCTCAAATTTATCATTAAGTATTTTTATATAAATATCATACTCATCATTCACCAGCTTATATGGCCATTCGGTATTATCGATTTTCCCATACACTTCATTAAACACGCCTGAAATATACTGTTCTGCTTCTTCTAAAGTAGCAAATAAATCCTGATGCGATATCATAAAATATCTGTCATCTTCCATCCAATCTTCTTCTGGATGCATAACTTTAAGTACACAATTAAATACGGCTAATATATTTTTCATATTAGCTTCCCCCTTTTTATATTTTTGTCTTCGTATTCACTATTATAATATATAATTGTATTTGAATAACTTTATAGTAAGATTTAAAGGAGGTATGTGATGCAAACTTTTACAGATTACTTGTTTACGACAAGTACGTTCAATAAACCTCTAGTCATAAAAGATAAAGATGCGATACTAACTTTAGTATGTAGATTAATACTATTAGAACCAGGTACTATTTCCATTGCTCCAGAAGCTGGAGTAGGACTGGTTAGTAAATATAGATATATGAATTCTGAAACTATTGTTGAATTAGAAGAAAATATTAAAGAGCAAATAAATAGATTTCTTCCATATTTTACTCAAGTAGACGTAAATATAAGTTTACAAGAAAACAAAATTCTTTTAATAGAATTAGATATTGATGATTCTATTTATACATTAAAAGCTAATATATCCAAAAATAATGAAGTTACTTTAACCGAATTATATAACGGATAAAAGAAAGGAGATATATTTATGGCTTTAGTAGAAATGACTCCTGAAGAACTTGGTTTTAAACCTGCTCCTAAGGAAGATGATCCAATGCTTCATCCAGAAAAAGAAGATGATGCTGATAGGGCTTTGGATGTATTCGATAAAGTTATTATTCCTAAGAAAATAGCGGAAGCTAAAAAATTTAATGAAATTATGGAAGAGACAGATGGTAATATTTCTAAACAGGAAATGAATGAATTGCTTGGATATGGATATGCTAATGTCTTATTAGGTGATAAACCTGTTCCATTAAATACTAAACCTATGGAAAGAGTCATAAAAGCTCGAAATAAAAACAAAGAGAAAATTGCAGCGGAAACTAAACAGTCTGCTGATGAAATAGATAATATCTTGGGTTCAGTTAAAACTGGATTTGAAGATGACTTCGATGATGAAGACGATTTATAATTTTAAGGAGGAAGTAAAATATGTCCACAGAAAACAAAGTTTTTACAGACAACGCAAGACCAGAAGATTCCGTATCTCTTAGTGATCTTAAGAATGACGGAAATGAAGTGCATTATGCGCAAGAAAGAGACGAAGAAACAGTAGCTAGTGCTATTACTGGTAGATCAGTAACAAAAAGCGTAGCTAAAAAAGAACCAGATCAGCAAGAAGAAGTAGAAAAAACTGTTAAATACACAACAGGTTATTCTAATATCATAGAAGATGATGAATATACAAATGAAGAAGAATTTGAAATTGGATCAGATTATACGAATGAAGAAGAAAAGCCCGTATTAACAACGTCCGCGACTCCTACATCAAATGATGAACTTAAAGAAATGGCAGATGTAAAAGTAGATACAGATCCTGAGAGAATAATTGGATTCGATAATGCTCCTAAAAAAGAAGAGTATAATATTCCTACTAATCTTGATGATATCGAATTCCCTGATGACGACGAGGATGAAGATGAAAATACTGCAACCCCTACTCAGGAAACAAGAGATGATGAAATTATCAATGAAAAATTAAAAGCTTCAGTAAAATCCAAAATTAAGGTTGTAGCTAAAAAATACGACCTTTCTGCATTTACAGTATCTAAGAAGCCAGTAGCATTAAATGCTGTGCTTGATACAGTAGAAAATCCTAATAGAAAAGCTGCAGATTGGGTAGCATATAATACAGGTAACAGATTTAGAATGCTTGGTTTCACAGGTGCAGAAATTGATAAGCTCAATAATCCTGGCGGAAGTAGAATGAATTCTGAATCTGTAAGATATAAAATGCTTTATGATCATATTATTGATAGAGATAAACCTGCTTCAATGGAAGAGTGGGCTAAGTGTACAAGCTTCTTCGATATCGAGCATTATTGGTTTGGTGCTTTTCGTGCTACATTTGAAGGAGAAGCATATATGCCGATTACAAACTGTCCTACAGATAATAAGCATGTATTCTTAACTGATAATCTTGATATTATGGATTTCGTTAAGTTTGAGAATGATGAAGCTAAAGCAAAATTCTATGATATTTATAATGGAAATATCGCTAAACCTAAGGGATTATATAAATCTGATATTGTACCTGTATCTGAAGATTTTGCTATTGGATTTAGAGAACCATCTATCTTCAATATGGTATTTGAAATTGCTATGCTTGATACAGCATTCGTAGAGAAATATAGAGATATTATTGCACTTGTATCTTATATTGATTCTATTTATTATATTAATAAGAATACAATGACTCTTGATCCTATCGAGTATCGTCATTATACAAATAATACAGCTAAAACAGCTAAATCTAAAATCATTCAGTTTGGTAAGACTATTCGTAAACTGTCTTCTGACCAGTATCATGCAATTCTTATGTATATTCAGGAGATCAGTAAACGTGACGAATCTATCTCTTATCAGATTCCTGAAACAACATGTATTGAATGTAATGCAGTTATTCCAGCTACAGCTATCTCTGCAGATGAATTGGTTTTTACGCGTCACAGATTGGCAGCACTGGCGGCTTTATAGGAGAGTGCGTTGGTATAGCTACTTATTTTAGAGGAAGAACTACTATATTTGAATTGACTAATATACCTTTTGGGCATGTCAATACATTGAAATATATAATAGATCGTGAATCTAGAAGTAAGAGAGCACAGCAAGCTAAACAAGCTGAAGTATTAGAAGATGCTGTCAATGGAGACATGTAAAAGAGGAGGATTAAGATTTTGGATAGATGTAGATTCATAAACTCGTTGTCCAGTTCCTCTGATATAAGTATAGAAGAATATATACTTAATCATTTTGAAGAGGTTATGCTTCTATATAATCTATTTGGTAACTGTGATACTGTGAATATATCTGTTGATAATAAAATAATTAATCCTTTCGTAATAGCATTTAAGAACAAAAAAGACGCTAATGAAATGCAAGGATTAATTAATGGAACCTTTCTACATATTTATGGAGATAAGTATTTCATAAACAGTGTAGTTGATGATAAATCGATACGAATAAATATTTTAAATACAGCTAGTATGGGTTAACCCATACTAGCTTATTTTCTGCTATCTGTAACTTTATTATAATATTAATATTAGGAGGTCTAATATAATGACAGGTATTTTAGGCGCACTAAACTATCAGCGTAAATCTGGGCAATTCACTTTAACTAAAGAAGAGTTTAATATAGTAAATCTTGTGGTTCATGGGGTGTCTACCAATGGTCGTAGAGTTTTGAATGAAGCAGAAATGAATCACCTTAAGGTAGACTTATTAGATTATCAAGATTTTATAAAGAAAAATAATGTAGAAGAGATCACAGATACTTTATTATTTATTAGAGATGGTTATCCTGCTCCGAAAGGATTATTATCTCAAGAAATATTTGGTATAACCAAAGATGATAGAGCTAATATATTTGGTTATATTGATTTACATGGGTGGTTCATGCATCCATTTTGCTACAAAGTATGGTGCAGTATAGATAAAAGAATTAGAAATATAGTATCAGGAATAGGATTCTATAAAGTAGACCAGGATGGTTTAATTCAAGAGGTGCAATCTGGCGGTGATACTGGTATAGAATTCCTTAGAAAAAATATAAATAAAATAAAAATAAAAGAAACTGGTACAAGAACTAGATCGACAAAGATACAATTCTTATATAAATGCAAGAAAATGATGTTTCTTGATAAATTTCTTGTAATACCTCCGTTCTATAGAGATATGGATACTAAGGTTAAAGGTGCTGTTGGAGCTGGTGGTATTAATAAATATTATCAATCATTAATAATATCATCTAAAGCTATACAAGAAACTCAGGATTATGGATTATCTATAGAGAATACTACTAATGCTAGAATACAAGAAACTTTATTAAATATATCTAATGCTTTATTTGGTACTTCTAAAAATAAAGATGATGGTATTGGATTAGCTGGTAAGACAGGTATTATACGTGAAGCCGTATTAAGTAAATCTACTGATATGGGTACACGTTTAGTATTATCAGCTCCAGATTTAAAAGTAGAGGCTATGGAAGATTTAATGGTGGATACAGACCATGCAGCATTACCATTAGCATCTGCATTGGTAAACTTTAAACCATTTATTATATTCCAGGCTAAAAGATTATTTGAAAATCTATTTCAAAATGTAGAATTGATGCAAGTCTACGATCCAAAAGCTAAAAAATTGGTACCATTTGAACCTAAGGATCCGCTTATAACTTTTTCTGATGAAGAAATAGATTCTCAGATAGATAAATTTATCTTCTCTTTCTCTAAGAGATTAGAACCAGTTACATTAACTGATCAAAAGACAGGAAGAACTTTGGGGCTGGTGTTTAAAGGAAAGAAAGTATCTAAAGCTAGGTATGCTAAAACTGGTGGTGATATAATGGGAGAATCTTCCCTTATTAATAGACCACTTACATGGTGTGATGTATTATATATGGCAGCATGTGAAGCATGTAAGGATAAAACTATTCTTATTACTCGATTCCCTATGGATTCTTACTTTAACGAATTTCCGATACTGGTAAGAATAAGTACAACAAAAGAAACCGAAAAGATATATGTAAATAATACATATTATCCATTCTATCCAAAGATTAGAGAATCTGATATCGGAAGTGATACTTCCAATAAGTTCATTGATACATTAGTATTCAGTAATGTTTATCTTAAATCCATTGGTGGTGACTATGATGGTGACCAGTGCTCTGTAAAAGCTGTTTGGTCAGAAGAAGCCAATAGAGAGTTAAGGGAGCAGATTAATTCTAAAGCAGTATATATAGATCTTGGTGGAAATAATATTAAAGTTTCTACAAATGAAGCAGTACAAGCCATATATAATCTAACTAAAATATTGAATGAGGATAAAGTAAAACTTACTGATCCTAAGTTTTAACTATTACTCTATCCGTAACTCTTATATAAAATAATAGGTTTTCACGCCCAAGGATAAAGAAAAGGAGTTAAAAATATGGAAGAAAACGATATTAAATTCGATTTAAACTGTATAGACAGGTTTAGTGTAAAAGGTAAATACATTAAAGAGTATATGATGAATTACCTACCAACTACGAGTATAACGATGACAGCAATATCTGCAGAAAATCCTGATAGAATACCTAAACCTGTTGGGAATATAGCAATAGATTATAACAGTATACAAAAATTCTTTACGAAATACTGCACAGGCCCTAAAGCTATTAAAGATGATATCTACTATTTTATTAATGCTAAAAGAAATAATTACGAGTTCTTAACTTTACAAAGAGATTTAGATAAATCTCCAAGGAAAGAATCTAAACAAAAAATAGTGGCTAAACCATATAAAGCTACATATGATACTATGGAAAAAGATCCAGAAATGATTGCTAATTATTATAGTAAAAAGTATAGTATTTCAGATAAAGAAAATATTATAGCTATAATGACAGAAGATGATGTACTTTGTCTTAATTGCGGATGTATTTCTGATCAAAGACTATCTGATGTACCAGATTTAAAAACACATATAAACAATATGGTGTGTCCTAAATGTGGTAGCACTACGTCTCCATTGGTAACCTTTAATAAGTACCTTCACAGAACTTCTATGCATTGTAGAGATACGCAAAAGTAGACATTCAGAACCATTCTGAATAATTCAGAGTATTGAATTGTATATTATTATAATGAGTACGTGTAGATATATTATATATCTACACGTTATTCTATTTTGCTTGGATAAAAGAATGAAAGAATGGAGGAAAACAAAATGAGAGCACCGACAGAAAATGAAATTAATGAATTTACAGAAAGATTAGGCATTATACCTAATGCGTACAAAGGAGAAGTATCTTTTAAGTATATGCTTAAAAGATACTGTGAAAATTTGGTCAATAATAAAGAAAGACCAAAAATGACAGCGTTATACATAGAAACAACAAAATACGTTTCTAGGTATAATGGATCGGAAATTAGGACTATGAATAAGTCCGAACGAAATTTAAGATTTGTAGTAGAAAAATTGTGGAAAGAACCACATACAGAAACCTTTGATGAAGTCTTCAAGTATTATAAAAAGAAAAGTAAACCAACAAATTTGGAATTTGTAGGAGCTTGCTCATCTTATTTATTGCATGAGATAAATAAGAAAGAATACGAAAATACACAAAAAACTAAAACTGACACAATGCAGTTTGAAAAAGAATTCTTAATAAATAAACTGGAATGCGATGCTACAAGCAGATTAAACAGCGTATCTAACGTTCCAGAGGAGGTAAAAGAATATTTAAACTATACTATATCAAATATTATAAAGGATTCTATTCAGGATATATTTAAATATGTATTATATCCTGACGTTAAGTAAAAAGAAAAACCACATACGGGATTTCCCGTATGTGGTTTATTTTTTGTTTGATTAGGCAATATGTTTAACCGGAACAACATCATATGTTTCTGGAATAAGACCTGTAGGATTCTTAATCTTAATACGTCCCTGAACTGGCTGATATTCATAGAATTTGTATCTTTCAAATGCATGAATAGCTGGCAGGGATGGATTATTTGCATTACGGATCTCATTGGATACATATGTCTGATAATCATAGATTCTGTAGATGATTCTATCTGTTCCTCTTGGGCAGAGAATTACAATAAGATCATTAGAGAATCTCATCTTATCAGATGCGATGAACTGATATACTCTATGGTGAGATGTAGTTACAGTCTTAACATAATCCAGTTCTACTGGTCCAATGTTAGATGGAGACTGATAGCTATATTCTACCGGAGCAATCTTTCTGATGATGGAAGCATCACCGAAGATAGTAACAGTAACGTTCGGATCATTGAGTACACGAAGCATTCTTTCAACGAATTCATCGAAGAAATCGAAGAATGTATCACGTCTCCAATTTACATGGTCACTGTAGTAAGATGCTCTTGGAGCAAAATCGTATGTATTAAAGAATTTCTCGTCCTCAGATAATCCAAGATAAGACGTATCAAGGGATTCTTTAATATCATCATCTTTATAGTTTGCAAGTAATGTTTTTGTAATATCCAGAACTTTTGTAATCTGGTTGATATTATACATTGCTGCAATATCTTTAACTTCCTGTGGAGAGATTGTGGTATTGATTGGCATACCTTCAGGAATCTCTACAAGGCTTGTGATCTGTTTCCAGGATGCAGAGCATGTAGTAAGGTTTGCAGAAGATGTATCAAGTCTTGCATATACCTTAACAGCTGTAACAGCACCCTTGTTAGACTGGATCATCAGACGGTCTTTCTTCATATAACCTGTCAGTACATCACAGTCATCTTTAATTTTTACTTCTGCACCCTCAAGTACTTTGTGGGTGAATTTGAATTTATGTGTAAGTCCTCTTCCGTCATCATCATAGATCGGAACGAAGTTAGCTTTTGTACGAACCCAAACATCTTTTGTTGTAGCTTCTGTAGCTTCTTCTCCCTCTCCAAGATATCCATTTTCATCTGGAAGAATATCACCTTTTTCGAAATATACGTTAGGTACTTTAACAGCACATACATATGTTTCAACGTTAAGATGATCAACACCAGCCATACCATCAAGATACTGATTTACAATTTCTGTATCATCAGTTACAGGAAGCTGAAGTTCGATCTCTTTAACAGCTGCAGTTTTCTTAATAGCTGCAGTAAGTTTGTTCTGATCTTTGTAAAGGTCAAGCTCATTTCCTTCAGTATCAATCATGATACGTCTTTCCATAGCAACAGTGAATGCTGGCTGTGGAGCGATCATTTTCTGAATAGCACCTTTATCAAAAACCATATTCATAAGAATAAGTTTATGCATTGGGAATGTAAGACCAACGATAGGGTTGATTGTTCCCATAGCTGTATTCTCCATAAGAGCTTTCTTATCGTTTTCATACAGCTGTTCCATATCGTTGTAGTGTTCTTCAAGAGCCTGAGGTCTTTCAACGTATTCATTTACGTCACAAGAATTTTCAACGAAGAATTTCTTGAGCTGATCGGAAGCAAGCTCATCTTTAAGCACTTTGCATGTCTCACTGAGAATGTTGTGCTGAGATGTCTGCTCCATATCTTCAAATAAGTTTTTAACTTGTTCTGAGAAGTTATAAAGTGCGTGATCAGCACTATAAGAACCACCCATGACTGTATTAGTAGTATTTCCTGCGATCATTTCGGGAATCTCCTTTCAAATTTATATCAAATATAACATAATATTTTACTTAAATATTTACTAAATTGTTATATAAAGACCTAATTACCTGACTCTTTATATAATCCTTTTCTTATCTCTTCAAGAATACCATTTATAACGTTTAAAGTACTAAGGTACTTTTTATAGTTAACCATATTCTCAAGATAAGTTTTATTATCAAATGTATTTGTAAGGTAATCATAAACAAATTGTTTAAGATCACTAAGATTATCTATGACAAAATTATATACTTTAATCAATTCATCGTCTTTAGGTATATCATTTACTTTATCATATAACGTTATTATGCGATTATATAAGTCTTGATATAAATCTTTTAATTCATTAATCTTGATAACTTTATCTTGATCTGATAATCCATTGAATATATCATTTTCTGCATCTTTTAGATCTTGATCTGGATCTTCTCCACCTGACATATCTCCACCATTATATCCAGACATATCATCGGTAGATCCATCCCCGCTATCAGCAGTACTATCGTCCAGATCAAAGTTATCATCGTCTCCACCAGACATATCATCATCAGTAGATTGATCTCCTGTCGCATCCCCACCATTAGTGTCTTGAGCTTGCCCACCAGCGTCATCGTCTGGTAAGTCAAAGTTATCTTCATCTCCGCTCTCGCCCGATACATCATTTGATTGCGTGTCTGGTGTATCGGTAGATTGTGGTTCAGGATTATCCATAGACTGCGTATCTACACCTTCGTCACTTTGGGGATCCGTTGTATCGTCAGGCATATCGAAGTTATCTTCATCGCTAGATTCATCCCCGGCATTATCATCGTTTGATGCATTACCATCTTCAGGTTCTGGGGTATTATCAGGTTGGTTTTCGTTATCGTCAGTATTATCGTCAGGCATATCAAAGTTATCTTCATCATCATTATCTGCTTCTCTTAATACTTTTTCGATAAATCTATAATCGTCAAATTCAGATTCTGTAAATAAGTTGCTAATAAGTCCCATGTTTATATACACCTCCTTATACTGGAATCTTTCTGGCTATTGGTGTAGTGTGATATTTTATTCTAGTTTTTTCCCTATTTAATTTTTTCTGATAATTTAATAGAAATCTGTACTTCTTAGTATCCCCATCTTGAAGTGCCATCTCTATTTCTTTATCTACAACTTTTAACTCTGTATCTATTTCATCATAAATTAAAAGTCTCTCTCTATCGTTTAATTTTTTATTAACTGCAAATATACCTACAGCTGTTAATATTCCTACATATGGCGCGCCAAAGAATGATCCGACTAATGTTGTACCAGATATAGCTATAATAGATTTAATGCAAGAAGACATTGATGGTATAATAGATCCTTTTATAATGGCTTCTCTTCTATCTGATGTCAACGCTCTCTGCATCCCTTTGGTTATATTAGCTGCTTTAGCATCTATATTTTGCCACATAGACGCAGCTTTAGTATTTATTTGTCTTAATTTAGCTCCAAATGCTTTCATGGCTATCTGAAGGTCATTAAATGTCAATTTCTTCTTTTTCTTTTTACCAATTGGTTTTCCTGTGGCTTCATTTACTATATCTTCAAAAAAGCATTCTTCTAATAATTTTACTGATTCTATTATCATTACACATTCGGTTATCTCGTCTACTTTTGGATAGCGATAATCTTTAAGATAAGATAATTCATTTGCAATAATAAGATTTTCAGCTTTGGTACAATCATCATCGGAAGCTCTTTGAATCAAACAACTTTGATAGGCAGATTTATCCACGCATTTGCTTATCATCAATATATTAGAAAGATTTCTAAGATTATCAGAATTTATAGTAAATAATCTTATATTATCAGATATAGATGATAACAATTCTTCTTTGTTTAATCTATTTACAGAATCCATTCCATTAGCTAAAGTAGTAATTAGACTTTCGCATTCTTCTATACTCATATCATTAAATAAACTTGTATTTTCTGATAAAATATCGTGATTGGTACTCATCAATTTATCTATTTTTTGTAAAGATTTATCAAGAGTAGATTTATATTCTATATATCTTTCAGATATCTCTTGGTCTGGTATTCCATCGTTTAATATCTTATCAACGCATGATATCTCTTTAGATATTGCTTTATATATATCAGCATATTGCTTCTGATCAGCATATTCGTCGATTCTATCGAATAAATACAAATATTCTTGCATTACATATTCTAAATCAGAATTAGAATATACAGCTACATATATAGATCTCATTATAAGATATAATTCAGGCAAAGATTCTATAAGTACATCAATAGCATATTCGCTATTTATATTAAACTTACCGATTAATCTTGCAAATCTTTTCGGTGTCTTATCTTGTGAACATTTGAAACTTTCTATAGTATCACGAATATTCGGAGCACTTACCATTTCAGTATCTTCAAAATATTCGTTTATATAGTTTACAGTTTCAGTCAAATCTCTTGTTGCCAGTAGTGCTCCATCTATTTTCTTAATCTCGTAGTCAATAAATAATTGGTCTATACCAGATACTAATGGTATCATATATATAGAATTCTCCAATTCTGTTTTATCCGAATCTGATAATGTAACGTCATTCATAATAGAATTATATACATCTTTTATATACTGGGAAGCATCTTCCTCCGTACTAATATTTTGAATTCTATTGAGCATATTTCTTGCTCTTTCGTTATCTAATGTAGATGAAATATAATTTATCTTTGTTAAATACGAATCCCTATAATCATTTTTGATTATTTTTAATTTGGATAATTCTTCTGGGCTTAAAAATTGGTTATCTTTAGCACAAGATATATAGCCAGACATTATACTATCCGGTATAATTGATTCCCTCAATAAAAAATAATCAGTTATATCTTTAACCACATTATCCATTTTTACTGGAGAATTATATAAAGCGTATTGTACAGACTCTAAAGCTATATAATATTTTTGTTTTGGACTGATATTGTAGGTATCTATCATTTCGCATAAAGAGAAAACCAATTCTTTAGGAGTTTTCTTATTATAATTCTCCTGAATAAATTTATCAAAATTAAATCTCTTTGCTAATTTCTTGTCATTATTTAATACACGATCGCATTCTTTATAAATACTAATAGTATCATTAATACTATTAGTATAATTTTCGTTCAAAAGCTTTTTATTAATCTGATTTACAAATATAGATGTAGCATCTCTGTTTAATTTTGGAATCAAGTTATTATTTATATATCTCATAGTTTCTTCTTTTTGACTATTGCTTCCCGATTCCATTATACTATTAATTACTTTTGTAACTTTTGATATACTTCCAGTTTCATTTAGAAATTTGGAATTATCGCAAGCATTTAGATATTCTCTTTTGGCTTTGTAAGGACTGTTCTTCTTTGGCTCAATGAAAGCATAATTGATAAATCTACTTTCATTCATATATACCAAATTATTCATACCAGTCAGAGATTGTTTTCTGAATACTACCGTTTGCATTGGGATATATCTATGCATACCTTATTCCTCCCATTTAGTTCAATAATTATAATATTGTTTACCCTGGTACATTTATAGGCCATTACCCGAAACAATTTATTAATTGAATATTAAAAGGAGGAATTAGAGTCATGATTCGTACTAATCCTTTAAAAAATATGGGTTATATAATCATTGAAACGGGTCTTACGAACAAGGAATTTCCCGTAAAAATAGACGTAGATAGAAATGGTACTAATAAGGTTACTGCAGAAGGTATTTTGCAGGAAGCTAATATGAGAAATAGAAACTTAAGATGGTATAGTGATAACGAACTATTCCCTCAGATTACTTGTTCAAGAACACAAGAATTAGTTAAAACCGGTAATATGAGAGCAGAAAATGGTCATCCTATGGATAGTAGTTTACAAAGGCAGCAAACTATTGATCCAAATAATACAGTTGCTATATTTACAGCTTTATGGACAGAAGGTAATTTTGTTAAAGGTAGATATAGAGGAACTAATAATGCTAAAGGAGCAGAATTTAATCAAGATCTACTTGATGGATTTCTTCCATCTTGGTCTTTACGTGCTTTAGGTAGAGTAGAGCAGACTGCTAGAGGCGGAGAAGTAAAAGGCCTTAAATTAATTACTTATGATAGGGTAATTTATCCATCCCATGATAAAGCATATACAGAAAAGATTGTATCTGAAGGAGCTTGCATCCAAGAATCTGGAATATGTGATAACGGAAATAGATTATATCTTACAGAAAATGATTCTGGTTTACTTATTCCTATTATTACTCCAGGTGTAATAGATTTTGTCAAACAGGAATCCGCTAATCTTAAAATGTTTACAGAATCATTAGAATTCGAGTATAATGATATATCTCTTACAGAAAATGCTAATCAAGTAAGACTGGTAAACAAAACTACCGGAGATGTAGCAATGGTTAATATAGAAGATCATGTAAGAGACGAAATAATAGATTTCTGCACTAAAAAATATTTATAAAAGGAGACTTTTATGACAATAGGAGATTTATTAGAAAGTAATTGTGATGAATCTTTGAATGAAACCGATAAAATTAGAACTCATTTTCAAAACAGTAAAAGATATAAATAATAAAAACCTTTTACCAAAAGGATATAGTTTAGATACCGATGGAGATTGGGACGATTATATAATAGATTTGGTGTATAATGATACACAGAAAGAGAGAGTTGGTATGAATAATATAGGTGATTTATTAGATAGCAACAATTATATCGATTCTATAGAAGAAGAGGTTAACGAACCTGAAACTTTTACAGTCGGAGACATGCTTGACGAAGACGTAAGTTATGATTGTACGGAAGAATCCTTACAAGAATTATTCAAATATAAAAATGTAAGAGTCGAACCAGAAGTTTCTAGAGAAGAGGCTTACAATATAGCTCAAGGTGTTTTCGATAAAGCTTTAAATGGTAAATATAAAGAGTACGATTATGCTGTATTAAAATCTGGCAATAAAAAGGCAGACTTCTTAAAACAAACTGTAGATTATATGGTTTTGTATACTTTCAATATAAGTGAAGATTATCAGAGAACTGTAGGTACAGATTTAAATGGCAATTTGACCACTTCTACAACAACAACTAAATCCGATGAATATAGAAAATGCGAAGCCGTTGTAAGAAAAATAATACAAGAAGCTAACGAAGCATTATCCGAGCTTGGAGGGTTTGTTAAAAAAGGAAAAATATTTAATAGAAAAGGAACAACTGTTCCATATTACAGAGTATATCTATCTATGGGTTATATATTCCTTGAAGTAAATAAAGAAAAAAAGAAAATAAATAAAAAGACCGGGGAGTATGTATCTGAATCTTTCATTGAAGAATAAGGGGTGACGTTTTATGAATGGATATTCTAATAATATGACCCTTTTATTAGAAAAAATAGAATGGAGATTAGGAACCCAACAATTGAACCTTCCTGACTATTTAGGAAAAGATAAATGGGCTGATATTATAATAAAGGATACACTTGTTACTTTCTCTAGATATTATCCTCATCAAGTACGATATATACTTCATCAAGGAGTAACTCCATATAAGAATGGATGGTATTATTTAGATGAAGATATTATTGGAGATAATAAAATATTAGGTGTAAAAGATATAGACTGGGAAAAGTTTAATGGTAACGGGGTGGCTCAAAATGTTGTAAGTGGGTATGGTATGTATGATGTAGCCAATGGTTATTATAATACAGATGATATACTTATGCTTCAAATGAGAGCAGATTCATTATCATTGTATAATAATAGTATATATGTAGACTTTGAACCGCCTAATAGGGTTAGATTAATGAGTGCTGGTGGTGGAAATATAAGTACTAGAATTAATGCTTATCCAATATATATATTCGTAGAACATAATCCTAGCTTAACTACCATTAGTGCAACTCAAATGGAAACATTTGAAGCGCTTGCGCAAGCAGATGTAGCAAACTTCTTATATAAGAATCTTAAGTATTTTGATGGTATGGAAACCGTATATGCTAATGTAGATCTTAAATTGCAAGATCTTGAAACAGAAGCTGGTAAACGTGAAGAAATATTAAATTATATTAAAGACTCTTATGTAAGTGCTTCTAATAAGAATCAACCGATAATGTTTACTATTTAATCAGTATCGTAGAAAAAATAAAAGATAAAACCAGCAGAGAATATTCTCTGCTGGTTTCTTTTCAACGCCAAAACCACGGATTATCTTTTTTGAGTCGGTCCGGAAAGTCTAGAAGATACTTCTCGGCTTCATCAATATAACTTACCCTGTCCGGATCGTCATCATATATTTTGTAATGCTGAATAACAATACCAATATTCAGATGAGTATTGATATCTATCAAAGGAGCCAAATATATATCATAATCACCCGGTCTCAAAAACGGTTTTGGATCTATATCATAAACTGTTTTTACGGTTTTCAATTTCTTGCGTAAATAGTCTAATTTTCTCATAACGTAGCTCCTCTCTATATAACCATCTCTAATGCTTTTCTTCTTAATGAAGAAAAGTTTGTACTCATAGCTTTAAGTTCGTTTGTATATATTGGTGTCATATAAGATATTTTTCTAAATTCAATGTAGCTATCATAAGCTTTATTGAATCTTTTTGTAATATTGTCTATCTGTTCTTTCGTAATCCTTCTTGAATCGCATCTTTTCTGTAATTCTATATAGATTCTATCAAGTTCTTTTGTATCCATAATCGTTCTCTCCTTAGTATTAAATATAATCGTTAAAAATTTCTTTTAAAGAATAGCAATTAGAAATCACTCTCTTTTCGGCTTTATCGATAATTTCCGCATGTTTCTTTTTAAACATTTCACTTATAGGCATAAATCTTCGGCTTTCCATTAACGTATGTATCATCAACAGAATATCGTTTCTTTCTTTATCAGTTTTTACACTTTTCATCTTTTTAACCATATGGTCAATAAGATAATCTGTAAATTCTTCTGAATAAAGATGGCCGTATCTGACCATTACGTTAATATGAGTACAATGATTAAACCATAAAATACGCACCTGATCTTCTGATGTATATCTAGCATTATGAAAATCAGGAAGAAGTTTTAATATGCTTTTATCTATATTAAACTTATTCATCATACCCATAATGAACCTTCTAAGTTTATTAGATAATTCAGAATATAATTGCTCCTGTATTTCTTCGGAATAATCAGACATAAGATCGTCATATGACAGAAGATCAAAAGTTCTGTAAAACATTAAAAGAATTTCATTTACAGAGAAATTCTTTAATAAGTCTTCGATAAGGATAAGACCACTAATAAAAGTAGTATCTTTTTCCTCTCCAGTAATGGAATAGATGTCTTCATCTATTCCCCACTTCTTTAAAATAGTTTCGATTACTTTATTAGTACAGGTTGAGTTCCAACCTGTACTTCCTAAACCATTCATATATCTATAGTTTTCATCAATGAATGGACCAGCCACTTCTTTCATAAGTTTCAAAACTCTTTCATAGTTCTTCTGTATATCGTCAGCTGTAACTTGTGGATTTTCTACCATTTCTCTTACTTCTGTCATCGTTTATTCCTCCTCATCTTCTGCTTTATTGAATATATTCCAAGAGATGATATCTTTTGCAATTAAAAGATATTTAATATGGATTGGTTTATCCCATAAATGGATATTACCGTCCATTTCTTCTCTCCAATCATCGCCAGGAACTTTATTGTGTATCCTAATTGCAATTTCTCTCGCAAATATTTCTTTTTCAGGTAATTTTGTTTCTCCTGACAAACTCTGCAAGATAGGCAATACTATGTCTGATTCTTTTAATACTCTTCTTGGGATAATATCATTCCAAGTATTTATAAAAAGTAAATAAAGATTATTATTTGCTATATTACAGTGAGTGGAATCATTCTTCCCACTAATGTAATTGGTATAGAAATTAGTATAAATATCTGTAGAGGTTTTACCTCTCTGATATTCATCAAAAATCAATTTCAAAATGTATCCAGATACCGGTTTGTGTAAACCAATGATATCATCTATCATAGCTTTAATGAAAAGCTTGTAATCTGGATCGTAAGGTTCTGGTATAAATTCTTGGTTAGATCTTCTTTCAAGTTCCGGTAAATATGGTTTCTCTCCATATTTACCAAAATTATATCGGTCTCTTTTTAAACCTCCATTTCTATTTATGGAGTTTACGATCGGACCATATCCGTTTCTTTTTGATTCGTCCAGCCCTCTAAGTGAATCTTCAAATCCTAATTTTGTTCCCATAATGTTCTCCTTTCTCGCTATGGAATGATGGCGCCATAGCACTTACATAAGATTTTAATAGTTTATAAGTTCAGAATCATTCTGAATCTTATTCATTGTAATAATATACTATTCAGAAGGTATACTTTTACATTCTGAGGTATTCAGAACCTAAATAAATATAAGTGAAACAAATAAGTAATTTAAAGGAGGTTTCGTATTATGGAGACATTCATAAGAATAGATAGAGCTAATAAAGGAATGATTACATTCATTCATTCTTGTCCATTCGACCCTGTAAATGGATTAAATAAATCAAGAGCAGAATTATTGAAAGAAGGATTTCTTATTGAAGATTTTCCTGAGCCTAAATTAGTAGAAGGAAAAAGAGCTATTGCATATTATGACATATATACTAAGCAAGTATCGTACGAATATGTATTAATTCCTGATTCTGCTGACGATAAGATATCTTATATGGAGAATGCATTAAATGAATTTTTATTAAAATATCAAAAAAATAAAGAAGATACTAATAAGCAAGTTACAGAAGTACAAACCGCATTATGCGATGTATACGAATTATTAACTTCTTTAATAGATTGATAGGAGGTAACTTAGAAAATGGCAGAGTATTTGGCTAAACAGATTATATCTGGTAAAATGGAATATTCTACTGTAGTAGAAGCCTATCCAGAATACAAAAAAGAAATAGATGAATTTATAAAAAAATATTCATGATATTGAATTTGAAGAGATACCCATTTCTGGGTATCTCTTCTTTGTATTACATGTCGAGGACGTCGTCTCCATCGACATCGTCGACAGTATCAATAGACGCATTCTTATTTTTATAGATTGCGTATGCTAATGCGCCGCCTGCTGCGGTCAACACAACACCTGCAGGGATAATGAATTTAAGGTTGCCCTTAATCTTATCCTTAATGGTTTCCTTAACTGCTGGTGCAGGCTGATTATCGGAAGAG